TGCAATGCCGGTGATGAACCTAATGATTTTACCTGTACGCTCAATTAGGTCGGCATTAATAGACAACTTGTTAAGAAACCCGTATATGTAAAATATAACTCTCATATTGAGAAAAATAACTAATAGAATTGCCACTTAAAATTATTCTAAAAAGCCCATTTCCTAAGCTATAAGTCATATCTATATTGCCCTCTTTATAAGATAACATCTTAGAATTATTTAAAGTAGCCATTAATCCTGTAAGCAAATTGCCTCCGTCTAAATACATTTGGTAAACATAACTTTCTTTAGAACCAATTCCAACATAAGGATAAAATGTTTTAGTAGAGATAAAAATAAAATCATAAACCTACCCTGTTATAAAATTTTCATCATAAAAAGTGATATAATTGGTATCTTGCCGTTTTTGCTCTGTTTTAATATAATTTCTAAATAGATAATTAGTGCTAATTAAAACACTCAATCAACTTGGCAAATTTAAGCAACATGTTTTTTTGAGAATTGTTTTGAGAGCCTAAACTAAAAAAATTAGATTTTCAAAAGACCTCTCAAATACATTCACTTTATTTAAGTAAAGCTGTTGCGTTAGCATCGAAAAATGCAACAAAAAAGATGCAAGTTGCGTGAAATTCTCAATTAAATGCAACTTTGAGAAAAATGTGATTTGTTGCACGAAATAGCATCAAAAAATGTGCAAGGTTTCTTGCATGATGAAATTAGATGTTGTTGTGAAATAAATATGATAAATATTTGCTACTTGTGAAAGGAAGGAGAATAATTATGGGAAAAACAAAAATTTCATTGTTTGAAAGATTTAAGCGAGCCATGGAGAAAACTCCGACCATGAAAAAGTGGGGAATTATCTCTTGGGTTGCTACTATAAGCTTGACTGTGCTGTTCGTTATGTATATATTTTTCGGTCCAGTCGGCGCTGATACCACCTCTTTTGCTACTGTCGTGGGTTTATCTTGGGGTGAGGTTGCTGTATATAATGCGTGCTATTGTTTTAAAGAGCGTGCAGAAAATAGAATGAAGATAAGTTTGGCATTTATAAATCAATTGGCAGATAAATATGGTATAGAAGCAATTACTCCTATTATTCAAAGTATTATTCAGGAGTAAAATTTAAAAGGAGAAAAAAGAATGAAATTATTAAAATGTCTTTTTACATAGAATAGATGTTATAAAAATGGAGTGAAGATTACTCCGAAAGGAATTATGGTTCATAGCACTGGCTGTAATAATCCCAATTTGAAAAGATATGTGCAACCATCTACTAATGATGCTAATTATAAAACCCTGATTTCATAGCTTGGTAAGAATAATGGTGGTACAGCTTGGAATAATTCTAATGCAAATGTATGTGTACATGCGTTTATTGGTAAACTTGCTAACGGTGAAATTGCTACTGTTCAAACTTTGCCTTGGAATTATAAAGGATGGCATTGTGGCAAGGGAAATAAAGGCAGTCGGAATTCTTCTCATATAAGCTTTGAGATTTGCGAGGACGCGCTGACAGATGCTACTTATTTTAATAAAGTATATAAAGAGGCTGTTGAGTTCGCAGCTTATCTTTGCCAGCTTTACAATTTCGACCCATTAAAAGACGGAGTAATTATTGGACATTATGAAGGACACCAAAGAGGTATCGCTTCTAATCATGCCGACCCTCGTAATTGGTTTCCTCGTTTTGGCAAGAGTATGGACATTTTTAGACAAGATGTTGCTGCTAAGATGGGTAAAAAGGTAGCTCCTACTACCCACACTAATACTGAAACTACTGTGTCTTATTCTGGTATTGTTACCGCTTCTGTTTTGAGAATTCGTAAAGGTCCTTCTGTTTCTTCTTCTATTGCTGGAACTCTTAAAAAGGGAACGGGGGTCTCTATTATTCTTGAAGATAATGGCTGGGGTAAGTTGGCTGATGGTAGTGGTTGGGTAAGTTTAACTTATATTAAAAAGAATTCCACTCCAACGAGCACATTTAAAAGTTACCGAGGTAAAATTACAGCATCTTCTGGCGTTAATATAAGAACTGGTGCTGGTACTAACTACAGTAAAAATGGAGCTTTAACTTATAATTCTGTCGTAACTATTGTTAGTGAGAAAAAAGTCTCTGGTATAACTTGGGGTAAGTTAGCCGATGGTAGAGGTTGGATTAGCCTTGCTTATTTGAAAAAGATTTAATTTACGATATAAAAAGAGGGAGAGTGTTTAACCCTCCCTCTTACAGTTTAATTTTATTTAATCTTCTTCATCAAGGTTAAGAAGTCTATCTTTATATTCTTTTTCAATGCGTTCACGTTCTAACTTTTCTGCTTTGCGCTGATTTTTCTCTACAATACTTGGTCTAAAATACCCTCTTTTATCACAAAAACGTTTCATCGTAGAACGATTAACATGAAAAAGTTTTGCTACATCTGCGTAACAGTTGTCTTGTTCAACAATCAATGCCTTAATGGTCTCTTCGTATTGAGTTAACTTTGTACTTTCTCCTAAAGAACCTTTCGGTCTACCAAGCTTTACTCCACTTGCTTTTCTCATCGCAAGTGCTTCCTTGGTTCTCTGACTAATAAGATTACGTTCAATTTCAGCAGAAAGTCCAAAAGCAAATGCTAAGACTTTGCTCTGAATATCATCGCCTAATACAAATCCATCTTTGATTGTTCTTACTTGACAGCCTTTTTCCATACACAAAGAAAGGATGTCCATAATCATATAAAGACTTCTACCAAGACGAGAAATCTCGGAGCAAATAATGATATCTCCACTTTGTACCTTTTTAAGAAGTTTTCCTAACTTACGCTTTTCGGGATTCTTTGTGCCAGAAATCGTTTCTTCAATCCAGCCATCAATTTTCATACCGTGCTTTTCACAATATTGGTTGATTTCAAAACGCTGGTTCTCAACAGTCTGCTGGTCAGTACTTACTCGAATGTAACCAAAAGTCATAATTAAAAATCTCCTTGTTTATGGTATTTTTTAATTGGATTGTAAATTGATGATACCATAGAGAAGTGAAAAATTCAACAAGTTAATAAGGAAATAATATGTCTTGTTTGTGCAGATTAATCAATTTTTTATCGTAATTATCAATTGTTAATATTAATTCTAATATTAACATGATTAGTATTCATTATAGAGGACATATTTTAATATAAGGAGTATAACTATGGTCTATAAAATAATCGGTGATTTCAATACCGACAATTTTGAAAATATGCTTTCTAAAATTGGAAAGTATTATAAATTTATTTATCAAGATGATAACCTCTATCTTGCTTTGGTTCAATATAAATTTAGAGATGAAGCTTATGCAACTTTAAAAAAATCTTTAAAACCAGCTCGTAATTTTATTATTAGAGAAGTCAATGAGAAAAATATTATGAATGAAAATGATTTTGTTGTTGAATGGTGTAGAGACAATTTAGTTGCAATAGAAAAACAAAGATATGAAATAGAAAAGCAACAGAAATTGAGAGATACTATGAAAGCTCTCGATAATTTCGAACATATTTTAGCTGAACAAGAAAAAGCTAAAAAGTCTGTTAAGACTACAGATATTAATAAGAAGGGAGGAAATAATATTGGATAGTCCCAAAAAAAGAGGAAGACCTAAAAAGGTTGAATCGCCTAAAGCTGTTGTAAATGAAGAAGCTAAAATGATTACTATGACTTAGGATAAACCTGAAGAAGATGTTTCATTGAAGGCTATTCAGCAAAGATGGGCTACTATTTTTGGTAAATACGCTTCTACTGGTTTTGACAACTTGGCTGGCGCTTGGGCTATGTCTTGGAGTCAATTAAATAATCCGTTTTTACAGAATCAACGTATTAAACAAGTTAACGCTAAGGCTCAAAAAGTTCAATCAGAAGACCTTCAAAATGCTTTAAACAATCCAGAAAACTCTGAAATGACTTTTTAGAGAATCAGTATGTGGCTGTATTATACTAATTATGTTTACAATATTTTAGTAAAACTTAATAGAGATACTCCCTTATTTAATTATTATTATATCCCAGAGTATGTTGACTCGAAAGATATGTCTACCGAAGCTTTTAAAAAAGAAAGTCAAAAAGTCGATAAGATTTTAAAAGCTTTTAAACCAAATTTAACTTTAAAAACTATTACTACTCAGGTGAGTTTGGAAGGTAAATCTTCTTATTTACCTCGTACAAGCTATGATAAGAATGATGTTAATTTCTTTGTCATGTAGAAACTTAATACCGATATGGTTAAATTGATTGGTTTTGGTAGTAAACAGTAGTTTACTATTGCTTTTAATATGGCAATTTTCCTTCAACCAGCTTATGATGTTAGTCAATATCCTCAATTTATTCAGGATGTCTGGAATCAAATGCTGGAAACAGGAGTTGTCGTTATAGATTAGAAAACTAAGAAAAAGAGAATTTCTCCTAAAGCTAAACTTCCCGATGGTCACATCTTGGAAAGTAATGGAGAAAATTATATGTATTGGGTAAGATTGCCTCAAGATTTGTGCTATACATTCTATTTTGATGGCTCTCATCCTAATGCATTTCCTGATACTATTGGTCTGTTTGATGATTTGACAGACTTGGATGACTATAAATGGTTGCAAGCAAATTTATTAAGTAAGGGTGTTAACAGTGTTTTAACTGCTGAGGTTCCTATTACGAAGGATGCCAAGGCCCGGTCCGATTCTACTGTTATTACTCCTGATACAATTCTTGGTTATCAGGATTTCTTTGCGGAGAATATTTCAGGTAATATACTCCCCTTTTTTGCACCGTTTACTGAATTTGATTTACACACCTTAGAAAATCAGCCCGAAGCAATGGATATCATTTACGATAGAACTAGAGATTTAATCGCTACTTCTGGTAATTCTGCTCTTATGAGTATTACTGATAAACCTTCTATCGCTTCTGTTAAGGCTGCTCAATATATTTAGGCTGCTAGAATTGATTACCTTACCAGACAGTACGAAAGTTTCTTAAATGAAATGATTAATAAGAATTTTGATTTGAAATTCCAATGGAAAATTTCTCTTTGGGGTGATATCTTTAATATTCGCGAGGATATTAAAATCCTTAGAGAACAAGTTGTGTCTGGCTTGGAAGGCTTTATTCCTAAACTTCTGTCGGCTAATGGTATGACTGTTGATGATTATCAACAAGCTAAAGCTTACCTTAAAGCTTTAGATATTAAAGTTGAAAAAGTATTAGACCAAGAAAATTTAATCGCTAACCCTGTTGGTAGACCAAAGTTGAATGACGATGAGATTACCAACGATAATACTGGTAACTCTTCCAATGCTGGAACTAATGTTTCAGACATTAAGGAGTTTTCATATAATATCAAAAAGTGCCAAATTTGCGGAAAAGAACTGAATGAAGATGAAGATGTAATTTGTAACGAATGCTTGGAAGAAATGTATGAGTCTCGTATTAATGATATGAGTACTTTTACTCACATGATTCCAAAGAAAGTAAAGGATTGAAAGTGTGAATTTGATTAAAACATTTAAAGAAAAAAAGTGGTGTATTAAAAAAGACCATACAAATTCTGAACCTTGTTGTAATCATAATCCTTTAGACTCTAATACCACGTTGCAAAAAAGCACGAAAAAATTAATGGTTTCTCCTGATAAATAGTTTTACATTTGTTCGCAATGTCAAAAATGTTTCGTCTTTAATACAGACGAAAAGGGAGAATTAATAATTGAGAAAGCTTGATTGTTCCCTTTTTTCAGTCTTTCGTAAAGGAGGTCGATTAAATTGGACCCTACAATTATAATTGCTATAATTTCCTTTATCGGAACTTGTGTTGGTACTATTGGTGGTATCATTACTACCAATAAATTAACCAATTATAAAATCGAGCAGTTGCAACGAAAAGTAGATGCTCACAATAATCTAATTACTCGTACCTACGAGTTGGAAAAGAATATGGGAATTGTTTTCCAGAAAATAGAGGAAAATAAATCTGATATTCAGGATATTAAAAAAGATGTCAAAGGAATTATGGAGAAACTATAAAAAGGAAAGTGAGAGGACAATAATATGGTAAGTAATAACTATACGCCAGAGATTGTCGAAGCTTTAAATGATTTGTTGAGAAGCTTCTTTTAGATGAATTCTATTGCAGATAATATGGCTTATTCTCTTGATTGCGAATTGAACTGCCCATAGGCTAGCGAAATTTTTCATCATAAGTTCGCGCACGTTTTTCCAAGCGATACTTTTGCTGACAAGTTAAGCGAAATAATGGTTCAAGAAGGCGTTCGTCCTATTCGTAAATCTCTTGAGGCTAATGTGGATATTTATGATAATATCGAATTGCTGTTTAATGATGCCTACACAGAAATGGAAAGACTTAAAAAGAAGATTCTTGATGTTATTGAATTTTTAGATTACAACAAGTCATGTAAGGTTTTTGTAATTGTTCTGGAAAATATGGCTGAAGTAGCTGGTTCTTTGCTCCATCAGTGTGATACTTGGAGACAAAAAGCTAGACTGTACAGTACTTCACCAGAGTTGTTTGACGCTAATTTTGAAGGATTTACAAAAATCTGAAATATATATAGGTAACTATATAATGGGCTATGTTTATTTTATAACAAATGGGGAAAATATTAAAATAGGATATACTAAAAATTCAGTTCAGAAAAGACTAAAACAATTAAATACTGGCAGTGATAAGCAATTGTATATCTTAGGATATATGAAAGGCACTATGGCTGATGAGGAAAACCTTCATTCTAAATTTTAGCAATATAAAATTAGAAATAATGGAGAATGGTTTGAGCCATCAGATGATATATTGGACTATATTAATGTAGTTAACCTTGTTCCTAATTGCTACGTTCGGAAGAACGAGGCTTGGAATAACAAAGTAATGGCTATGACTTCTGTGTCATTGTCGTTTACATCATGAGGAGAAAGGAGGAAGAAAAATATTGGATAAAAAAGTTCTGAAATTTGAACTTTCTCCGCAAAGTTTGAAAATTAAGAATGTGTTAAAAAATGACTTTATTGCTATCGACGTTTACGCGATTTCTGATGTCTACCCTAATAGAAATAATAGCTATTTCCCTGTGTCTGCTATGCAAGACGCTAAACCTACCTTTTATAATAAACCCGCTCTTGGTGCTTTTGATACTACTCATGATGACTTTAAAGCTCATGAAATGGAATATAGATGGGATAATGAGTTACAACAAGATTACTTTGACTTTACTAATGGTAAATGTGAAGTCCCACTTGGCGTAATTCGTGGCGAAGATTTGGTTGAAATTGTCGAACATGACGGTCAAACTTGGGTACATTTTACTTGCGTTCTTTGGGCTAAATATGCTTATAAACAAGTTAAAAGATTGCTTAAGGATACTAAAAAGAAAATTTCTATAGAAATAGAAGTCCTTGAAAGTCATATAGATGAAAATAAAGTCGAAGTAATAGATAGATTCATTTTTGATGGATTTACTATTCTTGGTTCTGCTGTTACTGAAGCTATCCCTAATGCACATTTAACCATTCTTGATAAAATTAATGACGCTGTTTATCAGAAACAGGAAAAATGCTTATCTTTCGCTTATAAAGAGCTGGAAGATAATAACAATAAAGATAAAAATTCTGGCTCTGATACAGATAATAAAAATGAGGATTTCGATTCCATTATTCCTGATAACGGAGTTGTTAATGAAAAAGTGGACGAAATCACGATGGATAATGAACAAAGAGGGGAGGAACCAAAAACAATGACCTATGAAGAGAAAAGACAACTTCTCGAATCTTTTCTGAATAGCGGTCTTGATGAGAATGCTTCTCATTACAGTGTCACGGAAATTAACGACAATGTTGTTTGCTTTAGCCTTGATGATGAAAATTTTAAAGCTACTTATAGCATCAACGAAGAAAATGTCGCTAATGTTGATATGGACGCTAAAGAAAAGATTGTACTCTCTAAGGATGAAAATCCTGAAGATGAGAGTGGTAAAGAGACTGAATCCAAGGAATGTGAATCTGAAGACGGCAAGTGCGAAGTCTGCGGTAACAACCCTTGCACTTGTGCGCATGAAGATGACGATGGTAATAAGGATGACGGTCATAAAGAGAATGAGTCTGAAGATGACAAAAATGATGATGACCACGACCATGATGATGATAATGATGATAACGACGATGATGATGGCAAAAAGGAAACCGAGGCTGAGGATAACGATGGTGAAAAGAAAATCGAAAATTGCGAAGACCCCGCTCAGTTTGCCGCTACTGATGTAACTGTCGATGAATCTCATGCTGACTATGGACAGATTGAAGGTGAAGAGCTTGGTTCTCCTAAAGTTGATACTGATATCCTCAAAGAACATGATGATGGCAGTATTTTAGTCGGCCAACCTTCTGGTGAAAGTAATGTTATTCAGGATACCCACTATGCTGTCGGTGATGAACAACTTACTGCTGATGAACTTTATGAGAGATTCAATACTCTTAATACCTCTTTCGCTGAACTGACTGAAAAGTATAATGCTCTTAATGCTCAGTTTAACGCAAAGAAAAATGCCGAACTTTATGCTTTGGCTTGTTCTTTGGTTGATTCTGAAGAAGATTTGACTGAGGAAAATGCTACTAATATTAAGGCATTTATGAAAGAAAATTGTGATAACAGTACTTATGCTTCCGATGAGGAACTTAATGAGGCTGTTGACCATAAAATTGCAGATGCTCTTTATGCTCAGAAGAAACTTAGTAGAAAAGCTAAGGAGAAAGAGTTCTCTGCTGATATCGTTAAGGATAAACCTGTTGTTACTGAAGTGAACGACAGCGCAAATAACCTTAAAAATGCAATGAAAAATCTTAATAAGATTTAATTAAAAAAGGAGGATAACTTTATTATGAAATTTATTGAGAAGATTTTGATGGCTTCTGAAGATGTTAAAAGCTATCTGGTTTCTGGCGTTTGCAAAGACAAGGAACTCGCTGATGGTTCTTTGGTTGAAATTGGCGACCTTATCGACCATGAGGTTTATAAGGGTCTGAAGGATATGAATACTCGTGAGATTAAGCCTTACGCTGGTACTGGTCGTGTCGGTATCGTTGACTATGTTGGCGTTTCTAAGGGCGAAATCATGGGCGTTGTCTACAGTGAGGGTGTTAAGACTTGCGGTCTTCCTTGCCCTGCTGGTGCTCATACTCGCGTTCGTTGCCCCAAGCTTGGTGACGAGTTCTATCTCGGTGAAGATAACTTTGAGTCTGCTCCTACGGCTGGTCAGTTCGCTGTTGCTGGTTCTGATGGTCAGTGGGCTCCTGCTGCTGTTGCTGCTGCTGACAAGCTCTGTGTTAAGGTCGAGTTTGGCAAGGATAAGATTATCGGTGTCAAGAACGAGGGTAAGAAGTTCTATTGCACCGTTGTCCACGAGTAATTTTAAATTGTTCTTGAATAATTGTTCTTGAATAACTTGAATAGTTTAAAAAAATATTGATATTTACTTTATGATTTTTATAAATTAATTAAGGAGGATTTTGTTATTATGAAACAAATTTTTAGTTATAACAAATTCAACGAAGATGTCGCTGATGGTCTCGTTGAAACTTGCTATTCTTTGGCTCAGAAGTCCATTGAGGGTAAGAACAACACCCCTGAGTATATTGAAGCTAATAAGACCTTTAACCAAGAGTTTATGAAGTATTGTGTTGAGAACGCTGGCATGAAGTGGAGCGGTCTCGATATGATTAAGAATCCTATGGTCTACAAGAAGAGTAACTTCCTTGAGACTTTTGATACCATTCTTGCTGGTGCTATCACTCCTGTTGTTCCTACTGTTGCTGCGTCTGGTTATGAACAGCTTTATGATGTCACTCAGGTTGGTTTCGGTGATGTTGCTAAGTATGAAGTCGATAGCAATGAGCTCTTCATTGTGAATAGCCTTGCTGAAGGCATTGCTCGTGGTGGTGTTCAGACTGCTTCTAACACTGAGTATACTATTTCTGCTAAGAGAGAGCAGATTTCTCTCTATGTTGACTGGTTAAATATAAGCACGTTATAAATAGCTAGGGCGTATAGTAATATGCGTAAAAATATTTCCATTTAATTGCTGGAATACCGTAAAGACAATCAAACTACAACGCAAAATTGAAATAGATTTAATCGTGATAGTTGCGAAAGCAGAAAAAATTGATTGTATGATATAAGGTTAAACCCTAAGTATCTTAAAAATTGGTAATCAGCAGCCAAGCTTCGAAAAGAAGAAGGTTCAACGACTATCCTCGTAAGAGGAGTAGGAATATAGTCAATAAATTATTCCGAAATGGTGGACATCCTATAGGGATGAAGATATAGTCTAAGCTTGTGTGAAAATACAAGAATCCGAAAGGGTTAGAGCGAATTGACGATTCGAAAAATTTAGTGTTTAAATAAAATAAAAAGGAGGTTTGTATGTTAAAAGAAAATCAATTGATTGAAATTCCTTGGACACAAACCGCTTAGAAATATTTCAATGAAAAAGGTTATAGTCTTTTTAAAGGGAAGACTATTCATGTTAAACCAGAAGAATTACCAGAAGGAAGCCATAGAGAAGTTGTGGCTGTTTGTGATTTTTGTGGAAAAGAAATAACGGTTCAATACAAAAAATATTTAAAAAGAATAGAAAAGCATGATGGTAAATATTGTTGTAGAGATTGTTGGGGAAAGAATAAAGAGCTAATAGCTCAAAGAAATAATAAGTCTATAAAAACAAATTTAGAAAAATATGGAGTAGATAATCCTGCTAAAAGTAAAGAAATTAAGGATAAATCTAAAAAGACTTTAAATGAAAAATATGGGGTGGATAATTCTCGGTAGATTAAGGAAGGTCAAGAAAAAGCAAAACAGACTTGTTTGAAAAAATATGGAGTTGAATATCCAATTTTAACAAAAGAAGCAAAAGAAAAAGCTGTTAAAACTTGTTTAGAAAAATATGGAGATGTAAATCCTTTTTCGAATAAAGAAGTAAGGGCTAAAGCTATCAACACTTGCAGGGAAAAATACGGTTGTGATTATCCCGTACAAAATCCAGAAGTGCGAAAAAGAATGCAAGAAGCATTAGCTAATAAAAAAGAATTAATTCCATGTTCTTCACAACAATTAAAAATTTATGAAATGCTTTTAGATGAATATAAAGTAGAGTTGAACTACCCTTTAAGTCAACTCAATTTAGATGTAGCTATTTTTATTGGAGATATTAAAATAGATTTGGAATATGATGGTTGGTATTGGCATCAAGACCAGTAGAAAGATATAAAAAGAGATAGAGTAGTTCAAAAAATGGGTTACAAAGTCTTAAGAATAAAAGGAGACCATTCTATTCCAGAAAAACAAGAAATAATTGACAAGATAAATTGGCTATTAAAAGATAATAATTATTATGCTGAAATAATTTTAAAAGATTATGAATAGCAAAAAGCTAAAAACACTAAATAACTCTTAATATAACTGACCACGTGGCATCGGGCCGCCAAGATTGGGGTAAGCTTCTCCAGAAGATTGGTGCTTCTTTTGCCGCTTATATTCAGGCTCGTCTTGCTAAGGTAATGGCTTCTATTATTACCAATAACACTGACGTTGCTACTAACAATCAGGATGGTATCGCTGGCTATATGGCTAACGGTCTTACTGATGAAAACTGGCTCAAAGTTGCACGTTTGGTAAAACTTGCTAATGGCGGTGCTGATGTTTATGCTCTTGGTACTTCTATTGCTCTCGCTTCTGTCCTTCCTGACAGTGCAAAGGGTTTCCGTTATGGTGAGGATAGCGCTATTGTTAGAGATGGCTTCCTGCCTGATTACAAGAATGTTCCTATGATTGAACTGGGTAATGCTCTTGTTCCTAACACCATCAATGGTGAGCCTGAAGTCGTTCTTCCCGACGATATTATTTATATGCTTCCTCTTGGCATGAATAAGCCTATCAAGGTTGTCATGGAGGGTAATACCGTTTCTGTTGAGAAGGACCCCTTGTTTGCTGCTGACCATACTTACGGTTTCACCGTTGACATGCGTATGGGTATGGACGCTATTGTAGGTAGCAAGATTGGTGCTATTACTCTTAACTAATATCAAATTATAATCTAATTATAAGTAATTAATTATAATAATTAGTTAATTTCGTAAATTCTGGTTGCTCCAGATATGTTTAAAAGGTTTAAAAGGAGATTGTAAAAAATGGCTGTAAATAAGAAAACTATTAAAAATACAGAAGAAGTTGTAAACGAAACTAATAAGGAACAAATTGCTGAGAATGCGGAGACTTCTGTTAAGGAGTCTTCTGCTACTCAGTCTTCTATCTCGTTAGAAGATATTCAAGTTATGATGGCAAAGTTCCAGTCTACGATTGAATCTTTGAGTAGTGAACTCAAGGAAGAGAAAGTAAAGAATGAAAAGTTGGCAGAAGCAATCAAAGAATCTACTTTGGATAATAAAGAGGGCGACACAGAAAGTTCTTTTAAGGCAAAAGAAGTACAGGATAATACTTCTAATACAACAGAAAGACTTCTGGAAATTCTTGGTAATAGAAAGAGTGACAAGGAAATTGTTATTGTTCATAATCGTGAATTGCTTGGTGGTCTTTCAACCGCTATTCAGCTTACTGGTTTGACTATTAATTTCCATACTCTCGGAGAACAGCGTGTTCTTAGTTGGCAACAGTTTGAGGAATGTGTTTCCAAATATCGTAAGTGGTTCGATAAAGAAATTATTCTTTTGGCTCCCGAATTCGCTGATGTTGCGGAACGCTATAATGTTTCCTGTTTAAAGAGAGAGGGTCATGCTGTTGTTACGAAGGGAGACCTCGTAAATATTTACAAGAAGAGTGAGCGTGAACTTGAGGATTACATGAATTCTTTGACTGAAGCTGATAAAGACTTTATTTGTTCTTATTGGCTTGGAAAGTGCTATGAAAATGATGCTAAATATCGTGTTAGAAGTAAAGTTGAGCTTCTGAACAGAATTTCTAACAAGGGTGTTTTTGACAATCTGTTGGCTCAAATGAATTTTGATTCAATAAGACATTAAACAAATAAGGAGGGTTTAAATGGGCATTTTGTTTAGTGATGTCTATCGAAAAGCAATAGCCTTATTTGATGACCCAAGGATTACGACAGCGTATGAGACTAATCCTTTGCAATTTAATAAGATAATGTACACCTATTTGCAAAATGCAATATCTATGTTTAACAACCCTCTAAGCGTTTCTTTACGTTTATCTCAATATAAAGAACCAAAAGGTATCATGCAAGTTTTTGAAGGGGATGGTAAGAATAATAAATTCGAACTTGACCCTGAGTTTGAGATTCAGGATAATTCAGTATATAATTATATTGAGGGAGAATTATTGGTGCAAGGCTCGATTGATAAAGAAGCTCACACTGTAGAATTCCCTGATGTGTTACCTGAAGGCAAGCAATATGCAGTTGAGCAATATTATGTTGGTGAATTTACTGACAATTTTGAAGGCTTAACTAATAAAAATGTAAATGGTACAAGTTTAGTGGTAGGTTATGTTAAAGATATTCTTGCTCGTTTGCTTGTAAAAGCATGGGGAGAAGAAGAGCGCAATTTGTTATTAGATATTCGCAATTTAATGCAAGACAGCGATTTCAAGATTATGTCTAATGACCGTATCTTAAAAGCAAAAAACGAATGGGTAGACCAACTTGATTCAGAAATATACAATTATCAAAATAGACTTGCGTGGCAAATCCGTTTTATGGGTGGTAGTAAGTTTATAGGAAGGGGGTAAAGATGGATAAAGACGAAAAGAACTTCAAAGTAGTTTTATCTATTAATGAGAAAATTATATGCTTAGAAGAAATAGTTTCAAAATTGAAGAAAGTTCTTTATGTATATGACAAATCTCAAGAACCCGATTCCACTTATAATTACCGTGTGTATTGTGGTGGAATAATGATGTATGTTTCGTCAAGTAATATTCTTTTTGATGGTGAATTAGTAAGTATTATAATTAATATCAATGCTATTTTAACGAATCAATTAGATAAAGGACAGATTAAGAAGTTAATATTTGAATCAATCAATTATGCAGAGTATTTATTAAAGAAATACAAAAACGAAGGTTAAGGAGATTATGGATTAAAATGGCGATTTTAAATACTACCGATATTGTTGATAGCAGTATCATGCTCAAAGCTCGTTTAAAGCATAACATGGTTGGAGATAATTATTACATTCAAAATCTGCAACATAAACGCAATTAGGATTGGGAGTATAGATATAATACTGTTGACATAGAAGAAGAAAAAGACCGACAAATTGAATACACAACCAAAATGCCTGAATATACACCTCTTGAGACTGTTGTTATAAGAAATGTTAAGGGTGAACGTGGTGAAGATTTGGGTACAGATTGGGCAGAAATTTCTTTTAGAGATTTAAAATATCCCAATCCTCTTGGAAAAAGATATCGCTTTTCTTTGGAATTTCAGGATTTAAGCGTTATGACAGAAGAAGAAAAACATTATAATACGAGTGTTTGGATTGCTATAAATAATTCTCCTATAAATCCACGGAATTCTTGCGTAATTCGTAGATGTAATGCTAATATTGCATTACTTGGGTCTTCAACAAACAGTCAAACAGATGCCACTGAAATAAGGTATGAGCCTATTGTACTGGAAAACGAATTGAAATATATGAACCAGTATTATAATAAAACTTTGGTAATACCTCAAGCTGAGTGGTATGTCACAATGCAATTAAATTATTTTTCAAATGCTGTTAAAATTAATAGCCGAGTTATTCTTGGTGGTACAGATTAGAACGACATTGAAAATAATGCTATATATAAAGTTAAAGCTGTTATAAAGAGTACATCCACCAAAACTTTTGCAAAAAGTGGTTTTACTGGATTAGAAGATATACCTTTCGTGGTCTTGGCGTTGGATAAAGATTTATGGGGTGCTAATGACGATGCTGTAACACGTGTCGCTAATAATGCTCCTTTATATCTTATTCCAAAAAAGGAAGACCTTCACGATGAGGAGTATCATATTACTCTTAAAGATTGTGATGATTATAAAATAATTCTTGGCAATAGCAAAGAATGTGAAACTGAATTAAGTTTCAAAGGTGGTACACTTTCCACTCACTTCGAGTACAAAGTTGTTTTAAATGGTATAAAAGAAGAAAATTGGTCCAAATATTATGAATTTGAACAAACTGGTGATAACACCTTTAAGATTAAAAATTTAAAAGCTTGCAATAGAGGTACATTAGATGTAATTGCCACTTGTATCGACCCTGATGTTGCAGGGGTTACTATTAGTGAGACTTTTAGTTTTAAATTGGGAGGTTTTTATTAATGTTAGATAGTAGTTATGCACCATCTGCATTTAACCGTTTTGTAAATTTAGATGGAGTAGAAGATAGAATAATTTATTATTTATTATCTCCCAATAAAAAAACTCCTGAAGAATTAGAACAAACTCATATTATTTGGAAACTTTTATATTATAATGATGCAGATGCTCTTAATAGAGAATTGCCTACATATCAATAGATTACTTCTTTGATATGTTCTGATGATATAACACAAACCGACAAACGTATTTTTAGAAGTCCTCATTTTGAAGATGCTTGGACGGTTGAAAGTACGTTATTAAAAATTTATATCGACCAAATTATTCCTACAGATAGATACAAAGCTGTTGTTAACTTTGGAATTGATATAATTACACATAATAAATGTATTAATATCAATCCAAGTGATGATGATAAAACTTATCCTGTTGATACGGTTGATGGGGTTGAAATTCCTATTACTGGAAAAAGTCGTGTTTCTACTTTGTTAAAAGCTGTTTTGTTTTTGCTCAATGGCGCTCATGTGCAGGGTGTTGGTAATTTAGAGTTTTCAACAATGATGAGTAGATTCCAATAGGCTCAATATGGAATTTGGAACAACAGAAATTTTGAAGGAATTAAAGTTGTATTAGGATGCTATATGAGTGGGGTGTCTTAATTGGCAATATCTAAAGAGTTACAAGCTAAAATGGAAATGTACGAACAAGCCTATTTCGGTCTGGATTTACCAGTGCCATTTAAAGGCTTGTTAATTTATCCAGTTTTAACGAAAGATTACTATAATTTTTATGCTAATTTATCTTGTTTTACTCAAGATAAAAATATTAAAGAAATAAAAATTGTAGATGAAAATGGAATAGAAACCACTAAAAAAGTGGCTAATCCCGAAGGTATTGGTATGTCTTATATGGCATATTTAATATAGAACATGGAAAATCAAGAATATGGACCTATGGTTACTTCTTAGGTAATTAATATGTTTGAACTTGTGCTCCATGAAAAAAATGGTTTGTTTTGTCCTCATTGTGGATTCAAACGAACTTAGTTTGAAGTTATCAAAGAATATGCTAAATTCCAAGAAACATTACCTGATAATTTAAGCGAAACTGAAAAGAAAGTTAAAGCTCTTGAGTTTATTAATAATTATGTTATATGTCCAGAATGTAAGAGCAAAATGAGAGATATCTATGGAATTCAAACGGGTGCTAATGGCATGAAAAAATTATATATATACGATATAGTTTTAGAACCAAAAGAACTTGATGAATTTATAGCTATTATTACACACCAAAATATTTTGGATTACGATGGAGATAGGTATATCGACCCCAATTTAAGAGAAGAAATGGAATTAAAGGCGAGGATGCAGAACAAGAATTACACATCTCCAAGCTTGGAAAAATAGCTTGTCTGTATATCCATTAGTTCTCCATACACTATGGAGATGTTAAAAGAACAAGTAAGTTTGAGAAAACTTTCTTTAATGCTAAAAACCATTGATGCTAAGGGGTATTATTATGCTTAGATTTAGGGTGCTATGTCTCGGATGGTTTAGTTTAAGGATGGAGACATTCACCATTGGATATTTACTGATAACAAGAAGGATATGTCTAAGGAAATTATGACGATGAATGATTTCCAAAAGAAGTTTGCTTCTGTTACATAATTAAAAGGAAAGGAGTTGCTATGGGCAAATCTAAATTAGATGGTACTTCTGTAATTGAAGATTATCTTAGTGGTCTTTCGGCTGATTAGTTAGCTGAAAGATATGGAATGAGTGATGTTGCAGTTAGAAATTATCTTAAAAAGAAACGGGTTGAAATGAGAAAATCAAACGACCCTATTTATGATGCTAATCAAGCTTCTCCGTATACTTTTAATGAACATTGGCTAGATAAATTAGACAGTCCTGAAAAATTTTATTTCTTGGGTTTCTTTGCTGCCGATGGCTGTAATTTAAAAAAATATAATTATATTTAGATTAAATTACAAAAAAGAGATTAGGAGTTATTAGAAAAATTTAAAAAGCTATTAAAAAGTAATAGACCCATTTATGACGTTTATGAAAAAGCGACAAAAAGTAGAGGCGAAAATTTTTAGTGCTCTTTGAGATTAACTAATAAATATTTTTGTTAGAAAATAGAAGACCTTGGTTTACCAGAAAGAAAAACTTATTGTTTACATTTTCCAGATTATATTCCAAAAGAATATTTAAGAGATTATATTCGACGGGTGTTTGATGGGGATGGATGTGTAAGTATAACTTACAAAGGAAGAGCAAGAGGAATGACAGAAATAGCTGGGCATCCTATTTTCTTAAAAGAATTAAAAGAAGTCATAGAGCAAAATCTTTCTGTTAATATAGTTTATTATCAAAATAAGGAGAATTGTGCTCATTTAAAAATTAATAGATAGGAAGATATTAAAATATTTTTAGACTGGATATACAAAGATAGTACTTTATATTTAGAAAGAAAATATCAAAAATATCAAGAATTTTTATCTATTAGGGACTACTCCATAGAAACTAAAGGGCAAAAACAAAGAAGAATTAAAACTCAAGAAACAGAAATAATAAATGCTTATTTATCTTGTGTTGATAACAAAGAAATTTGTGAAAGATACAAGATATCTAATAATACTTTGTATAAAATTTTACAAAGAAATGATGTAAAACCTTTTAAAGAAAAGGAAAGAATAAATAAATAAGGAGGATATATATTATGTTATTTTTAGCTGGTGTAGGCCGTGCCACTCTTCTTGATGGCGAACGCCTTGTCGCTACTGCCAATACCTTAATTGATTCCAGTATCACTATAGGAATTTCGTTCGAAGACCTTCGCGCAGGAATGCGGAATAAACTTTACGGTCGTTATGCGCATACTTCTACTTTTGACCTCAAGCTGACCGATGCCATGTTCTCTCTTGAGTATCTTGCCATGAATACTGGTTCTGAGGTTGAACTCGGTGGTGACGCTATGAAAGACGAGAAGCTCACTGCTGATGCTACTGGTAAGGTTACTTTGTCTTATAAGGCTGTTCCTATGGTTGGTAATACTAATGTTTATGCTTATATTAAGAAGTCTGGCACCGACGAAGGCTATCAGCGTTATGCTGTTGCTGGCGATGGTGTAAATGAAGTTTCTCTTGGTGAGGCAATGAAGGATGCCGAAGTTTGTGTTCGTTATATGTATCATAATGATATTGCTTCTAAGATTACCATTAGCGCTAACTTCATTCCTAAGACTCTGACTTGCATTCTTGAGGCTAATCTTTACAACGGTGGTTCTTGTGATGTTGAGACCTCTACCCTCGCTGGTAAGGTTATCATCAAGGTTTCTCGTTTCATGCTCAACGGTTCTCAAGAACTCAGCATGAGCGCTTCTGGTGTTTCTAACACTTCTATTGAAGGTTCTGCTCTTGCTTCTGGTTGTGCTGGTTGCGACGGCGACGGCGTTTATGCTGAAATCGTTCAGGTTCTTGAAAACAAGACCGCCGCTGACATGTTCGTTAGCATTGTTATTGAGGATAAAAACCAGACCGCAAAGGCTGGCGATAAGATTGAACTTAACGTCTATGCTTGCCCTGTTGATGGTGCTCCTATTAAGTTGAATCCTGACCAGTATACGGTTGCTGTTACCACTGGTGCTAGCACTTATGCTAATGGTGTCGTTACCGTTGTGGATACTAGTGTCGTTACTGTTAAGTTTGTCCCTAATGATAAGCTTTCCGACACTATGAATATTACTGTTGCTTAATTTAATTAACGAACAGGAGATTAAAATAAATGCTTTGCAGTAATGCACAGCAGGAAAATGGTGGAAGAATAACGTGCAGAGTCGATGGGAAAGAACCTCATCGGCTCTGTCCTTATCAAAAATATTGTCATTAGAAGTGTGCATGGGAAAATTCTCCTGCCATGACGAGCTGTGAGAGGAGATTAAGAAATGGATGAAATGAACAGCGCTTTTGATATTGAAGTTTCTCCTAAGAAAGAAAACAAGGAGAAGCAGATTCAATATAAGAAGTATGACAAAAACAAGCACAACAAGGGAATTGTAAAAGAAGAAATTGTTGAGTCTGTTAAGCAGGAGTTAGAAAGTGTCGCTGAAGAAGAAGTTAAGCCTATTGCCGAAAAGTCAAAATTAAAAGAAGGTTGGGCAAGAGGGATTGTACATAGTAAGTGGAAGACTTCTGCTTGGGTAATTCTTGAAAATGGGAAAGGTCTTACGATGAATAATTTTGGTAAATACTCTATTGGTGAGACTGTTGAATTTGAATTACCTTCTTGGTACAAAGATTTACAGAAGAGTAAGTAATGACAAATAAACTGAGGATGGGGTTAATCCCATCCTCTTTTTAGACGCGAAAGAGAATAAAAAGTGAATTTTATTTGGTAAAACAGGCGCATTTTTCCCAGTAAAATCAAGGATTTTGAAAAGCATCTTTTTGATGAAGATTTTATTTGACAAAGATTTTTCTCAAAGTCCTTGACAGAAACATTAATATTTGTTATTATATGTATACAAATAATAATGTTATAAATACATCAAGGCAAAAATCTACAATTAAAAAAATTGTATTATTTGTATTATAGAAATATAATATAAGTTCCTATAATAACGTAGGGGGTAAAGTATGAGTAAAAGCAAAGACAAGATTAGAGTAAGTTTTAAAAATTCTGGCGCAGCAGAAGATGTAACAGGTTCTTGTACAGTTATTACATGGGGAAAGCCAGAACGAACAATTCTTGTCGATTGTGGATTGGTACAAGGTAATCAAAGTCTTTTGAAAGAATATCAGGCTAATAGTGCAAGATTTACATTTAAAGAGAAGAATGTAGATTATGTATTTGTGACTCATTCGCACGTTGACCATTCAGGTCGTTTAAGCCTTTTAACCAAAAGAGGATTTGATGGAAAAATTATTGTGCCTGATGGCAATAAAAATTTAATTCGAGAATTGCAATTAGATAGTGCTAAGATTATGTTAAGAGATGTTGAAGATTTATCTCGAAAACTTAAAAGGGAATATTCCCCAATTTATGAAGAGTCTGATGTAAAAGATATGCTTACTCATATTGAAGAGTATCCTTTTAAGCAAAGAATTAAATTAGACGATGAGGTAACATTTGAGTTTATTCCTTCTGGACATATTATCGGCGCTGCTCAATTGATTCTATATATCAAAAATGGTAGCGTTACTCGTAAAATAGCGTTTACTGGTGATTTAGGTAATATTAGAACTGAAACTTATTATGCAAATAAGTTTGAACCTATTCAAAACGCAAATTTGTTAGTGGGTGAATCTACTTATGCCAGCAAAGAAAAAAGTGCTAAAGCAAAAGATAGAGAAAAAGATTTAGAAAAGATTAAAGCTTTTGTGTATGATGTTTGCATTGATGGAAAAGGAAAGTTGCTTTTCCCTTCTTTCTCTTTAATGAGGAGTCAAGTAATTTTAACTATTCTTTACGAAATGTTTAAAGATGATGAGAATTTTAATATTCCTGTTTATGTTGGGTCTCCTTTAACTTGTAAAATTAATAAAATTTTTAATGAAATTTTAGAGGGTGAGCAACTTAAGAGATGGATTGAAGCTTCTTCATGGGATAAGGTTAAATTTATCAATAATTATGAAGAGATTGAGCAGATTTTAGTAAAGCCTGACCCAGCAATTTTTATTTCTAGTGCAGGAATGCTTAACGCTGGTTTTGCTGTAGGTATTGCTGAAAAGCTCCTTCCAAGTGCTAAGAATGGAATTGCATTTATTGGGTATTCTGTTGAAGGGTCTTTGGCTTGGAAAATTAAACAAAAGAAGACTAAGACCATTGCCATTAATGGAAAACAAACTCTGAGTCGTTGTAGAGTAATTAACTTAAATAGTTTTTCAAGTCACATGCAAAGAGATGAGCTTTGCGATTATTATAGTGGTGGGTTTGGAACTAGCGGTTATGGTAAAGTTGTCCTTCAGCATGGTAACATGAAAGACAGAGTTGAGCTAAGTAAAACTTTGTCGGAGCTTATTAGTAAAAGAAATAGGACAGATAAAGTTGTTGTAGCCAACAAATCAACAGAAATTTTATTGTAATTAAATAATTGTATAAAAAGCTTTACTAAGCTTTTTAAATAAACCTATTGGCACAAGAGGTCATGGTTGCCAGAGAAGTTGTATATTGGGCTACCATCCAGTGATGCAATGGAGGCTTATTAGGGTTGTCAGGTTTCCACAGGGTAGCAATTAAAACTGTCCGACCAACATACTTTCATGCGTGGTTTCAAACGGAAGAGAAAGGCGTTTTAAGGTGTCGGCATAAACCTTATCACCTTATATACCATGTTGTATATTTAGGCCAGCTACAAGGCATAGTCTTGCAGCTTTTTAATGTGGTGTCCATGAGCACAGGATGAGGACTTAAAGAAGACCAAACTTACGGGTTCGTAAAGCGGGTTTGAGCCACATATCTCATGTACCATGTGTACAAGGAGTTCCTTAAGACGTTAGAGTTTAGCTTTAGCGTTTTATGCAATAAAGAAGAACAGGACAGGGAGTAATTAACCTTTTGTTAAAATCTTGTTTGTTTAACAATTACTGTTCTTTTAAATATATTTTTTAATAAAATAAAAGGATTAAAAGGTATTAAAATGGATAAAATTAAGAATGATACTTTAGATGATTTGTTTTGTTTAGAGGAACTTGGTCCAGAAGCTAATTTACAACTTCCAGACCCTATTTTAGTTTAGAAATATAGGTCACTTAAAAATAGGGAACTTTGGATAACCAAGGATATCGACGAAACTTTGTTTCAAGAAATGCAGCAAATTATTCGCTGGAACAAAGAGGATGCTGATAAAGATATTCCTATTGAAGACCGCAAGAAGATTTTTATTTACGTCCATTCTTATGGTGGGGATTTGTATTCAGCGATGGGGTTTTTGTCTGTTATGAAGCTTTCGAAGACGCCTATCGTCACCGTTAATCTTGCTTGTGCTATGAGTTGCGGTGCTATGATTCTTATTAATGGTCATAAAGGTCATAGATATTGTTTAAAGAACTCTACGGCACTTCTGCATTCTGGAAGTGCTATGCAACGGGGTGATTTTAACGCCGTTCAACAGCAGAACCAGCAATATAAAAATTTGATTTCTAGGGTTCATAATAATATTATAGAAAACACTACTATTTCCAAGTCTACCTTAACTAAGAAGCTTAAGACTGATTGGTATTTGGATGATGCTCAACAGTTGCAGTATTCTTTGGTTGACCATATTGTTGATGATATTTCACAAATTCTTAATTAAGGAGATTCAAAATGGCTTTAGTTACAGATAAAGTACCCGAAGGTTATCTTCGTGAAATGCGTCAATTAATGATGGATATTTCAAATGGTGACGCAACTTGGAGTAATGCAAATAATATTCGTAAAAAGTATGGTTTACCTTCTCTGACTATTGATACAATTCGTAGAGGTGCGCTGCTTTATTCTGAATTTAATGCTTCAGGATGGGTTAACGAACCTGTTAATAAAAATATTCCCACTAAGAATACTACTACTTTAGATAGTAATGGTGTGAGAACAAGTGAAAAATTCGTAGCTCTGTCAGAAGATGAGCTTACGGATAAAACAGCTCTTTTAAAAGCACACGGGTATAATCCAGTTCAGTTTGAATTGCTTAATGCTAAAAATAGTATTTGGCAACAGGGGGATGGAAAGGGTGGTTTGAAGAATCTTTATTCTTCTCGTATTACTGTAAAGCCTACTGATTGTGGCTTAGATTTAGAAGAGCTTAGAAAATATTTTGAAGGTTTCAAGTCTCCTCGTAAGACAGAACATATTAGAGGAGATATTAGTAATAAACCAAATGTGGTTTTCTTTAGTCATCTTGATGTACATTTTGGTAGAATTTCTCAGCCCTATGAAACAGGGGTCGAGTATAATATGGAAATTGCAAGACAGAATATGCTTTCTACCACTAAGAAGATGATTGATTCTGTACATTGGAATAATGTGGGAAAGATTATTTATATGGTTGGTAACGATTATCTTAACAGTAGTTTTACTGGTTACACAACAAGTCAATCTCACATGCAGGATAACGAAGGAACTTTTAATACTATCTTCAAAAAAGGCACAGAAGCTTTGATTGAAGTTATAGATATGCTTAGTAGAGTGGCGCAAGTAGAAGTTGTATTTGTTTCTCGGAATCACTCTCGATTTGAAGAATTTGCATTAATGCAAATAATTGAAGCGTATTATAAAAATGTAGAAGAAGTTAAAGTTGATGCAACTCCTTTTCCAAGGAAATATATTAGAGTTGGCAAGACTCTTCTTGGTTTGACTCATGGTAGTGATGAAAAAGACCGTATTAATGGTTTGATGCAGACCGAAGCTAAAGAAGATTGGGGGCAGACATCTTATCATTATTGGTTGTGTGGTCATTTACATCACAATGATTGGGCTTTGAGAGAAAATTATGGCGTTTCTATTTTCATTCTTTCCGCCATGACAAAGATGGATAATTGGACTACAAAGAGTGGATATACTATGGCTGATGCTGGATGCATTGCTTTTGTTTTTGATTATGATAAAGGACTTAGTGATATTAAGTTCTATTATGTTTAACTAAAAATAAGAGAGAATTTATGGGTAAGAAAAATAAAAATTAGGCTTTTGATTAGTACAGAGATGATGAATCTGAAGAGAGAAAGCCGGTTAAGAAAAAATAGATAGTGAAGAAAAAAAAAGAAGAAGAGATTTTTGAATTCGAAGAGGATTACGAAAAGACTCGAAACAGAAATAGGTATGAAAACCGTAAAAAGAAAAAGAAGCATTATGAAGATAATGACTACTATGACGGTTGGAATTGATTGCCCTTACTTAAAGTTTGTGGTTTAAAAAAGTTTTGAATGATTGAACTGGATAATCAACGTTCATGGGAAAGGAGATAGCTTAACTGAGTAAGGTTGGGCTATCTCTTTTTTTCCCATTCCAAAAAGGCTAAAAGAGGTGAAAGATGAATAAAGGAAAAGCTTTTGAAAAGGATTTTCAAGAAGCGGCTAAGAATGATGAACTGTTTGTGTTAAGATTACATGATACTTCTTTATCTTGGCAGCATGAAAAAACTTCTAGGTTTCAACCTGAGAACCCCTGTGATTTTTTGGTATATGAACTTCCCAATTTATTTGCTATTGAGTGCAAAAGCACTTGTTATAAATCTTTGACTATATAGAGAGACATAAAAGACAAAGCTTCTAAGATGATTAAAGCTCATTAGATTAACAGTCTGGTGAAATTTGCTCAATAGGAGGGGGTATTTGCTGGTTTTTTATTTAATTTTAGAGATGATGAAGACATTTCAAATAATGTAACTTACTGGTTATCTATATAGAATTTTAGTAAATTTTTATGTGAAAATGATAAACAATCCATTAATAAATTAGATTGTATTCAATATGGAGCAATTATAATTGAACAAAAAATAAAGAGAACTCATTATACTTATAATATAAAGAAAATGCTTGAAGATATTAGAAAGGAAAATATTTAAAGTACTTGACAAAATAAAAAAAATATGATATAATTAAATAAGAGTTGCAAAGAGACAGTGGAAAGCGCATCTATTTTACTTATTCCTTACTAAGTAATTATCTTTGTAGCTCTATTTTTATATTTTAAAAAGTAAGGAGTTTAAGATATGAAAAAATTATTATTACAAGAAATTACCCCGTTTGTCCCTTTAGATGACGAAAAGTATGATAATTACATAAACAGGATTAAACAAAGTAGAGAAAATAAAAAATATAAAACTGTTTATATGGAAAGACATCACATAAAGCCTAAAAGTTGTGGAGGAACAAACAACAAAGAGAATTTAATTTGGCTATTAGCGTAGGAACATTATTACGCTCATAAACTTTTAGCTAAAGAGAATCCAAAAATATTACCATTAATACGAGCTTGGTGGATTATGAGCAATCGGATTGATAAAAGAAAAAGAAATTGTTATATTACAGCAGATGAATTTGCTGAAATTCGTAAATGGCATGTTGATACATTTTAGCGGAAAAATCATCCATGTTCCCTTCCTGTTGTCTGTTTAGAAACGAAAAAAGAATATTCTAATTGTTCTGAAGCCGCAAAAGATATAGGGGTAAAAAGAAGTATTATTCATATGGTTTGTTCTCACAGAGAAAAAAATATTACTGCTAAAGGATTGCATTTTTTTATATAAAAGTGAATATAATGAAAATAAAGCTAAGGAAATTTTATCCTTAAAAGAAGGAATTGAAAAAATAAAGTAGGCAGTTTACTGTGTGGAAACGGGAGAAATATTTGAAAGTATAGTAAAAGCTGCTGAATCTATTAATAGGAGTGAAGCTAATATTCGCGCTGTTCTTTATGGAAGAATAGAAACTTGTGGGAAAGATAAAGATGGTAAAGGATATCATTGGAGATATTTAGATGAATCTAAGAATACAAAACTTAGAAAAGCAAAACCAATAAAACAAGTTATTTGTTTAACATCAGGGAAAATCTTTGAAAATGTTCATCAAGCTGCCCAGTATTATCAAATCAATGAATCGACATTAAGAGGAAACATTAAAGGTCATGTTAGAAAATGTAATGTTATTATAGATGGGTAGAAAATGGAATATTAGTTTGCATATTATGAAAAGGATGGTGAGAATAATGGCTCGTCAACAACCTTATAATAAAATTTTTGATGAGGAAGAATATAAAAAAGTAAATCGAGAAAATAAAGATTTGCTTGATGATTTTATAATTGAATGTAAGGCAACAAAGAAAAAGCCATCAACTATTGCATAGTACTATAATGATGGTAGAATTGTATTACTTTATATTAAGCAGAAGCTTGATAATAGAAGTATTTTAGAATTAAGTAAGAGAGATTTTCGTAATTTTACACTTTATTATTCTGAAGAATTGGGAGTAAGTGCGGCACGTATTAATCGTCTTATGTCAATGGTTAGAACAATGCTTGAATATGCTTCCAATGAGCAGGATTATAATTATTTAATTAATAATGCTTCAAAAGTTAAAGGATTGCCAAAGGAAGCTGTTCGTGAAATTGAATTTCTTTCTAATGATATAATTATGAAGCTTTATAATTATTTTATGGAAAATGAAAAATATAAAGATGCTACTTTGCTAGCTTTAGCTTATGAAAGTTCAGCAAGAAAAAATGAACTGTCTTAGGTTCTTAAAGATAGTGTTAGAGATGATAGAAATTGCTCAAATATTGTAACTGGAAAAAGACGGAAGCAATTTCCTTTAATTTATTTTGATTACACTAAAAAAGCAGCAAAGAAATATTTAGAACAAAGAGGTGAGGATGGAATCCCCGAGTTGTTTGTAAATGCGGAGGGAAAAGCTGCATCACCACGGAATTTGTATGAATGGGTAGTTGGTTGGAGAAAGATAGTTGAGCAAATGACAGGAGAAGAGCAATCTTTTAATGTTCACTCGTTACGTCATAGCGCATTAGAGAATTATTCTAATGGTACGCATCAACATTTGATTGATAATAATATGCCATCTATTCCAATCGAAAAACTCAGGCTTATCGCAAGACACGATAATATCAGTACTACGCAGGGATATCTTGCCCCGAAGGATGATAAAGAGCTTGAAGATTTATTTGGTATTAGTATTGATAATTAAAAGGATTAAAAGGAGAGAATAAAAATGGCAGATGAAAACAAACTTTTATCTGGTGAAAAACAGGTCGATTTGACCCAAAATGAACAGAAAAACGAGGAAAAAGTTGAGAAAATTACTCTGGAAGAGCTGATTTACAACGCTTCTAAAATTATTTCTGGTAAAATTAAACAGGAAGATTTGAATGCTTTTGGAAATAAATTAACAGTTCGTACTTATCTTCCAATCCTTGATAAGATGAGAGCAATGATGACTCTTATTTTTGATATGAACAATCAAGATGTTGAAATGGAAGAAATTAGAGTTGTATCATTAAGAAAGAATATGTTCTTTAATGTTCTTCTTGCCGAGTATGCAATGATTGATGTTTCTAATAAAGATTTACAAACTTATCAAACTTATGATTTACTTTATCCAATTTTTGCTCCTTTTATTTTGCAATATTGCGAAAAAGATTATAATGAGATGAAAGAAATGATTCAAGAATCTTTAAATATTTATGCAATGAAAGATTTGGATAGCTTGTTGAGTAATATTAATTATCAGGCACTTGCAGAATCCGCGAAGAAGAATGAAGAGCTTTTAAATAAGATGGCAAGTGATAAAGAAGCTCTTAAGGAAATTAGAGAACTTTACGAAGTATTAAGTAAGTCTCAAAACGCAGATAAAGCTACAGAAGCTATTAAAAAGTTGACTCAATTAGAAGCTATTAGAACTGGTAAAGAGAAAAAGTAAATAAAAAGGATTAAGCCACATTAAATTGTGGTTCTCTAGCTAGAGATACATATTATATATCTAAAAGAGGGAAGTAAAACGCTTCCCTCTTTAATAGTTTAAAGAAAGGAAAAGAATATGAGTGATTTATCAAATACAGTTTCAAAAGCATTTGAAGATGCTTGTAAAGAAATTGTAAAGAAAATAGAAAAACAAATGCCTCAAAGAATGGCAACTATTAAGAATGAAGTTTCTTTTGAATATATGTCTTTAGTCAAAAATGTTTTTGAAAGTGTTTTTGATAATTATTACGGGGACAATTATGATAAAGATAGTTTAATGGATTCTTTGTTTTTTGTTCCGAGCACAAAAAATTTGTGGCCTGATTTAACTTATAATAAAAACAAATTAAAATTTTTAAAGCCTATAGAAAAAGAAAAGAAAGCATTTAATAAAAATGCAGTAAGAGAATCTACAATAAAACAATTTGGCGATACAGATTTAGTTTTTGATATGGCTACAACTTTATTTAATGAGGCAGAATTCGAAGAGGATTTTGCGGGTTTTGATTCATTATCTTAGTGGGATGAAGTGCAAGAATTAACATTCGATTTTTGGAATATGACAAGAGCAAATAATAATAGAAACAATTTAAGTCTTTCTCCTATTGAAGAGACTTATAAAATAGCTTATACACGAAGTCAACGAGAATTTGAAAAGCGTTTTAATAAATAGATTAAACCGAAAATGCTACAAAAATATGGTATTAAATTAGGATAAGGAGGAGATTGAAAATGGCTCAAAATCAATACGAAGTAGAAATAAAGCTTGGCTTGGACAAAAGTACTTAGCTTTTAGACCGAGAAATTGAAAAAATAGATAAAACACTTACTGATAAAATGAGTAAGTTGAACAAACAATTTGAAGAATCTATCAAAGGATAGAATTTAACTGCACAAGAAAGATTCGCAAGAAGGTCAGATTTCTTACAAAAAAATAATAGTTCTACTTAGTCTTTACAGTCACAAAAAGAGACTCTTCTTAGTAAAAAAGCCCAAATTTCTAAAATGTCTGGTGAAATTTCCAATATTGGAAGTGTAAATAGTCAATTTGACACTATTGGAAAATATTTAGCAGAAAGAGTTGATTTTATTAAACAATTAGATTCTTGGATTGGGCAATATACTAAACAAATCACAGAATTTAAGCCTGTTATTGTTGCTGCCGAGCAACAAAAAGCCTATCAACAAAAAATAAAGAAAGAAAGAGAAAAAGCAGCGAAAACAGGCAAAGTAGACTATAAAGCTGAAACCATGGCAAAAAGGAATTTAACTGAGGAATAGTATAATAAAGAAATTGATGCCATGAGTAAATATTATGAAGCTAACGCAAAAACTAATTAGGCGGAAGAAGATAAAATTACTCGATAGAAAGAGGCTCGTTTTGCTGAGGAAATGAAAAGGATTGTAACTTAGCAAAAGAAATCTAAAATGTCGGATACGGAGTTTGAGAAACGCCATCCACAGATAGAAAAAGATGTCAGGGCATATGTAGATAAGACTCATGCTGGTGGCATAAGAACTTTAGCTGGTTCTGATAAATGGGGTCGAAAAATAGAAGTTAGAGGCTTCCAAGAAGGTTTTGTAAAAGATTCAGATGACCACTATGTTGATGCTAAAGGCCGTGTTGTAAAAGGTACTGACACTTCTGTTTTAAGAACTACTGCATTTGCTCCTTTTATTAATAAAGAAGGTGAGTATGTTTCCGCGACTAATTCTGAAGGGCGGCTTAAAAAGTCTATTAGAGTTTATGACCCACGTTTAGCAAATATAGGAAATGTTGGACGGGTTGGAGATTTAAGAAACCAAACCTATACAGGAATAGAAAATGCATATAATTCTTTGTTGAATCAGCTTAAGATTTTAGAAAGTGGTGGAAAACAAGGAACTGAGGAATACCAAAAGATTTCTCAACTAGCTTCTTTGATTCCTGAAGTGATTAAAGATGCTTATGCCAATACTTCTTCCAAGGAAATTAAAGCTGCTTTTGAAGAAGCTTTAACTGGAATGAAAAGTGGTATTACCTCTCTTGAATCTGAAGAGTCCTCGATTGGAGGAGCTTTATATAAAAATAGTGAACTTAGCGGTGTTTTAAGAGAGCAATTAAAATTAAAAGGTAAAGTATCTAAGATTCAACGGTGGGAAGTGGGGGAGTTACCTGAAATTCCTACACAAGATAAAACTGATAGAACAGATGAAAAGCAAATAAAGAGAGACCAAATTAGTGCTAAACAGCAAGAAGTTATTGACCAAAAACATAAAGATGAACTTTGGCATTCAATAGAAGGGGCCAAAGAAAGTACTTATGATGATAAGGGAGAGCTTTTACAATAGGGTATAAAAGATTTCTTGGCTGGCTTATCTGGTGACAAAGAATAGTTGCACAACGCTGTTTTAGCGCTGGTAGAACAAATAGTTCAAACCGCTGGTGTTGATATTGATGCAAAACAGCAAATGAGCGAGGTTATATCTCAACAATCTATTAATGTCCCTATAAAATATGAAGGAGAAGAGCGGAATAGTACGTTAGAAAGTGCAATCACTGGAACTTCAAGTGCTAAATATCAAGCTGTTTTAGAAGAACAAAGAAGTAAGATGGCTGGAGGGTTATCTGAAGGATTCCAACGTATTCAATCTGCATTAGCATTTCAACAAACTGGAACAGCAGGGGATGAAGCTGTCAAGCAAGCAGTTGAGAGAATAAATTGGCTCGCTGATATTGTAAGTGAAATAGGTGGCAATTCTGAGCTAGAAGAAGGACTTCGTAAAATAGCAGAAGGTAATCCTCGGTTTACTGGAATGGACGCAAACACTATTGCAAATTCTATTTCTAAAATTTATGCTTTTTCCGAGGGGATGGACGCATCTCTTTCTCATAATTTAAACAATTTAAACCAAGCGAGATAGGCACAAGGACTTAAACCTATCAAAGAAGAAAAATACAGAGAAAAATTCTTCAAAGAAAATCCTGAAATAGCTCAAAAATATGAAGAATCTAAAGCTGCAAGAGAACGTTATGATTCAGTCGAATCTGACAAGGTAAGTGACAAATTACAAGCGTTCTTTTCTGTTGTTGGACAAACAGAAGAAGGGGTTAATAAGTTTATTACAGTTCTTGCTAAAGCTTACGAGAATTTGAACGGAACTATTTCTAAAGTTGTAAAAACAGATGAGGGAGACCGTAGAGCTACTGCTTCTGCTCAAAGATGGGTGGAAGATACTGTAGAATATAGAGTGAGTTCTTCTGGCAATGCCATTAACCCAAACAAAGGAGTGAATGCTCCCTATTATCAAAGAGAGGGTATCAGAGGTTAGGATGTAAACTGGGAAGAAATTACAAGTAATCCTTCTCCTGCTTTAACTACCAATTTGTAGAACAAAGCTGGTTTAACTGGTAATATTTATGGTGGTAACAGTCCCCAAGAAAATGCTGAGATTGCAAAAAGTATTCTTGAACAGAAAAAGAAAGAGCTTGCAAGAGTACAAGCTTTAGTTGCTAATCCTAAGAGTGAAGCAAGTAAAAATAAAAATTTAAAACGCATTCAAGAAATTTAGGCTGAAATAGATTTTCATTATAAAAACTGGGATGAACTTGTTATGGCTCAAACCCCAGTTGTTAGAAAAGGTAAAAAGAATACAGGAAAAGATGATTTTAATGTTCCTGTTGCAACGCCCTTGAATCCTGAAGCTGAAAGAATCAAGAATTTAAAAGAAAGTGTAAAACAATCTGGTTTTTCTCAAGGGTCTTCTTTTACTGCTAAAAATTCTGTTAGGCGGACTTTTGGTGGAATAATTACTGGTATAAAAGGAGAAGGAGCTCGGCAAGTTATTGAAGCTCTTTTAGAAGACGGTAAAACTGTTAAATATACGTTTGATAGTTTATTAAAATAGCTTATTACTTACTCAGAACAAGCTGCAACAACAGTTGAGGATGTTTCTGAACAAATTAAAACCAATGTAATTCAAGATTCTCAACAAATAGAACAAGCAATTGAATCTACTCCTATTATGGCAAATGAAACGTCTCAAACAGAAAAAGCTTTACAACAAGAAGAGGCGGCTATAACCGATGTTAATACTGCTTTAGATAAACATGAAACAGAAGTTTTATCTGCGGCAGATGCAGAACAACAAAAGATTTTGGTGTCTCAAGATTTAGTTAAATAGTTAGCTAAAGAAGAGGGCGCTTTAGATAAAGTAAGTGAAAGCGCCAAAGAAGCTGAAATTCAAAAAGGTGTTACATATACATATAAAGATTTGCAATCTTATGATGATGCAACACATACTTATACCGATACTAATGGTAACAAGTTAAGAAGTATTACTCAACTCGGTGGAGCTTTAAAAGGCTTTACTCCTTCTGCAACAGCTATTGCCGATGAAAAAGCTTTTATGGCTGCTATTGCCAACACTCCTAAAGGAGAACAATTAACCGCTGAAAAAATTGGCATGACCGCGCAAGATTTTGCTAAAAAGAAAAATGCAATTATAAGCAGAGAAAAAGGCAATTTAGAGCATGAGGTTTTTGACCTTTTAAGTAAGACTGGATTTTCTGGAGTTGAAGGTTTTGCTGGAAAAGATGTTGAGGTAAAATGGAACGGTGCTACAGAGATAGTAGATGCTCAAGAACAATTCGCAAGAGTATTAAAAGAAAAAGCAGACCTTTTATCCAAGCTTGGTATTGACAATGCTGAACAACTTTTATTACAAGCTGTCGAGAGTTATACTAAAGCAATAAATAACGCTCATATTCAATTAACTCCTTTCTCTGAAACTCCTATGGCTGCGAGTTTTAGTGGTCCTAAAGGAACTTTTGATTATTCCTTTACGCCTGACTAGATTGCAAAGAGTTCTGATGGTTCTCCTTAGAATTTTATTCTTGATACCAAAACTGGTAAGACTTATGGTACAGAAAGTTTTCAACTTGCGGGACAATTATATGGTGTTTTAGCTAATGCTCAAAACCCTGAATTCCAAAAATTATATCAAGAAAGTGGAATTGACACAGATAAAGATTTTTCACTTTTTATCGCTGATGTTAAAGATGGATTTACTCAATTAATTCAACACATGGCTTTAACTGAAGAGGAATTTTACGACCTCCTTGTTAGAGCAAATGATATTATAGATGGCAAGGCTGAACCTTTAACTAAAGATGAACAAGCAACTCTCATGAATAGAGAGATGACCACAGGTAGAGTTTTTGGTATGTCAGAACCTCCTGTATCTGAAAAAGCTGCTAATAATAATTTTGTTTCTTACGCTCCTGATGAAAATGGTAGCATTGATAAAAGAGAGCAAGCTATTATTAATGCTTACGTTGGAGAATATCAAAGATTAATTACTTTACAAACTGAACTTAATAATTTACAAGAGCAAAAAAATACTTTGGCTTAGGATGGAGTAAATTTCACAGAAGACGAAAGTAATGCTTTAAACAAACAAATTGAGAAGCAAAAAGAAGCTATTTAGGCACAAATAGATTTGATGTCTGAAAGAGAGCTTACTCTTTCTAATGTAAATGATAATTCTGCTATAGGTAAAACCATTTTGTCTGCTAAAGGTAATGAAGATTTATAGGCAAAATTAAAGAGAATTGAAACAAAGGGCGAAGTTAAAGAAGCTAAAAATATTTCGAGTGTTACAACCGCTGTCAATACTTCTCAAACTAAAGATTTGAGTCAGATGTTAAAGCAATATACGGAATTGCTTGGTTTGAGGAACAAATTAAAAGATTCTGATTTAAAAGCTGAAGGTTTAACAGGAGATAAGCAAACCGCTCAACAACAGTTAAGTCAAACTCTTCGTGAACAAATAGAAAATCTTGAACAAATTTTAACTATAAATGGGCAAATTGTTGATTCTAAAACTCTTGAAGAAGAAATTACTAAGGCTACTTATTTAACTGAAAGTGAAAGAAAAGAAAAGCTTGACGCTTTAAGAAAAGCTACTAATGAAGCAGCAAGGACTTCTGCTACTACTGATGTTAAATATGCTCAAGCGGCAAGAAATAATAACCCAACTCTTCAAAATACTTTGACTGGTTATTATAGAAACCTTGAAGAACAAGGTAGAATTGAAAGAGAAATTGCTAGAGCAGAAAATAAAGGAATGTCTTTAACTGGAAATGCAGCTATTGAAAATAAATCCTTTATTCATTCTTTACAAAGTCAAAAAAATAATTTAGCAAATCAATATAAATATGATGAACAAAAGAAAACTTTAAATGGTATTGAACTAACAGAAGAGCAAATTAACAAATTAGAGCAAGAAAGAACTCGTATCCTAAATAATAATCAGATTGAAATGGATAGAGTTGGAGATTCTGTTAATCAAACCAAAGGGTTTTTAACTCAACTTAAGGATAATTTTAAAGATAGCTTTTCTCAAATTGGAATGGCTATAATGCAAATATTTTCTTTCCAGTAGATATAGAAAGTATTTAATGATTTTATTTCTGCTACTGAAAGACTTGACTAGAAAATGGTTGACCTTCAAATTGCAAGTGGTTATACCAAGAGTAATATTCACGATATGATGCTTGAGTTTAATGACTTGGCAAAAGAAATCGGTAAAACTACTGAAGAAATTGCTGAAGCTGCAAACGATTGGCTTCGTGCTGGTTACGAAGGACAAGAAGCATCTCAATTAACTAATGCTTCTATGCAATTAAGTACGCTTGGTATGATTAATAGCGCTGATGCTACGAGTTATCTGATTAGTGTGCTTAAAGGATGGAAGTTAGAAGCAACCGAAATTCAAGGAGTAGTGGACAAATTAACTGCTGTTGACATGCAGGCCGCTATAAGTGCTGGTGATTTGGCAGAAGCTATGTCTCGTGCTAGTAATTCTGCACAAATGGCTGGTACAAGTTTAGATAGATATATTGCGTATCTTACCACTATTACAGATGTAACTCAAAAGAGCGCTGCGTCTGTTGGTGAATCTATGAAAACGGTTTATGCACGTTATTAGAACATTGCCGCTGGTAAATTTGTAGCTGCTGAGTCTGATATTGAAAGCGAGAATTATAATGCCGATGAATGGGCTAACTTAAATGATGTTGAAAAAGCTCTTGGTGCGTTGGGTATTAATATTAGAGATTCTGTATCTAGCTTTAGAGACTTTGATGATATTATGGATGAAATTGCTAGCAAGTGGAATACATATACAGACGTTCAAAAATCTGGTATTGCTACTTCTCTGGCTGGTGTAAGACAGCGTGAAAACTTGCTTACCTTGTTTGAAAACTGGGATGCTGTTGAAAAATTTGAAGAAATTTCTACTAATGCATATGGCACTGCTATTGAAAAAATGAAGTCTTATACTGATAGTGTTGAAGCTGCCAAGAATAGAGTTACTGTTGCTCTTGAAAAGTGGGTTTTGGCTCTTAATCAGTCTGATACTTTAATTTGGTTCTATAATGCTGTTGCAGAAGTTTCTGATAATCTTGTAACATGGGCGGGAGCTATTTTACTAGCAATTGCTGCAATGAATTCTGTTGGTTTTGGAAGCACTATGCAAAATGCGTGGTCTAAATTTGTCTCATCTTGTATTAATGTTTCTATGAAACTTGATAAAATGAATATTTCAACTCAGGGATATTTTACTCAAGGCGGAAGACAAAGTTTAGGAGAATCTTTAAAAGCAAATTATACTGAATCGTTTAATGTGGCTCTTAAAGAGAATTACGCAAAAAGCTTAACTAATACTATTAATAGTTTAGATAATTTAACTGATAGTACTAAAAAGATATTGGTTGATGGTTATGTTCCAATGCAAAATTCTATGCTTAATTACAATACTAAAATAAAAGAAAATATTGCCAGTATTTTAAAAAACACTGCGCTTACCGACGAGTAGGCGGCATTACAGCTACGAGAAAATTTGGCTGACCAAAACAACGCATGGGTAAATGCTATGTTGTCTACTATAGATTAGGAAGAGCTTCGTTTAAGGACTGAACAAATCACTCAAGGTCAAAGAAGCTTGACTGATGAAGAAAAGCTTTAGATAGCCACAGAAGAATTGGCAAGAAGACGTAATGATGCGGCAGTCAAAACTGTTGCAGATGATTTAGAAGGCTCTTCTAGGATAAGTCCTCAAAGAGCGGCTTTAAAAGGTGGCGCAACCATGGTTGGGTCTGGTCTTGGTGCTTTAGCTGGTATGGCTATTGGAGAAAATCTTCTCGGTGGTGGTTGGGCAACTTCTTTAGGAACCATGATAGGTATGGGTATTGGCGGAAAAGCCACTTCTACTATAGCTCTTACATTTGTTGATTCTATGAAAGCAGGAGGTTCTATTTTTACTGCCATGAAAGCACTTCCAGCAGCTTTAGGACCTGCTCTTGGTATTGGAATTGCAGCTTTAGCTATTGGGGCTGCTTATGCTTTATATAAAAAACATCAACAAAAAATGATAGAAGAAGCTAAAACTGCTTTTACAGATGCAGCAGAGAAATTAACTAACGCTAAATCTTTACAAGCCACTGCTTAGAAATATGACGAGCTTTCTAAGGGTGTTGACTCTTTAGGAAGAAATGTTTCTCTTACCGACGAAGAATATGAAAAATTCCTTGATTATAGTAATCAATTAGTAGAAGCATTTCCTGAGTTGCGCGTTCGCACGGATGAAAATGGTAATGCTATTGCTGATATGGGCAACGAAATGGAAACCACTTCTGATAAAGTTAAGCGGTTAATAGATTCTTTGCAAACTTTAGCGGATTAGAGAATGGTTATGGGCTCTGATGGTGAAAAAGTATTACAAGATACCTTAGATACTGCGACCCAAGAATATAAAGATGCACTTTCAGATTTGAATAACGCAAGGTCTGATAAGGCTAATAATTATACCGATGTAACAGCTTTAGAACAACAAAGAGAACAAGCGCAAAAAGAATTAGACAGAGCTCGTAAAGATTATAATGATACTGAAATAAAACAACTTTAGGATGAATTAACCAAAGCAGAAAATAGGTTGGCTGATTATCAACAAAGACGAGCCAATGGAGAGAAAAATTTAAATGATGTAATAGTTGTTGCTTAGGACAACGTTAATAAAGCTAGAGAAGCTTATGAATATAAAGTTGGACATCAAGACATAAATTCTCTTGAAAAACAAGTTGCAGACCTTGATATAAAAATAAAAGAAGCGCAAGCTGAAAACAACGCTGGTGAAGCCGCTGTCGATGCGGCTCAAAACGCTTATGATAGAGCTATTATACGTGCAAAAGAAACTTTAAGTGAATCTGGTAAAGCTTACGCAAGGCTTATTGGGGCATATGATGATGTTGATAATGTAACGAGTAATTTGTTTGATAATGCTATTGGGTCTATTGATGCTGTTGATGCAGCGGGAAATGCTTTATCTCCAGAACTTTATAAACAAAAAGTTAGAGATATGATTAATTCCGTAAATAGTCTTGTTTCTGATGAAACAGCAAAAACTTTAATTGAGGCAACAGATGAAAAAATAAACACTGATATGACTGTTGCAGATGCTAATAAAGCTAGAACACAATTAAAGGAATATCTGGAAGATACTTTCCCGAATATTGAAGATGACGAAAATTTGATGAAAATTGTGGTTGGAATTGGATTTGAAATCGTTGATGGTGAAATTGTTGATAAATAGAACATAGCACAACAATTTAAAGATAAATATGGATTTAGTAAACAACCACGGGGTATTACAGAGGATTATTTTAATTCTCTTACTGTTTCTCAAGGTCAAAAATTGTTTAATTGGATGGGTACAGATGGTTATTTCTCTAATGGAGTGAATACAAATCAAAGCATTGTTAATTCCATGTTTTATGCAGATAGAGAAACTCTTACTAAATTAACTGGTGATAATGGTTTAATTAACAAATATCTTGAAGATATGAATGCTATGAATGACCTTGAAGCTAAGATTGATGAAGTTTTTAACGGTGATAAATACGATTTAAAGAACTCTAATCTTAATGAACTCTTTGCTGAATTTCCTGAAACTGTTAGAAACAGTTTGAGTCAAGTACAAGAAGCTCTTAATAATGGAGACATTGATGAAAATGGATTGGCTGATTAGTTAAGGGCAACTTATGATAATGCTTATTCTACTGTTTTGGATGAGGGCAAAAAGATTGCTGAAACTATGTCTTCAGAATATTTTTCTGACTTGGAATTACCTGATGGTTATATTAAATCTTGGTCTGAATTAAAAGAAGCTTTTTCTGATGTTTCCAATATTTTTGACCAGCTTGCAGATGCAAGAGAAGAAATGGCCTCTTCTGGTAGATTAAGTATTGAAACTACTCTTGAACTTCTTTCTACAAATGCTGATTATATTAATGCTTTGGAGATTGAAGGAGAGAACATTGTGCTTAAAACTGATGCTGAAGAAATAATGAACAAAGTTAGACTTTAGACTATTGCTGTTAGTTTACAAGCACAGATTCAAGAAGATAATTTAAGAGTTGCACAATTAAAGAATCAACTTCAAACTTTAATGTTGTCTGGTACTTATATTGAAACTTCTGATGCTTTGGTTGAATCTACCAAGGCTAAAGTTTATGCTTATGATTCAGAAGGAGAAGCTCTTGCTAATTTAGCTAATCAATATTTAACGGCTGCGAATGCTGCTTCTTTGCTAAATAGAGCTCAAAATGGAGAAACAGTAGATATAGGCAGTGTAAAAGCTGTTAAAACTATTAAGTACACTCCTACAGATAAATCGGCTTTGGAAAGTAAGACTATTGATTTGTCTGGTAATACTGAAGCTCTGCAAAAATAGATTGAAGGTACTAAATCTGAATTGAAAAGTTTGGTTGGTAGTTTTGATGAAGTTGTTACTACAGACAAAACTGGCAAAGTTACTGGTTATGATGTTAAATTTAAGACTCATACTGATAAAGATGGAAATATTCATTATGATGAAGGTAATATTGCTATGCGTGAGCACTTGCTTTATAGTGTTTAGGACATGCTTGAGTCTGGTAATTTAGCTAAAGCGTTCAAGAAAGGTTATACAAAACCAATAAAGAATGCTGGCAAAGCTGCGAAAGACACTAAAGATAAAGTTCTTGACCTTCTCAAAGCTTATGATTCCTTAATCGACAAAGAATGGGAAGCGATGAAAGTATTTGATGAAAATACTTTAACTCCTACTGGGTATACTAAGTATTTTGAAAAGAAGAGAGCGAGTCTTGAAAAATTAGCAGCTTATTATGAAGGTATGATGCAAAATACCAATCTCACAGAAGAAGAGAGATTAGATGCAGAAAAGAATTATATTGAGAATCAAAAAGCTATTAATAACCTTGATGATGAAGAGGTTGAAGACAAGTATAAGATTCTTGAATTATATGGAGCTTCTATTAATTCTTTGATTTTGATGAAGCAGCAATTAGTTAAGACTTCTGACACATATGAAGAACTTCTTGAGAATCAGAAAGACCTTAATAATCTGCTTCAAGACGAGATTGATTTGCGTAAAGAGGTTTCTGAATGGCAACAGAAGTTAAGTGACCGTGAACTTGATTATGTAAAAGGAAGCGCGTGGAGTAATAGTTCTGCTTATGATGCAGCTATGAACGCTTCTCTTGCAGAAATTGAAAAGTAGATTGAAGCTACTAAAGCTTCTATTCAATTTAATTTTAGTCAAGCTGTTTATGGTTATATGACTGAAGGTATGAGTGAAATGGAAGCTCGTGCTCATGTTGCATTTGGTAATAGTGATTATTCCAAGGCATATCGTGAAGCACAGCAAGAATATCTTGATTTAATTGACTCTAAGACTGAATATGTTGTTAATAGAACTTCTGCACAAATTGAAGAACTTTCTAAGAAGCTACAACTTCTTGAAGATTCCAAACCTCAAGAGTGGATTAGAATTTCTGATATTGAAAGCTACTATGCAAGTAGGAGCACTTTATTGCAAAATCAAGTTAGTGTTTATCAGAAGGCGTTGGAAGATGTGTCTGATTTAACTGATGAACAAATTAAAGACCTTGTTGATGGTTTGAATGAAGCTACGGTTGCTTTACATGAAGCCAAGATAAATGCTTTGGAAGATAAGACCGAGCTTCAAGAAAAACAATATGATGCGATTGTTTATAGAATTAATCTTTATAAAGATGAATTACAAGATGCTATTGATGCTATTGAGTAGGCTTATGAAGATGAGATAAAGCCTTTGGAAGACGCTAATAAAGAACGTGAAAGGGCAATAGAACTTGAAAATCTTCTCTTGGCGAAGAAAAACGCCAACAAAGAGAAGGAGAGAGTTTATCGTTAGGGCCTTGGTTGGGTGTTCGAATCCAACCCAACAAAATTGCGTGAAGCTCAAAAAGACCTTGATGATTTCTATAAACAAGACCGCCTTGATGACCTCAACAATACAAAAGATACAGAGCAACAAATTCTCCAAGACCGTATAGATGCTTGGGACAAATATCTTGAGCAACTTGAATGGGATTATAAGGAATATGAACGTCTTGAGAATGAACGCATATTGAAAGAGCTTATGAATGCGAACTCCGAAGAAGAGATTCGTGCTCGTATTACAGCGGATATGCAGAAGTTTAATTCTAATGTTCAATAGAACTACAAGAATTATACTACGATATTCCAAGACAACTTACTTACGCCTTATCGTCAAGCCAATGAACAATTAGCAGAATTGCGTAGACAAAGACTTGAATTATTAGACACTTCTGATTTCTATAATAAGAACAATAATCAAAATGGGTATATTAAAGAAGATGACCTGAACACTTATGATTTCTCTGACCTTGACATGAATACAGACTATGCTGCAAAAATGTTGGCTGCAAGGGATGAAGGAGAATTTAAGAAATGGGCTGCTTACCGTGATGAAAAAGCTCGTAGAATGGGCATTACTCTTGATGGTAGTGGTTATGGTTATGATAAAGCTGGTAACAAGTTTAGATATCAAAGTAATGATGAACTTTATCAGCAATGGCTGTCTGGACAGGGAAGGACCAATTCTTCTAATAATACTCCAAATAGAGTTACTTCTACTTCAAGCAATTCTAGTAGTTCTAATAAAAATAATTCTGGTAGTAGTTCAAGTGGGTCTAATAAAAACACTCCTACAATTGTTAAGCCCTCTCAAGGTGGTAGCGCAAGCAGTTCTTCTTGGGGCGGAAGTGACATTGGTACAGCAATGCTCAATGCCAAGACTTCTGAGTAGTTCTGGCGTTTGGCAGACCAAAGAACTGCTAAAATTAAGCAAGCGAAAGCTGCTGGACAAGACACAAGTAAATGGCCTACGAACCAACAATTGTATGACCAGTGGTTGAAGTTGCATCCTAACACTAACAAATCTGGATTTACTGTAACTCCTTATGCTACTGGTATTGAAGAAGGGCCAGTAACTTATACAGGACTTGCGATGTTACATGGTACGCCTTCTAAGCCTGAGTATGTCTTAAATAGTGACCAAGCTTATAATTTGTTACGCAATATGGCAACCACGAGACTTCCTGAGATGGAACGCACTGGAACTGACAATAATTGTGGTACACAGTATATTGTTCAAGGTGATGTTGTACTTGAAGGAGTTAATGACCCTGCCAAGTTCTGGAGTGGAGTAACTACAGCAATGGGGTCAAGGTGGAATGTAACTCGTAAAACCAGAGGATAAATTTACCAAAAATAAAATTTTCAAAAAGAGGATAAAAAATTTGGAAAAGTTTATTGACAATTAAATAAAAATAGCTTATAATAAGAGCAAGAAAAAAGGGGTGTGGTGTGGAACAAAAACTCGCCACACCTCATCCCTTAGACGAAAAAATAACGAAAGGAGTTAAAAGAAATGATATATAAAGCATCTTCGCTAAGTCCAAACTTGAATGAAATAGATATTTTATCTACCGCTCGGAACCCATTTTAGGCTTAGGTTAACACCCTTGGAACATCTGTAAAAGCTTATTCTATCAATTTTTTGTCGGGAGATGGCGCTACAATGATTCTTAATTAGCCTTCTCAAGCACTAGGACAAGAAATTAGGAATAAAGAGTAGCTTTCTTTAAATTTAACCGTGGATTCTTCTGGTAATTTTGTTACTTTTAAAGAAGAAGGGAAAAAAGGATTATCAACGACAGCTTAGTGTGAAGAAAATTAGTCTTTTCAAAACGGAAAAGATTATCAATGGAATATTAGGATGTATGAAAATCATTCTCCAAGGACAACAGACGAAGACCCAACAACTTTAGTTTGCTCTGGTTTTACCGTTGGTTCTACTACTTCTGTTATTTGGGTGGATTTAAGTGGCATTAGTAGCGAAGAAACTAAGAAATTAGTTAAAGACTAGCTTAAATATGATAGATGGATAGAGATATCTGCTTCAAGTAAAAACGATGGCATGATGGCTATCACTCTTCCAAACAAAGATAATTTGGCTTATCCTACTACTTGGCCTTATAGAGAACGTAGACAAATTAACTGGGTTTATACAGATTTAGGTTGGGATAAAGATGTTATAAAAATTGAACTCACTGAATCTTTTACATATAATTATACAAATGGTAAAACATTTACTCTTTATAACGTTTCTGATTAGCATACTTTAAATAATTTTTATGTCGAGCCCAATGATGATATTGAATTAGGCAATTATATTTCGTTAAATAACGATGATAGTGTAAAAAGGAAAATTATTGGATATGGGCAAGAAACTGGCGAAATTAGATTATAGGAAGGTTTTGTGACCGTTCCTAAAAATGGAGATACTTATAAACTTTGGACAAAAGATTTGACTTCATCTTCTTCGCAATTTTCGCAAAAAACTTACCACAGTTCTGCCGAGAGAAAAGTAGGTGGAGCTCCTATTACGAATCCAAATTTTAAAATTATGACTTCTTATTGGAATAGTGAAGCAGACCATCAAATTTTTGTTCAGCCAAATATAAATATTAAATCAGATACTTTAAACCCTCCTCAAATTGTTTGGGAAAATGGCGCGAGGTTAAATATAACACAAAAAATTAGTACATTAGGACAATATGTTGCAGGGAAGAAAACTGATATTACTTTTAATAAACTTGATAATACTCAATGGTTGTTAAAAGGAAATTGCAAAATTGCAACTCAAAGTACAGGTGATATTTAGCAAATAATTGTTCCTCAAACTGATTACACAGTTTATACTGATTTTATGGATTCTATTCCAAATGCTGTTTTATATGCTCGACAAGCGCCAACATTAGGGATTAAATATAAAGATTACCGTGAATTGGATTTGGAAAATATACCGTATATAAGTATTGACTAGTCTGTTCCTGCTCCATGGAGAGATGTGGCTTTTTTGGGTACATGGGATTCTATAAATAATGTTGAAATTAAATATTATCATTATTATTTATATTCGATTGATAATTATAATAACGAAACTTTAATTGCTGAATCTGATGATATTTACGACTCTTCTCTTGAATGGAATTTTAAAGGTTTTGAGACAAACAACTTCTATAAAGTTAGAATAACCATTCATGATAAATATGGTAAAGCATATAGTGAAGAAAATACTTTTTATATTGAATATGCAGTTTATAGCTCTGTAGTTCCTTTGGCTAATTCTTTGATTTGTGATGAACAAGCCATAAAACTTGAAGTAGTTAGTCCTGTTTATGTTATTTCTACAGATAAAGGCACAGAAAAAACAATTACTTCGAATGATGTGTATTTAAGTAGTAATTTAAAATATTATTACGCAGACACAACTTCTGGAAGGGTGTTAAATTACACTCAAGTTGCAGATGCAAACAACACCCCCATTTAGATTCCAGAGGTGTTTTCTTTTTTTACAAGATTTAGATTTCCATATATAACTTCTGATAACAAGGTTGGTTTCTTTAATAACATTACAGGAACTGATTTAAAAACATTAATGGAAATTGCTCATGCAAGTTATACTCAATTTTATTTAAGTTAGGTAGACACTGTTCTTTATAATGAACTTTATTCTACTTTATATACAAGACAAGACAATCAAGCTCTTGCAGATGCAATTCCACTTTATCCTGACGGAATTTCTATTGTTTTGTATTCAGATGAAACTACTCCTATAAAAGACAGTGATGGTAAAATTGTGTATTATACTTTAAGTAGTTATACAATGTCTTCCACTAAAATTGTCGTAGAAGAGAAAATTGATACTCCTGTTACATCTTTTGACCATTATGTTTATTATGATAAGGTTACTAAAGATGAAATTGGTTCGTCAACTTCTTTAAATAATGGATAGCTTGATAGACGTTCGATTTATCTTTCTATTTTCTCAGATGAAAATTCTGCGGATGAATACAAAAAATTACTTTCATATAATAAAGAAACAGGAGAACTTGTTATTGAAAGTAGTTTAAAGAGCGATAGTTATAATAATCTTAATTATAAAGCATACACTCTTAAGTCTGCAAATAATTATATTCCACTGCCATCTTCTACATCAGGTGATATATCTCTTGGCGGAGATGTTTATACTGTAAAAGTTGGAGGATTGGATTTACTTCTTGTTGACGAAAAAAATAAAATAATTCGTAAAAATCCTAATATGCTTAAAATGCAAGTATTTAAAAATGGTTCAAATGAACCTTTGGCTTGTTTTAATGGGGGCAAATCTACCAGTTATGATATACAAAGCATGTTAAGTAATATGACTGTTCCTGATAAATTTGGTTTCGCTCTTCAATACAAATATACAGATTCTAACAAAACTACATTAAAATATATGCTTGTAGAAAAATTTAAAGAAGAACCTGATTACATGGATTAGAATATGGTTTATATTTTAACTAAAGATATTGTTTTTGCTCCTTTCGGGAAAGAAGCGAAAACTTATTATGTTGGTCAATATAAATATATTGTTAATGCAGATGGTTCTGCTGATTGGATTCTTTAGGTTGATACAGAATATTTGTACCTTGATGAAAGCGGAGATTACAAAGATGAAGATGGCAAAGCTATTGATGTTGTAATTGATAAAGATTTGACTGAAGGAGAATCTACTGGTGGTGGTTAGACTTATACTTCTATTGCTACAAATTAGTATGATACTATTTTAGCTAATGCTATAGCGGCAACAAAAGAAAATAGAATTTTTACTACAAATGAATATAATGAAGCGTTGGCAAATTATTTATCAGAACATAGCGAGGCTTACATCGGCTTTGCAATAAACGAAGCTGGAAATTCTATGTATTCTGAAAATGGGGTAATACAAAGATATAAGATTAACTCTTATACAGGAAATGTGTTAACTATAGAAAAAACCCTTCCTTACACTGGAACAATTTATGCGTATAGGATTTATTCTCGCAATTCAGAGACGGGGAATTATACATATGAAATAGCTTTGACTGTTGGACTTACAGACAAAGGGATTGTTCCCAAAACATCTTTAGTGTATCTTTCAGTGACGAATGGCACAACAACATTAATAGATAAAAAGAAAATTTTAACCTATACCGCCGATAAAAAATTAACTATTGAGGGTGGAGTTTCTATTTTACTCTCTGATTCTGACCTTAATTCTTTAACTTATACTGCTTATAATTATATCAGCAATACTTACACTGAATTGGGGAAAACTGGTGATGGTAAAATTATTGCAAGTGACCCAACAGGAGGTACTGTTAGTGGGCCTGTTAAATATCGTTGGGGACCCAAAAACGGGTCAGGAAAAGAAGAATCAGATTATATTTGGATGCCTGATTCTCAAGCTGTTAAACAAACTAATATGGCTTAGATTTCTTAGAGATGGTTTGATTTTAATTTAACAGTAGATAATTCTAAAGAAGTTCCTGTTAATTGTTCTATTGTTTTAGTTACAGAATAAAGAAAGGAGGATAATTAATGAATATTAACAGCTATATTTATTATGCGCCACGGTTAGAAATTCGAGATGTTGGTATTGATACCGATATTACAAAATCTCCTGATACTATTCGTAAAGAAGTTACTGCAAAATTGAAAGCTAATCCTTATTCTTCGCCTTTGTCCTCCGACTTGATTTTGTACAATAAATTTAATTTGAAGGATTAGGGTACTGGAACTTCAATTTTAGCTTATTATTTTCAAAGTTTACTTGGGTCAAATGGTGCTCTTTCTGTTTACAAAAAAGCTCCCGAAGATAGCTTTTATACATATATTTGTGATATGTATGGTAACTATAGTATGTTGGATTATAATATTAAAGCCAATGCATTTTATCATTATTTAGTTGCTTATCGTCAAAGCAGTGGGTCTTATAAAATGTATGAGGATACCATTGTAAATCTTGACGGTACAACCTCTCCCGCTTATATTTCTACTAAATGGGATTCTTGGACTATTTGTGATATTGAAGAGACTGAAACTGAAAAACTTTATGTTAAAACTGGCAACATTTGGAAACTTCGTTATAATATGGACAATGGAGAGTTAACTCAAAATAATAGCATTTCTACTTGGGATACTTTGGGACAGTTTCCAAAATATTCTAAAGGTAAGAAAGATTATATGAGTTCTACTGTTACTTGTTTGTTAGGTGATATTTCTGACTATTCAGAAACAGAAGCTATTACGAAAGAAGAAAATGGTTCAAGTATTACAACCTTCAAAGTTAAAACTGCAAATGGTTATACAGAACGAGTTAATAAAGAAGATATGTATTCTCGTGAAGTAGAAAAATATAATGCTTGGAGAGAATTTATTAATAATGGTAGTTTAAAATTATTAAAAGATTACAAAGGAAACTCTTGGGTTATTCAAGTAACTTCTGCTCCTACTTATAATATAAATATGCAATCTAATCTTTTGCAAACAACAATTTCTTTCTCTTGGTAGGAAGCTTTAGACGTAGATTCGATTTCTATTGTTTCAAGTGCCAGATAAGGAGGAAATATGGCTGATAATATTTTTGGCGATGTGTTATTAAGGGATGAAAATGCTATTCCTTTTAACACTTTAAAAAGAATACTTGAGAGACCTGTAATTCATTCTCGTTATAGACTATCTATTCTTACTCCTGATGAACAAGTATCATATATTATTCCAGAAAGCGATATTACTTTAGATGGCTTAAATTATACTGAATCTTATCAAAATGGGCAAAGAAGAAGTATTACAGTTACTTTAGCAAACGAAAATGGACAATATACTCCTAATATTAATGGTATTTGGGTAAATACAAGATTTGGATTTGATGTGGGTATTCAATATCAAGATACAACTATCTGGTTTCCTAAAGGAGTTTATATTTTAGGAGATGTTAGTTTGACAAGGGATGATTCGAACAAAACTATTCAACTTCAACTTTCTGATAAATATGCTGTTTTTGAAGGTAAAACAGGTACTCTTGAGACGGCGTATGAAGTTGAATTGGGTAGCAATATTATTGATGCTGTTAAAGGGGTTTTAAATTTTTCTCTTGGAAATGGCTATATCTTAGATTATAAAGAACCTATTTTTGACCCAAGTTTTATTGGATTGAAAACACAGCAAACAATTAGAGCGGAACAAGGAGAGACTTTGGGTTCGATTTTGGATGCTTTAGCAACACAATTATCTGCTGAATATTATTATAATACAGTTGGTAATTTATGTTTTTATCCAATTAACGAAACAGTTGATGACTCTGTTAAACCTGTTATTTGGACTTATCCCAAGCTTAGTAGAGATTTACATAATATGGATTTGCAATATCAAAATGAGCAAATTATTAATTGTGTAAAAGTAGTGGGAGATAGTGTGGATTCTACTATTTACACCGCTACGGTTACAAATAATAATCCTTCTTCTCCTATTTGTGTGGAACGTATTGGAAGGCGTATGGATGCTCCATATACATCTTCTCAGGTGTGGAGTGATGACTTAGCTTATGATTTGGCAAATTATTATTTGAGAAAATCAAGTTTTGTAGGAGTGCAATTTTCTGTTTCTGTTAGTTTCAATCCAATTTTGACAGTAAATAATTTATGTGAAGTTGAAGATGAATTTTTGTCTTTACAACGAGAAAAGTTGTTAATTACTTCTATTTCTTATAATAGTAAAGATGGTAAAATATCATTAAGTTGTTGTAATACTTCTGACTTACCTACTAATACATCCGAGAAGGAAAGTCAAGGAGAGAAAATAAGATGGTGATTTATGATAAATCAAAATAACAATTATGACCAATATGCAGATGAAATGCTGAATAGAATACTTTAGTGCGTTACAGCAGAAATTAAAAGAACCTCACCGAGAATTGAAAGTGCTACGGTGACAAATGTAAATAGTGATGGTACTGTGGATGTTATTTTGCCACGGGAACCTGAAACAGAATTTACAAGAATTCAAAATCAAACTCCTTTTGAATTAAGAGAAGGAGATTCTGTTGAAATAATGCTTAAAAAAGGAAGTTTTAATAATTGCTGGGTTATGGCAAAACATGGAACAACAAAACGTTTTGGTGTCGATGATAATGGACTAACCGATTAAAAAATTTTTGCCAAGTACTTGACAAGATGAAAAAACTATGCTATATTTTATTCACAACCAAGGTAGGTTGATTTTTTTGAATAATTAGGAGATAGTAAAATGGTTAATAATCTTGCGTGTGAAGATTGTCGTTTTTTGGTAAAGTGCTCGGCGTATGCAAAGCTTAAGCCTTTTCTTGAGGACGCTCGAAGAGATTTGGGAGTTACTTTGACGTTTGAGGCTTGTAATGATTACAAGTCTATTGACGATGATGACAATGACAACAATGATGAAAATGAAAATTAAAAATTAAAAGACAAAATTAAAGGAGTACAAAAATAATGGCTACAAAAAATACTGACCAGATTCGTAGATTGACAAATAGCGTGACTCTTGCGGGTTATCTCGCTGATATTGAGTCCAAGTAGGGTGTGGACAAGAATGGTGTTGATTACATTCGTATTCGTGGGCAGATTCAGTGCGGCGAAGAAAGTGTAATGACTCGTTCTTTCACGTCTTTTATCAAGGCGAAGAAAGCTGATGGTACAGATAGTGAGAACTATGAAAAGGTTCTTGACTGGGTTAAAAAAGCAGTTCCTATGACTAAAGATAAGGAAAATGCCACTATGGTGAGACTTGTTGGTTCTCTTAGTGCAAATGATTATGTTGGTTCTGATGAACAGCTTCACGAAGGTACTCTTGCTTCTATGCAATTCTTTAATGATTTTGAAGAATTTGCTTGTGACCTTGATATCGAGGGATATATTAAGAGTATTACTGATGAAGAGCGTGGCTCTGAAGATGATAAGAAGCCTACTGGTAGAAAGCGTTTAAATCTCATTAGTATGGATTTTTATCATAACGCTCTTGATATTAAGAATATTATTATTCCCAAGGATTTTGTGGATGCTCTTGAAGATAATGGCTATGTTAAGGGTGCTACTGCTAAGATGTATGTTAGCTGGAAGCCCAATGAAAAGAGTGAAGCAAAGCCTAAGACCAAGGGTTTTGGTCAGCAGAGAGTAACTGAGGGCAAGAGCTATCTTGAAATGGTTCTTACTGGTGGTGATATTGCTTATGATGAAGATGAGCAGGAAGATATGATTATCACTCCTCAGATGTGTAAGGCTATGCTCAATGAGAGAGCAAGTCGTTTGAAGGAACTTGAGGGAGCAGGATATCAGGGCTCTAAGGGCAGTAATGGTTCTTCTGCACCTACGGGCTTTGGTAAGAAGGGTTCTGGAAAGATGTCTCCTGTTGTTGATGATGACGATGATATTCCTTTCTAATTTCTAATCGACAACTAAAAATAATTCAAAATTTTTAAAAGGAGACATTTAAATAATGGGTATTGATATTTTTAGCATTAAGCCTAATGTGGTCACTCGTGACCTTAGTGGTAAGAGTTTTCTCATTTATGGAGAAAGAAAGAGCGGCAAAACTACAAATGCTTGTAAATTTCCCAAGCCTATTTTGCTTGGTTTCGAAAAAGGCTATGGTTTCTTGGATGGCATTATTGCACAGCCAATTAACACTTGGAAAGAAGCTCTTGAAGTAAAGAAGCAGTTACTTAAAGATGCAGATGCGGCTGAAAAAGAAAATAGAGAAACAATCTTTAAAACGGTAATTGTTGATACTATTGATATTGCCTACGACCTTTGTGAGAAGTATATCGTAGACAAGGAAGGTGTAGATTATCTTGATGAGACTGAAAAGATGCGTGGCTATCGTGCTTTGTCTCGTGAGTATGATAAGTTTTTCCAAGAGATTGTTAAGGCTGGTTATACTTTGATTTGTATTTCTCATGCCACCACTAAGCAGATTAAGGAAAACGGTGAGAAATATGATAAGACTATTCCTACTGTACCCGACCGTGGATTCCTTGTTGTTTCTCGTCTTGTTGACGTAACTGGTTACGCTTCTTATGAAACTGATGAACAGGGTAATGTTCATTCCATGCTTACTATGAGAGGCAATAAGCATCTTGAAGCTGGTTCTCGTAGTCCTTATATGTCTGAATGTATTCCATTTACTTATGAAGCATTGCGTGATGATATGGCAAAGGCTATTGATAAACAAAAGGCTAATGGTGCGACAGTTGTTGATAATGAGGTTAATCTCTTTAAGGATAACGAAGTTACCGAAGATGAAAAGAAGAGCGTTGATGAGCTTATTGCTGAAATCGGTAGCTATGTAAAGGCTATTCATAATACTGGTAGTACAGAATATAAGAAGATTATTGCAGAGTATCTTGGAAAGGGTAAGAGTGTAAAAGATTGCGATGAATCTCAATTGGATATGCTTTTACTTATTCTCGATGATTTGAAGGATTACTGTACTGAAAATAATATTACAGTAGAATAAATAATTATTGGGGGATAGTAAAACTAATTACTATTCCCCTTTATTTTCCGTTTTAATATTTTAAGAAAGGAGTGAGGATTATAGCACCAAGAAAAAATAGAAAATGTAGTGTTTGTGGCAAAATGTTCCCTTTTGAAGAAATTATCACCGTAAATGGTAAAAATTATTGTTCAGTTTGCGGCAAATAGCCTGCCCATGATGCTAAAGATTACAGACTTTTAACAGATTATCTTTGGGATAACTTGGGTATGAGAGAGTGGGTTAACGCTTCTCTTGTAACCACTTATATAAAAAAGATAAAAGAAAAATATGGTTTGACTAATTCTCAAATTCTTTATACTTTATATTATATGTACGAGTATGCTGATAATCCAGCTCCTCCCATAAAGACAGAATCAGACATCTTCATGGTTGTACGTTATTTTGCTGAATCCAGAGATTTTTGGCAAAAATACAAAGAAATGAAGATGACTAAAACTGAATTAATTGAATATGTTTTAACAAAACAGCCTGTTGCAATAGATGTAGCTCGTTCTGAAATTATTAAAAAGCAGGAAGAAGAAGAGGAAAGACGTAATAAACGCAATCACAAGGAAGAAATTTCTGCTGAAGATATTATTGATGATGGAATAGTAAACACAGATTTTATAGGAGATTATAATTTTAGAAAAGATTTGCAAAAGCAAAAGGAAAAAGATAATATGTTTTTATCAGAATTACAAAGAGATGTTCAAGAAATAATGGCTGAACATCCCGAAGAATGGGAGGCTTAACTTGGCGGATTATAGAGATTATCAAAGCAAATCTGCAATTAAAGAAGTTCTTGGCTGTTTACTGTAGAATCCAACTTTATTAACAAGTAATAAAATCGACAAAAAAGATTTTGTTGAAGCTTTCCATCAACTTTTATTTGTAGCGATAAACAATCTTTTTTCTCAGGGTGCGGTAAAACTTGACCAATATATTATTGATGACTACTTAAAAAACAATTTGCAGTCTTTATATAATATTTATACAAGGAATAATGGCAATCTTTATGTTGAAAAGGCTAAAGAATTAGCTACGCCAGAAAACTTTAATACTAATTATCAGGAGATGAAAAAGTTTTCTCTTCTTCGTGCTTATCTTAAGTCAGGTATCGAAGTTGATGAAATTTACAATCCTGACGAAGAAGACCCTGAAATTGCAGATGAACAAAGATATCAATTTAGTCAAATGACTATTGATGATATACTTAATTATTTTAGACAAAAAGTATCTAATATTACTCAAGAATATAGTCCCAAAATTGGGCGTGATAGTGTTAAAGCTGGTAGTGATGAAGCTCGAAAGCAAAAAGAAGAATGGAAGAAAACTCCTGCTTATGGTTTATCTTACGCAAGTAATTATATGACTACCGTAACAAGAGGTATGCAACCACGAAGATTTACTGTTTGTTCTGCACGGACAGGTTTAGGAAAAACGAGAGTTACTATTGCCAATCTTTGTCATTCTTTCACTCCTAAATATTGGGATTCTAATGTTGGAGAATTCGTAAAAAATCCAAATGGTACTCAAAATGCTGCTCTTTATATTGGAACAGAAATGGAGCTTATTACAGAGATTGAGCCTATTTTATGGGCCTATATTGCAGATGTTCCTCAGCAACATATTATGACGGGTAAGTATGTTGGGGATGAAGAAGAAAGAGTTGATGAAGCTATTAGAATTCTTCATGAAGAGGGACATATTTATCTTGAATATGTACCTGACTATGATATCGGAACTTTAGAGAATGTTATTGAACAACACGTTCTTCAACATGGAATAACTCATGTTTTTTTTGATTATATTCATGTAACAACTGATTTGATTAGTGAGTTCCAAGCTAATGCCAAAGCAAGAATGCAAATTCGTGAAGACCAAGTTCTTGCAAATTTAAGTTTGAAATTAAAAGACCTTACTCGAAAATACGATATTTGCATTGATACTTGGACACAGGTTACGGGGGATTTTAAGAACGAGTAGAATCGTGACCAAACAATTGTGCGTGGTGCTAAAGCCATCATTGATAAAGCTGACCATGGAGCAATTTTGTCAGAGGTTACGAAGAAAGAAGAAAAATATTTAGAGAAAATTTTGAGAAGTAAATTCTTAAAATATAAGCCTAATAGATGTTTATCAGTTTATAAAAATCGTGGTGGAGAATACAATAAAGTTAAAATTTGGTTGTATATTGAATATTCTACAATGCGAGTTCATGATTTGTTTTGTACTGATTATGACTATGAACTTTTAGATATTCCTCAAACATTTACTCGTGTTGAAGAAGACCAAAAGGTTCAATTCTTTAACAACAAAGACTTCTTACGAAGTCAAATGATTAACGATGCAGTTGATATTGCTCAAACTGCCAAGGAAGAAGGAACTTTTGATGTTTTTGAAGATACGGAAGAAGTAACAAAAAAAATTAAAGAAGCTCTTGAAAATGAAGAGGACCCATTCTTAGAATCTCCTGAAAGCAGGAAATTTAGAATGGTAGAAGATGATGAAGATGACGAAGAAGAAAAGAAAGCTTCATCAAAAGAGGAAGAAGAAATAGATTATTAATAGAGGTTGTTTATGATAGATAAAGATGAACTGTTGAAGTTGGTAACAGAAGATGTGGTTATTAACATCATGGAAGAAAATGGTTCTCCTTTATATTCAACTTCTACAGATGGAAGAACACAACAAAAATGTCTTTGGTTTAAAACAATTTGTCATGGTGGAGATAGTCATAAACTATGTTTCTTTACTGAAAGCAAAGATTTTTTTTGTTATACAAATTGTGGACGAATGAATTTTTTTGAGTTTATTAAAAGAATTCGTAATGCTAAAGACGGAGAATTTTATAGCAAGGTAATTGTTTATATTGCTAAAAAAGTTGGTAAATCATTATCTCGAAGTCGTATTGGTTTTGGAAATGATATTTCACCAGAGTTGCGTGGACAATTATCTGAAATGGTAAAACAATCAGAAGATATTGAAAGAAGACAACAATTTCATGAAGCTAAAATTACGAAGTTTTATGATGATTATAAATGTCTTTTTAATTATTTTGATTGTAATACTTTTTATAAAGGTTGGATTGATGAAGGAATTAGTATTTCTTCTATGGAAAAATTTGGTATTGAATGGTATGAATATCAAAAATATATAATTATTCCTCATTATAATATAGATGGTCATTTAGTTGGTATTAGACGAAGAAGTTTACAACCAGAAGATTCTAAAAGAAAATATATGCCTTTGTTTATGACTGGTAAAGAATTTGACCATCCTCTTGGATTGAATTTATATGGTCTTTACGAGAATAAAGAAAATATAAAAAGATTTAAGAAAGCGGTTATAGTTGAGGGTGAGAAAAGTGTTTTAAAAGCAGACACTTATTTTAATGGTAAAAGTTGCGTAGTGGCAACTTGTGGCTTTAATGTTTCAGATTGGCAAATTAGGGCTTTAGAAAAACTCGGAGTAGATACAGTTTATTTAGGTTTTGATAAAGACTTTGATGATAAATATGAAGAAGTATATAAAGCTGACAAATTGTTATATGATAACTATTTAAGGTATAATGAACGATTAAGGACTTTAGCTCAGAGACTTGCTTTAAGCTTTAATGTCTTTCTTATTAAGGACACCAAAGGATTGTTAGATATCAAAGATTCACCTCTTGATAAAGGAAAAGATGTTTACAATCAATTAATAAAATTAGCAAAACCTGTTTATTCTTACGGGGAAAGGCAAAGTTCTACGAGTATATTTTTAAGAGGTAATTAATGGAAAAATTACTATGGGAGACAAAGTTTTAGAATAACTTTGATGATGAATATGATTTTCTTGAAACTATTTTAAAAAGCTATGATATTTAGGATGTAAAAAGTTTTCTTCATCCTGTAAAAAATAAGGTTATTAATGACCCATTTTAGATGAAGAATATGGATGAGGCTGTTTAGGTTTTTCATGATAATATTGATACAGACAAGAAAATTGTAATTAAGGTCGATTGCGATTGTGATGGATATACATCTGCTACTTTAATGAGTAAAATTATTGAGCATTTTAATCCTGAAGCTAAAGTAGAATATATTTTTAGCTTTAATAAAGAGCATGGATTAACTTACAAGATGTTAAGTGAATATTCAAAAGATGAAATCGGTTTAATTATTATTCCAGATGCTTCAATGATTTGTAAAGATGCGATTCAAATTGCTAAAAATTACAATTGCCCTATAATTGTGTTAGACCACCATTTAGTTGAAATTGAATATTTAGATACTAACACAGGTAAATGGATTTTAAAAAATGAAGCGGATGAAATTAAAGAAAAAGAGTCTGACAGAATTAAAGAAGATAGTTACATTAACTATTGTGTAGCTGTAAATGATACTGATGGTCACTATCCCAATCCTACTTTGTCTGGTGTGGGTGTAGTTCGCAAATTTGGTGAAGCTTATTGTGAAAAGTATCACTGTAGTGATAGTTGGCTTGATGAATATCTTGATTTAGTTTCTCTTGGTATTATTGCAGATAGTATGGATTTGAGAGACTTAGAAACAAGATGGTATGTACTTGAAGGTTTGAAAGTTGAAAATCAAAAGAATGATTTTCTTAATGAACTTCAAGAAAGAATGGCTGATGAAATTCACTTTGGTAGAACTATTACAAATGTCGGCTGGGTACTTGCTCCAAGAATTAATGGTGTAGTACGTTATGGTACAGAAAAAGAGCAAAGAGATTTATTCAGAGCTATGGTTGGAGAACAAGAAACTGTTATTTATCAACCAAGAAGAAAAAGAGCTACCGACCCGAAACCTCTTCCAGAAGAACATACACTTCAATGGGAGATGGCGAGAGTAGCTAATAATGTAAAGTCTCGTCAAGATACAGCCGTTCGTAAATTTATGGAGCAAATTGTTGATAAAATTGACAAACAAGGACTAGATAAAAATACTATTTTATTTGTCGATTGTACCGACATAGTTGATAAAAAATCTGTTACGGGATTAGTAGCAAACAAGATTGCTTCTAAGTATTTGCGTCCAGTGGTGCTTCTTAAGGAAAGGAGTATCTCAGAATTCGGTGGCTCCTGTCGCGGATATGATAAAGGAAACATTAAAAACTTGAAGGAGTTTTTAGAGCAAACTGGACTTATAAGTTGTGCTGGACATGAAAACGCTGCTGGTGTATTTCTTAAAAAGAAAAATGTTGATGAGGTAATTAAAAAGTGTAACGAAATGCTTCCTCTTGACCAACTTAAAACTATTTATCCAGTTGATTGGGAAATTCCTGCTAATGAAATGCAAGTAAGATTTGTAAAAGAAGTAGCTGAAAATTATGAAGTGTGGGGTAATACTGTCCCTACTCCTACTTTTGCAATTACAAATCTTCATATAAATGCTAGTCAAATTAATGGGTATGGCGAAACTAAGAGTTTTATTAGATTCCAGCATAACGGTATTACTTATATTAAAAAGTATTGTCCTGCTACAGAATTTGATATGATGACTCTTAAGGATAGATATACCTTTGGCGCTAATAAAAAGAATTTGGTAATGAATTTAATTTGCCAGTTCCAGTTAGAGTCTTGGGAAGACAAGATTTATCCAGAAGTTAAAATTTTATATTATGATGTTATGGAGGATAAAACAAATGAGACTTCTGATTTAAAAAGTAAGACTAAATCTGACGCTATTCTTAATTCTAAAACGACTTCCTTAAATGCAAAATCTACTACAGATTTTGATTGGGATGAAATTGAAAAGCCCAAGAAGAAAAGAGTAATGTTAGATAAAGATTTAGAAGATTTGGATTTTTAAGGTTGACAAATTAAAAGTAACATGATATAATAAGACAAAAATATAAAGGAGAGTAATGCCGTGTTTGTAGGTGTACATAATCACACAGACATAGGCTCCAATACGAGAGGTTTCCTTGACAGCACTAACACTGTCAAGGGTCTTCTCACATATACTTAGGAGCTTGGTCATAAAGGTGTTGCTATTACAGACCATGACTGTATTGCCGCACACGTTGAAGCATTAACTCAAATAGACGATTTGCGAAAGAAAAATCCTGATAAGTGGAAAGATTATAAACTTATTTTAGGTAATGAAATTTATCTTTGCAATCGAAAAAGTATTGAAGAAGACAAAGAATATATTTTTTATCACTTCATTTTGTTGGCTAAAGATGCCATTGGACATAAGCAAATAAGAGAATTAAGTACAAGAGCATGGATTGATAATTCTTTTACTTATGTTAATATTTGTACTCCAACTTATTATGAAGATTTGTTTGAAGTAGTTGAATCTGATAGAGGTCATATTATTGGTTCAACTGCTTGCCTTGGTGGTCGTTGTCCAAAATTAATTTTAGATTCTTATAAACAAAATCCTTTACAACCTGATTATAAGGGCGTCAAGAAATGGTTAAAAAGACTCGATAAATGTTTTGGGCATGGTAATTTCTTTTTGGAATTACAGCCATCAAAGAGTGAAGAACAAATTATTGTAAATCAGGCTTTAGTGGGACTGTCTGCTGAACTTGATATTCCATATATTATCACTACCGATAGTCATTATCCCAAAAAAGAAGATAGAAAAGTACATGAAGCTTTTCTTAAATCTAATGAAGATAGTGGTAAAGAACGTGAGGTTGGAGAGTTTTATGCTACAACTTATATGATGTCCGAAGAAGAAATTCATTCTTACATGGATGAATTTTTGACTCCAGAAGTTGTACAAAAAGGCTTAGATAATACCATGTTGATTTATAACATGGTTCAAGAATATACTTTATTCGCTAATTTGGAAATTCCTTATGAGCCAGATGATTTAACTGAACCTGATTTGGGTTTAGCTAAAAAATATTTTAAAGATATTCCTATGTTAGAGTGGTTTTTTAATTCAGATTACAATGCTGATAGACACCTTGTTAGAGAAATTGTTAAGCGCCTTGAAAAAGATTCTGATGAATTAGCAAATAAAGAAACTTATGATGCAATTCAAACATGTCTTGAGTCTATTAAAGCAAGTTCAGAAGCTAATAATGCTCATTGGTCAGCTTATTTGTTACAGACTCGTGACTTGGTAAATGCGTGTTGGGCTTGTGGTTCTTTAGTTGGTCCTTCTCGTGGTTCAGGTTTAGGATTTATTCTTTTGTATATTTTAGGAATTACTCAGGTTAATCCTCTGAGAGAAGATGTTCCTTGTTATCACTGGCGCTTTCTTAATCCTAAACGTGTTAGCCCATTAGATATTGACGTGGATTTTGAGAATGCTTATCGTGATGATGTTATTCACTATCTTCAACGCAAGTATTGTGGCGATGACCAGAGAGCAGGAAATCGTCGTGTTATGAAGGTTCAAACACTTTCTACGATGAAAGCTAAAGTTGCAATTCAAACTGCTTGTCGTGGTTTAAGTTATCCACCTGAAATTGGACAGATGTTAAGTTCACATATTGGTCAAGAACGTGGTATTCAGTTTACTTTAAAACAATGTTTTTATGGTGATGAAGAAAACAATTTACGTCCTGACAAAGAATTTGTTAACTTAATGACTAATGAGTACCCTGATGTTTGGGAAGTTGCTCAAAATATTGAAGGGTTAGTAAGTGGAGTTGGTTCTCATGCTGGTGGGGTAGTTCTTTCAGCAACAGACGTTGTAGACCATGCTGCTTTAATGAAGACAACGAGTGGAGATATTATCACTCAGTTTGACCTACACGCTGATGAAAAAGTATCTCTTATTAAATGGGATTTGCTTTCTATTGATGCTCTTCAAAAAGAACATGTTTGTATGAATCTTCTTATGGAAGACGGTAGGCTTGAATGGCAAGGTGATTTAAAGTCTACTTACGAAAAATATTTAGGCGTTTACAAAATAGAAAGGGATAATCCAGAAATTTGGAAAATGCTTAATGAACATAAAGTTATGTCATTTTTCCAGATGGAAAAACAAACTGGATATCAAGCTGTTGCAATAGGTAAACCTGAAAGTTTGGTAGATTTATCTGCTTTAAATTCAGTAATGAGACTTATGGCTCCTTCTCCACGGGCAGAAACACCTCTTGAGCGTTTTGGTCGTTATAAGAAAGATATCACTCTTTGGTATAAAGAGATGGATGATTATGGTTTGACTAAACATGAGCAAGAAGTTATTTGTAAATACGCTAAGAAGAGCTATGGTTTATTACCTAACCAAGAAGACTTTATGATGGCAGTTCAAGACCCTGAGATTGGTGGTTTTGATTTGCTGTGGGCTGATAAGCTTAGGAAAAGTATTGCTTAATTTTGGGCCGTTTATTTGGTGACAAGTAAAATGAAAAGGGCAAAATCGGTGAACCCTGTAAAATGGAAACATCGAGATAACTTAATAAATTGCGAAAGGTTATTAAGTATTGTAGAGCGTAGATGGTGAATAAATATAATCCATCCAAGAGTGTCCTTTAACTCGTTAGAGTTAATAATGTACGCCGAGCTTACAAGAAATTGTAAGAAGCAGAGATAAAAAGCTCTGTGATAACAAAACTGAAAAAGAATCCTAAAGCTTATGTTGAATTACAACAAGAATTTTATAAAAATATAGAAGAAAAACATCTTTCTTCTAAACTGTGTCATTATGTATGGGATGTTCTCATTAGTATGAATCGCGGTTACGGGTTTAATAGTGCTCATACATTAGCTTATTCAATCGTTGGTTTGCAAGAAGCTAATCTTGCTTATCATTATCCTGTTATTTATTGGAACACCGCCAATTTAATTTCCGATTCTGGCGGTGAAGATGGAAATACCAATTATGGTAAAATTAGTAAAGCCATTGGTAATATCAAAAAAGAAGGTGTTACTGTAGCATTACCTGATGTAAACCGTGTTAGATTTGGTTTCCATCCTGACGTTGAAAAAAACGAAATTGTTTATGGTTTAAAACCAATTCAAGGTATTGGAACTACTATTGCAAAAGCTATTATTAATAATCAAACTTATTCTTCGATGTGGGATTTTTACGAGAAGATGCAGAAATACAAGTCTGAATCTAAAGAAAATAAATTTGGTGATACAGCTATGATTTCTCTTATCAAAGCTCGGTGTTTTGATAATCTTGAGAAAAAAGATAGAAGAGCAATTATGGAAGACTTTATTAGATTTATCTCAAGTCCTGTTAAGTCGCTCAATATTTCTAACATTGAAGATTTGGCAAATCTTGATTTATTAACTGAAAATCAAAAAAAGTTTGAATTAAGATTATATAGATTTAGAAATTATGTTTTCCAGAAAAAATTCTTTTATAAACAAATAGGTAAAAGTGCAAGTACAGCTTATTATATCCTTGAAAATAAATTTGCACGGCCATTCTTTGAAAAATATTTTCTTAATGACATGATTGATAAAAAAGATTACGACTGGAGTGACGAGGGACAAAGAGTTGTTAAAAGAGGTAGTTTAGACCGAGTTTTTAACAAGCTCATGGCAGATTTTAAAGACGATATTTTAAGCGACCCTAAAATGCTTGTGGCTGTAAATGAAGCAAAATTTAAAGCTGTATGGGATGAAAAAGCTTCTGGAAGTCTTTCTAAGTGGGAAATGGATTCTCTTTGTATGTATTATCATGAACACGAACTTGCTCATGTAAACAAAGAAAAATATAGTATAGTACCTTTTGAAGAACAACCAGAAGAACCAGAAGTGGCTTATAAATATTATTGGCATGACCAAGAAAAAGCTCGCTTTGTTCTTAAAAGAATTTGTGGTACTGTTCTTGATAAAGATACTAATAGAAATACAGTTACATTATTGACTCCTGATGGAGTTTGTGATATAAAATTTTATAAAGGTCAATTTAATTTTTATAATAGGCAGATTTCTCAAATAAACGAAGATGGAACAAAAACTGTTCTTGAGAAATCTTGGTTCCAGCGTGGAACTAAACTTCTTGTTACTGGTTTTAGAAGAGGAGAAAACTTTATTCCAAGACAGTACAAAGATAGTTTATATAAACATTCTGTTCAGTTAATTAAAGGTATTGATGATAATGGAGACCTTGAAATGATTTCTGACAGAATAGATGTAGAGAGGGTTGACGATGAGTGTTGATACCGAAGAAAAATTCATAAAGATAAAAGCGTCTCATTCCAAGACCCTCTATCCGAGTGCTGGAATTGGGTCAGACGGTAAAAATTGGGGAATAGTTTCTTGGAATATTCTTGAAGTAGAACAAGGAAATCCTATCATGAGTGTTTATGGTGAAGTTACTTTTACAGGGGAATATACTGATGGAATTGACCCCAATTCTGCCTATGTATTGTTAGGTAAAGAAGTTGAACATCCTAAATATGGTGTTCAGTATCAATTAGTTTATTATAATAAAGATATTGATTTTTCTAATCAGAAGAATCAAAGAGCTTTTTTAAGAACTTTTTTATCAGAAGGTCAAATGGATGAGTTGTTTGCTGTATGCGATGACCCATTACAAGCTATTGCAGACCATGATATAGAAACTTTAAAGAAAGCTAAAGGTATTGGAGATTATATTTCTAATTGTATTATTGAGCGTTTCGAAGCCAGTAAAGATATGTCTACTGTATATTTAGAGCTTGATAAGGTTGGTTTTTCTCCAAACTTTATTTCTAAACTAATTGAAAAATATAAAGCTCCACAAAAGGTAATTGATATTGTAAAAAACAATCCTTATCAGTTAGTAAAAGATATTAAAGGAGTAGGATTTTTTACTGCGGATAAAGTGGCTTTAAGGTCAGGTTATAAAACTTATGACACAAAGAGAATTAAATCTTATATCTTATGGTATCTTGATGCCCAAGGAGAAGAAGGCCATTCTTGGGTGTCCGCTGGTGAATTAATGGGCTCGTTATATGAAGACCTTGGCGGAAAACAAAGTTTAATAGTAGAAGATGAAGATGGTAATCTTGTAAACAATGTTGGTAAAGCTATTAAAGAACTTCAAGATGAGGAGTTAATTCGTGTTGAAGAGGGCGATACTAAATCAGGTCGAAGAGTTTATTTAATGAGCTTTTGGAATCTTGAAAAAGATATTGCTTATCATCTTAAAAGATTACTTCAAGGTAATAATTATTTTGTTGCTAATGATTTTGAAGAGAAAATAAAAAGAGCAGAAGAGAAACAAGGTTTTCAGTTTACTCAAGAGCAAATAGACGGAATTAAGCTGGGAATTGAAAAACAAGTTTGCGTAATTTCTGGTTTAGCTGGTTCTGGTAAAAGTTCGTTAGTTACAGGTATTTTATCTGTACTTGATGACTATACTTTTGCTCAATGTGCTTTAAGTGGTAAAGCGGCGGCAAGATTACAAGAAGTTACCGGCAAAGAAGGTTTTACTATTCACCGACTTCTTGGATATACTGGTGGTTGTGGTTTTTCTTATGGAGAAGATAATCCATTACCTTATGATATCATTATTTTAGATGAAGTTAGTATGGTGGGTGGAGAAATTTTTCTCGATTTAATTAGAGCAATTCCCACAGGCAGTAAACTTTTAATGCTTGGTGATATGGGACAGCTTGAATCTATTGGTTCTCTTAATTTAGCTGCGGATATGATTAATAGCAAAGAAATTCCTACTGTTGAACTTAAAGAAGTACATAGACAAGCAAAGGCTTCTGGTATTTTAACTACCGCTTATAATGTAAGAAATGGTATTCAATTATATCAAGATACTGATTATGAAGGTGTTGAAATTCGCGGAGAACTGAAAGATATGGTACTTGATATTAGAAATGAAAAAGATGATGATAGAAAAGATACCATTGCTTATTTTGAAAAATATTTTAATAGCCCTCTTGTAAATGGTGACATTGAAAAAATTCAAATTATTTCTCCTGTGAAAGAACGTGGAGATGCTTGTGTTCACAATTTAAATCTTGATATTCAAAAATTAATTAATCCTGTTGATTTGAATGAATCTCGTCCAAGAATTTACGTTCAAAAGATGAAAGATGCTTCTGGAAATGACAGGTCTTTTTGGATTCAAGAAGGTGATAAAGTAATGTGTATTAAAAACAATTATAAAGTTTTTGATACAAGTGGAGCACAAACAGCTATGTATAATGGGTGGACTGGTGTAGTTACAAGTATTGATTATGAAAATGCCATCGTTGATTTCGATTTAGGAGATGCACCTATTATTTTAAAACACAAAGAAGTTAAGGAACATTTAATTCTAGGATATGCTTGTACTACTCATAAATATCAAGGTTCTGGTTGCCCTGTAATTATTGGAGTAATAGATTATAGTACTCCTCCAATGATGCTTTGTCAGCAACAGATTTACACTTTATTAACCAGAGCTAAGAAATTGTGTGTACTTGTAGCTCAAACTAAAGCCTTACGACGTTCTATTGATACAAATTTTGTTTCAACAAAAAGAACATTCCTACCTGAATTTTTGAAGTAGGAATACAGATAGCTTAGAGAATAGTATAATGTGCTTCATAGAAAAGAAGATGAAGAGCGTAGAACTTTAATTAGGCAACTAAAAGATTGGAAAGAAAAAGATGAAGTACAAGAGGAATAATTTTTATTATCCTCTTGACAACTTCATTTGATTATGTTATTATATGAATGATTCAAAGGAGTAACTATGAATCGAGAAGAACGTAGAGCGGTTGTAAAGAAGCTCACTAAAAAAGGTTTAACAAAAGAAAGCGCTATTACTTTTGTTAAAAGAATGGACAGTATTACCACCAATCCCATTACTGCATGGGAGGGTGAAAAAGTAACTTTAGATTATAATCGAATTATTACCTATCCAGATTGGAAACAAATGAGAGAAGATTATAGAAATTGGGTTACTGAACACAAAAATGATATTTTTACAGTTGAGTTTGACCCTTTGAAAAAAGAAAGACAAACTGCTGATTATAATAGCCTTGTTCAATTTGTAGAAGATGAAACTAAACCAAAATGGCTGTTTTGGGCAGGAGATTTAATTCCTGTTGAGGGACAAACAAGACCTGATACTGATAAAGAAAAGTTAGTAAAAGAATTCAACGAGAAGATTGATAGTATTCTATCTAAGATGGAATAAGGAGGACAAAAATGGAACATACGAATTTTATGATGATGATTGGAGTTGTTGCAAGTGGTAAATCCACTCTTGCTCAAAATCTCAAAAATATGTTGACTAAAATGGGTCAGCCTACAATGATTGTTTCATCGGATGAAATTCGTGAAACTGTTTTTGGAGATGTAAACGACCAGACTCATAATGACGAGGTTTTTAAGGAAGTTCGTCGCCGTATTAACAATTGCATTGATAAAATGAATGTTATTGTTGATGCAACTAATATTAATGTTAAATCTCGTAAGAGCTTGTTGGATATTGTTCGCAATAAGGAGAATGTTACTAAAGTAGCTTATGTTATGACTACTCCCGTTGCTGTTTGTAAAAGACAGAATAAAGCGAGAACTCGTACAGTTCCCGAAGAAGTTATTGACAGACAGATTGGCAAGTTTGAAATTCCTTTTTATGAAGAAGGTTTTGATACAATTAATTTAATTGGTTGGAATTTTAATCAGTTTGAAGTAATTGTCCCTCAGTCTAATTGGACTACTGATGATGATTATATTATGAGTTTGATGAAGGGCTTTGACCAGAAAACTTGTCATCATAAGTACACTTTAGATGAACATTGTAGAATTTGTGCCGAAGAAGTTGCTAAAAGAACTGATGATAAGATTCTTTATAGAGCTGCACAAATTCATGACTTAGGCAAGTTAACTACTGGACAGCCCAAGGAAGATGGTTCTGGAGATTATAGATATTATAGTCATCATAATGTAGGAACGTATGACCTTTTAGCAAATCTTAATTGTATTGGATTTACTAATATGGACGATATTTTAAAATGTCTGTTTTATGTTAATTTTCATATGCTTCCATTCTTTCTTGAAACCGAAAAGTCTAAATCTAAATGGGAAAAGATTATGGGAAAAGAAAACCTTGATAAGCTTTTTTTGTTTAACGAATGCGATAAAATTGCAAGTGGGACTTCTGAAAAATAATTCAGAAGATAAAAATTAGTAAAGGAGAGTTTAAGATGAATTTTCATTTTAAGAAAGAGTTTCTTTGGCATCCTCTTTATGAATATGTTATGACTGTTAAAAGAAAGTATATTCAATCTTATACTCTCCTTAACAACGAACCTTGTCCTGAAAATTACAATTTTAATGATTGGCTCGACAGAATTTTTGAGGCGTGGGAGAATATTACTCCTAAACTTAATGAAAAGTTGAGTAAGATTTTTGACCCTCTTCAGATTACTTGTTATGACCATTATGTACTTTTTAAGTATAAAGGTTTTATTGAATTGTCTGATGATTATGATTTAAATTCTTTTTTTGAATTATATGATGGTCTTTATAGGGAATGTCGTTCTTGTGTCTTTGATTTAAAGAATGACGAAATTGCTTTGGCTTCTTTGGCAAAGTTTAAGAATTATGGCGAGGATGATGGTGATTGGTCTCCTAAAAAAATTAGGTCTAAATATCATTTTGCTCATGCAGTTTTTATTACTAATAAACTTGATGGTTCTTATCAGCAATATAGATATATTGCAGAGGAAGACAGAATTTTAGGTTCTGGTTCTCAGGCATTAGACCCTGTAGAATCTTGGAGACTTGCGGCGGGTTATAAACTTTTATCTGAGGGACAAAAAGAATTAATTAGGGATTACCCTGATTACACTTTTATTTTTGAATATATTTCTCCAAAAAACCCCATTGTTGTTAAGTATGATGAATCTCAAGAAGGATTGTATTTACTTGCGGCAAGGGATGTTAAGGATGGCAAGGAAGTTTCTTTTGATATTCTTAGTGACATGGCTGAGGAATATGATTCTAAAATGACTCAATGGTATTATAATGCTACTTTGTTTAGTGTTTTAGCCGATACCGATAATTATCTTTCTTCTGAAAAAGAAGGTTGGGTAGTTGATATGGTTGATGGATATAAAAATCATTTTAGATGTAAAATTAAAACATCAGATTATGTCTTGATGCATAAGGCACTGTCTAAGAATATTTCTCCTAATGCAGTTATTAATGCTATTCATGAAGATAGATTTGATGATTTTTTAGCAAAGTGTCCTGAAGCGTATAGAGAATTAATTATGCAGTATTATAATACTGTTCATGAATATCTTAATCTTTATAAAGAGCTTATTGATAAAATTTTAATTAAAGGAAATGCAGAATGTGTAGATTTTTGGAATGATAAAAAAGAAGCAATGCTTTGGATGGATAAGCTTCCCAAAGTGTTAAAGGGCAGAACAAAGACCAAATATCTTGGACAGGAAAACGATTTCTTGTTAAAGAGACAGTTTTGCTATAAATATTCTGAAATTACAAAAGCCCTACACAATTTAAAGCGTTTTAAAAATTCTATGGTGGAAGGGTAACTTTCCACCATTTTTATATATTATACAATAAAACAGAAACAAATTAAAATTAAACAAAAAAGGATTGACAAATATGGATGTAAAGATTAAATTGCTGTCTAAGACAGCTAAAATGCCTACTAAGGCGCACGAGACTGATGCTTGCTTCGACCTTTATGCTGATTGTCCTGATGATAGTTATTATAGTTGGGATGTTCAGAAAGATGTTGCAGGAATCAAGATTCGTCCTCACGAAACGGTAAAGGTAAAGACTGGTATTGCAACGGCAATTCCTGTTGGATATTGGGGTGCTGTCTTTGCTCGTAGTGGGTTGGCTACAAAGCAAGGTTTGCGTCCTGCAAATTGCGTTGGAGTAATTGATGCAGATTATCGTGGTGAATGGATTGTTGCTCTTCATAATGATAGTACTGAAACACAAATTATTAGACACGGAGATAGGATTGCTCAAGCTATGATTCTTCCTGTGCTTCCCACTACTTTTGAACAAGTAGAAGAACTTCCCGATACTGCGCGCGGCGCTGGCGGATTTGGAAGTTCTGGTAATTAAAATTTAAAGGAGAAAGTTATGTAGGATTTTTGGAAATTAGCCTTAGAAAATCTTTTGGCAGCTTTGGTGGGATTTTCTATTTTTGGCATGGCATATCTTTCTAATGTTAGTTTCTCTTTGTATTATAATATTAAAATTGCAGGAGAGACTTTTGAAAAACAAAGATTAATAAATAGCCTTTATAAAATTTTAGCTTTTGCGGGTGGTACAATGTTACTTGTACTTTCTACCTCTTTAATTATTCCTTGGGCAAACAAAAACAATCTTCCTATTCCTGCTGAATATAGTACTGTTATTTCAACAGTGGCAACTTTAGGAGTGTGTTTATCTGGTTCTTTGAAATATATTTTAGAAGCTTTTAATAAGATGAAGAAAATTCTGGCTATTAAAGATGAAAATAATACTATTGAAACAGCAAGAGCAAATGCTCTGAAATCTAATAAAGATGTAGAGGGAGAGTAATTATGGCTCTCCCTAATTATAATAAGCTCGTTATAGGAGATACTGAAACTACTGGATTTAAAGAAAATAGAATTGTTAGTATTGCAATTTTAGTGTATGAAAACGGCAAAAAAATTGTTGATAAATATATATTAGTAAATCCGTAGACCTAGATTGAAAGTGGAGCATCTAAAGTTAATGGTATCACTTATGATACTATTAAAAATTGCCCTACATTTGACGAAGTTTGGGAAGAAATAAAAGATTATATGACAGATAGTGTTTGGATTTTTCACAATGCCAAATATGACGCTAACAAAGTAATTTATCCAGAATTGAAAAGATACCACATTCCAATTCCAAATCATGCTGTTTGTTGCACCTTAGAAAATGCGAAACGTTTAATTCCAAAAGCAGAGGTAGCTAATTATAAATTAGGGACTTTGCTTGAACATTTTGGTTATACTTTAGAAAACGCTCATAGTGCAGATGCAGATACTTGGGGTTGTATGAAATTATATAATTAGTTAGTTAAATTATCTAATGGTAATTTAGATGTTACATAAAAGGACAAAAGGAGATTGATGTTATGGTTGTTTTGTATACCACTAATTGCCCTCGTTGTATTGTTTTAGAAAAGAAACTTAAACAAAAGGGAATTGAATTTGAAGCCAGAACTGATTTCGATGTAAAGGAAATGATTAAAAAGGGTTTTGCTTCTGCTCCATTACTTGAAGTTGATGGAGAAATTATGGCTTTCAATGAAGCAAATCAATGGATTAATAACAATTAAAAAGGAGGAAAATTTTATATGGACATTTCACTTCGTTTAACAAAAGATTTTGAAAGATGTCTTGAAGATTTAAAAAAGAAATATGGTGAAGATTTCGAATATATTAATGGGGTTCATTCTAGTTAGTTAGATTTTTCAGAATTCTTAGATAAATTCGTAAATCAAAGTACAATGGCAGATGCTACTATCGACCCTAATGCAAATGCTAGCCATAGAGATATTCGTTCTTTTATGACTGAAAAGGGGAAGAGTGAAGATAAGCTTTTTGGTTTAAATAAAATTTTCCTTGAAATTAAGAAAAAATGGGGACTGCGCACTGCTAAAGCTTGGTTAGAATAGGAATTTAGCAAGGGTTTTTATCTTAACGATTCTGCTACGGCAAGTTATTTTCCCTATTGTTGGGCAAATGATTTAACTCGTTTGGCAAGAGAAGGATTGTTTTTCCTTGGAGGATATAATAATCAGCCTCCTAAACATTTGGACACATATTTTGATGATGTTATTGAGTTTGTTTCGTTCCTCAGTAACCGTCAATCTCGGGCCGTTGGTCTCCCAAATGTAATTATTTGGGCTTATTATTTCTGGAAAATGGATATAAAGAACGGGCATTATTTTAAAGACCCCGATACTTATTTAAGACAATATTTTCAGAAATTTGTTTATAGATTAAATCAACCATTCCTTAGAATTGACCAGTGTGCTTTTACAAATGTAAGTATTTTTGACCGTCCTTATCTTGAATCTTTGTTTGGTGGTTTGGAATTTCCAGATGGGTCTTTCGCTATTGACCAAATTGAAGAAATTATGAAATGCCAGCGTTTGTTTATGGATGTAGTAAGTGATATTCGCAGTGAAAACATGTTTACTTTCCCTGTTTTAACTTATTCTTTACTTTATAAAGATGGCAAATTTGAAGATGAAGAAACTGCTCGATGGGCTTGTTATCATAACATTAAGTGGTCTGATTCTAATTTCTTTGTATCTGATAATGTTGGAGTGCTTTCAAATTGTTGCCGTTTACTTTCTGACACTCAAAAGCTTGATGCTTTTGTTAATTCTATTGGTGGTACAGCGTTGTCTGTTGGGTCTTGTCGTGTGAGTACAATTAATCTTATGCGCATTGCATATGAGACTAAATTTAATAAAAAGAAATATATTGAACTTCTTAAAGACCGTGTGCTTTTGGATTGCAAGGCGTTAACTAGTATGCGTCATATTTTGGAGCGTAATATAGAAAAAGGTCTGCTTCCTAACTATCAAGAAGGAGCAGTTGAACTTGATAAGCAATATTGTACTATTGGTATTCTTGGAATGTATGAAGTTATTGATTCTTTTGGATTAATTAATACTGACGAGTTTGGTAATAAATATTATACAGAAGAGGGATTGGAATTTGCTTGTTAGATTCTTGATGCTATTAATGAAGTAAAAGATAGCTTTGAATGTAATTTTTCTTTTAATGTTGAATCTATCCCTCGGGAAAATTGTGCTGGTGTAATTTGCACAGCAGATAATCTTCTGTTTGAACAAGATAAGTATTTTATTTACTCAAATCAGTGGATTCCATTAACTGAACAATGCACTATTAAAGAAAAGTGTCGTTTAGGCAGCGTGCTTGATGAAAAATGTGGTGGTGGATGCATTGCCCACATTGATATTGAAAATCGTTTTGCAACAAAAGAAAGTGCTTGGGACATGCTTAATTATGTTGCTTCTAAAGGTGTAATTTATTTTGCGTTTACAACTAAAATTAATGTTTGTGAAGATAAACATTCTTTCATTGGAACTCAAACATGTCCTATTTGTGGAAAGCCTGTGGCGGACCAATATGCGAGAGTAGTAGGTTTTTATACCCCTGTAAGTAGTTATCAAAAGATTAGAAAAAAGGAATTTAATTTAAGACGTTGGTATAATGTTTTAGATGCAGATTCTATTATGAAAGGATAAATTTATGGAAGAGAAGATTCATCTTAAAGGTGTTGTCATGGAGGACTTTGTTAATTATGCGAAGCCCTCCCTCTTCCTTATCACTTGTAAATGTGATTGGAAATGTTGTCATGAAGCTAATATTCCAATTACTGTATGTCAAAATGAACCTGTGGTAAGACAAGCTACTAAAGAATTTTTAATTTCTTCTATTTATAAAGCTTATATAGACAATGAAATTACAAAGGCAGTTGTAATAGGAGGTTTAGAGCCTATGTTGCAATTTGAAGAAGTTTTGTCTTTATTGGATTATTTTAGAAAGCAAAATTGTAATGATGATTTTGTAATTTATACGGGATATTATAAAGAAGAGATAGGAAAAGAAATTGAGCAATTAAAAAAGTATCCCAATGTAATTTTAAAATATGGTCGTTATAAACCAAATTTAGTTTCACGTTTTGATGATGTTTTGCAAATTACATTGGTTTCTGACAATCAACATGCAGAGAGGATATCTTAATGTTAAAAATTGTATTGAACGACGATAAAGATTTAGTAGACGAAACAAATCGTCAGCTTGCAGAAATGAAAGAAAAATATGGAAAACAATATTGTCCATGTGGTTTAACTCGAACTGACGATATGGTTTGTATTTGCAAAGCCTTTAGAGAACAAAATTATGCTGGTGAATGTAATTGCGGAAAATATAAAAAGATAGAAGTTGATTAAGGGGTATTATACCCCTTTCAACTTATTTCTTATAACTTCTTGACAAGACAAAATTTATTTGCTATAATGTCATTAAGTAAGAATAGACAAATGTATTTGTATATTGTTACTTATTTACATTAAGGAAGGTAAATTATGAATTTGGAAAAAGTTAATAATCGAGTTCATTCAGATTATAAATTTTTGAGTGAACTTGGATATAATGTAGTCGGCGTATTTGTTTATGGTAGTAATAATTACGGAATGGCTACGGAACATTCTGATGTTGACACAAAAGCAATTGTGCTTCCTCATTTTGATGATATTGTTGATTCTAAAGATTGGGTTAGTAAAGAATATCATCGAGATGAAGATGGAGGAAAGCTTGAAGTTAAAGACATTCGCTTAATGTTTAATAGTTATTTGAAACAAAATATTAATTTTACAGAAACTTTATTTACGAAATATTTTGAGCTTAATCCTGAATACACTGGGGTGTGGTTAGGGGCTGTTGTTAAAAATAGAGAGGCTATTGCACATTATTGTCCTCAAAAAGCTGTATTAACAATGTATGGTAACATGAAAACAAAATACAAACAAATGCTTCATAGAGCCCCTCACAATGAATTTGATATTGATAATTATGGATATGGATTAAAAGATTTTCATCATATTGCAAGATTAGCAGATTTTATTAAAAGATATATAGCAGATGAACCCTATGAAAAAATTTTAATTCCTAAAAATCCAGAATTATTAATTAGTTATAAGACCACTCCTATTCCAGTTGAAGATGCTAAAAGAATTGCAGAAAACTTAATTACCGAAGCAGAAGTTTTGGTAGATGAATATGTAATGGATAAGCATTTTGAGACTAACAAAGAAGTAGAAAATGTTTTAAGAAATGTACAAAGGAGAATGATAGCTAATTCTTTAAAGAAAGAGCTTTTAGAAAGTGAGACTAAATTATGAGTTATGCAGTAGTTGGTATTTTAGTTGTTTGGGTTGTTTTATCTTTGCTTATTATGAGCACAATTGACAAGTAATGGAGATTAATATGAATAATTACGAAAATATTGCACGTATTAAGGAATTAACGAGTCTGTTAAATAAGTATCGAGATAAATATTATAATTATAGCGAATCTCTGGTTTCTGATGCAGAATATGATAAGCTGTTTGACGAATTGCGTGAATTAGAAACAGAAGAGAATTTTATTCTTTCCAATTCTCCCACTCAGACCGTTGGTTATGAAGCTATTGATTCGCTAAAAAAAGTTAAACATGACCATTTAATGCTTTCGCTTGACAAAACAAAAAGCTGTCAGGATTTACTTAATTTTGCAGAAGATAGAGAAGTAGCTTTATCTATGAAGTTAGATGGCCTTACTATGTCTGTTAAATATGAAAATGGTAAGCTTGTTTCTGCTGAAACTCGTGGCAATGGTGTTGAAGGCACTGATGTTCTTAATAATGCTAAGGTTATGAAAAATCTTCCTTTAACTATTGATAGCAAAGAAACCCTTGTTATTGATGGTGAATGTATTATTCTTAAAGAAGATTTTGAACGAATTAATGCAGAACTTCCTGATGGAGAGCAATATGCTACTCAGCGCAACCTTGCAAGTGGTAGTCTTTCTCTTTTGGATAATAAAATTACGTCTCAGAGAGGTCTTCAATTTTGGGCTTGGAGTTTGATTGAGGGAACTACAGGTAGTTTTAGAAAAGATATGAGTAAGCTTCAGTCTTTGGGTTTTACTATTGTCCACTGTATTTATTTCAATGGTGGTAATGTTGACCTTTATGGAATTGAAGATTTAACTATTAAGTTGAAACAGACTGCTGATAAGAAAGGTATTCCTGTTGATGGCTGTGTTATTACTTATGATGATATTGCTTATGGTTTAAGTCTTGGTAACACTGGTCATCATTTTCGTAAGAGTTTAGCTTTTAAGTATGAAGATGAAACTGCTGGAACTATTCTTAGAGATATTGAATGGGCGGTTGGTAAAACTGGCGTAATTACTCCTACTGCTGTATTTGAGTCTGTTATTCTTGATAACACAGAAGTAAGTCGTGCATCTGTTCATAATATTAGTATTATCAAGTCTCTTGGTTTGAGAAAGAATTGTACTGTTAAAGTTGCAAAAATGAACATGATTATTCCCCAGATTGTTTTTTGTAACAAAGATGGTGATGCAGATTTTGAAATTCCAAAGATTTGTCCGTGTTGTGGTAAACCTACTACAATTAAGATTTCTGAATCTGGTGCTGAGACTCTTTGGTGCGAAAATCCAGATTGTCCTGAGAAGAATTTGGCTAAGTTCGTTCAGTTTGTATCTAAGCCAGCAATGAATATTGATGGTTTAAGTGAAGCTACCCTTAAGAGATTTATTGATGCTGGGTATGTTAAGAAGTATGCAGACCTTTATCATCTTGATAAGTATAAAAACGAAATTATTGAGATGGATGGTTTTGGGGAAAAGTCTTATAGTAAGTTAATTGAATCTATTGAAAAGTCTCGCCATGTTAAACTTGAAAATCTTCTTGTCGCTTTAAGTATTCCCAATATTGGCAAGACAGCGGCAAAGGAAATCAGTAAACATTTTAATGGAGATTGGGTGGCTTTTGAAGAAGCTCTTGATTTTAATAATTTTGATTTCTCTACTTTAGATGGCTTTGGTGAAACAATGTCTCAGGCTTTGCATAACTGGTGGAATAGTGAAGATTTATTGTTTACAAATCTTATTTTTGAATTAAATTTAGTTTGGGATAAGCCAGTACAGATTGCAACGAATGAGTTTATCAATGGTAAAACTTTCTGTGTTACAGGTGCTTTTAATACCATGAAACGTTCGGAAATTGAAAAGATTATTACCGATAATTGTGGGAAGTTAACTGGTTCTGTTTCTAAAAAGACTGATTATCTTTTGACTAATGAAGCTAATAGTGGTTCATCTAAAGCTAAGAAAGCCGCTGAATTAGGGACTTCTATTATGAACGAAGAAGAATTTTTGAAAAGGATTGGAAAATAATATGGAAGCAATTAAAAATTTTTTTGATGCCTATGCTTTTCTCTCTAATTTTTATAATGTACCTGTAAGTTATAATGGCTTAACCTATCAAAATTCAGAAGCAGCGTTTCAAGCACAAAAAGAAATTAGAGATGAAGACCGTAAAAAATATATTTCTATGAATCCAGCTCAAGCAAAACTTGCTGGTAGGAATTGTAAGTTGCGTAAAGATTGGGAAGATATTAAAGAGCAAACAATGTATGAAATTGTTAGTGCAAAATTTACTCAGAACAAAAATCTCGCCAAACTTCTTCTTGATACTGGTGACGCTTATCTTGAAGAGGGAAATTGGTGGCATGATACTACATGGGGAGTTTGCAATGGTGTTGGAGAAAATAAGTTAGGAAAGATTCTTATGCGCGTAAGAGAAGAACTTGATGGAGGAATTTGGGAATGAATAGTCAGATGGCTAATAAAGTAGACCATACTATTGATGGTAAATGTTCTGGATGTGGAGCTTGTTGTTCTGCAATTCTTTGTGTAAGTGATGCAGAAGTAAAGAAGATTAAAAAGTATCTTGGTCAGCATCCAGAAGTAAAAATGATTAATCGTAATACTGCTTTAGATAAAGATTTTAAAGATATTTGTCCTTTTTTGAACAAGGAAAACAAGTGCCAAATTTATGAAGTACGACCTGAGATTTGTTCTCGTTTTATTTGTTCTGCTTTTAAGGATACTTCTATTCCTCCTCTTAATCATAGAAATAAGAGAATCATTAATATGATTACTACATTTATGGGAGAAAAGACTTGTCCAAATGCTCCTGACCTCGTAGGGTTGAACAAGTTTTATGAAAGTAAAAAAAAAGAGGTTTATGGGAAATGACAATTAAATATTGTTGTGAAAAGTGTGGAAAAGAGTTTTAGTCTTTAGGCGAATGTTATTTACATGAGAGAAAATGTATTGACGGGATAGATGGAAAGAAAGCCGTTTTAATGCTTGAAGAATTAAGTTATCCTTATGGGCAAGCTGTTTGTAAACATTGTGATAATCATTATATGGTTTATGGATGTGAGCTTTCTTGTAAGTATGAAAGGTCTTGTAAAAAAAGAGATAATTATCCTTTCTGGAAAGAAGAGGAAAAGAAATGAATCTTCCAAAGAAGCAACCTTTAGAATCTACTAAATGGTTAAAATACAGATTTAATAGAAAAGAAGATAATATTGAAGATGCTCAGGCTAATTTGTTAAACTGGACAATTATTAGTTACAATTCCTGCCACGAAGATTATGATTTAGTTGGTGTAATTACTAAAGTTACAGAAGATTATGTAGAATTTTTAGGAGACCCTTCTGTTGTTAATACAAAGTGGTTTCAAGAGTCTACTATAGGACACAGCTTGGAGTGTTTAAGTTAATGAATTATTATATTTCTGATTTGCACTTTGGGCATAAAAACATTATTAATTTTGACCATCGCCCATATGATACAACAGAAGAAATGGAGCTTGACTTAATTTCTCGTTGGAATAAACAAGTTTCAAATGCAGACCATGTATATGTACTTGGAGATTTTCTGTGGAAAGCAGGGTCAGATGAATGGATTCGTATTTTAAATAAGTTAAACGGTAATGTTCATTTAATTCAAGGCAATCATGACTGTAAACAATATTCTACAGGAGTTAGGAAAAAATTAGCTGAAATTTGTCATTATAAAGAAGTAACTGAGACAGTTGATGGTAAACTTTATAGAGTAATTCTTTCTCATTTTGCAATTCTTTCTTATTATGGGTCTTGTTATGATAATTGTTTTCATTTACATGGACATACTCATACAACCAAAGAACAAGACTTAGTAGAAGATTTTGCTAAAATGGCAAAAGAAAAATTAGAAAATTCCAATGGGAATGAATATTTAAATAGAGCACAGATGATTAATGTTGGATGTATGATGCCTTATATGAATTATACTCCACAAACTTTTGAATATCTTTTGATGAAATATAAGAAGGGAGAAACAAAGGCGTAATGAAAGTAACCCTTTTGAATCCTACTGTATTAGAGGATTTATATAAAAATCACGGTGAATTTGCTTGTGAATGTTATAATACAGATAAGAAATATGCTGAACGAGTGGGTAAGAAATGTGAAGATTCAGGTCACATGAGTGGTTCTCGTTGTGAATATATTAAGTTTGAAATTGAAGCAGATAGAGGCACTTTAGAACAGATGATGCGTTCTGAAATTGGAGTGCGTTATGATAATCAGGACAAGTATGCTTATATGGATTTGATTGAAGCAATTCCTCGTGTAAGTCCTGATGAGATTGTTAAGAATCTGGCTTCATTTAGATATATTGACAAAAATAATTTTACTTATATTATACCAAGTAATATTGAAAAAAATGAGAAAGCCAAGGCTTTGTATCAAAACCTTATGAGTAATATTGATACAACTCGTAGGCTTATTCGTGATATCCTTACTGAGAATGGTATTAAAATTAATGCCGCAGTAGAAGATGCTAATTTTGTTTTGCCAAGAGCAACTAATACCACTTTAGCGATAGGTTTTACCCCTGAAGCTTTAATTACATTTATGCATAAGCGTTTATGTACCCGTGCTCAAGAACCTATTCGCAAGATTGCTGTTGAAATGAAAAGACAAATTGCAGGAATTAATCCAGTGTTTGCTAAAGAACTTGTCCCTCATTGTCAATATCTTCTTTGGTGTCCAGAGGGCGATAAGTGTTGTGGTAGATATCCTACTCGTGAAGAATTGAGGGATAAATTATGGAAGCAAGAATTGTAATAATTAATGGTTCTGGAGGTAGTGGAAAATCTACTTTCGTAAGGTTGTGTAAAGAAATTTTAGAAAGTCAAACAAATTGGAATGTGCTGGAATTATCTACCGTAGATTGGGTAAAAGCAGTAGCTCAGTTCGCTGGATGGGATGGTAGCAAAGAAGAAAAAGATAGGAAATTTCTTCACGAGTTAAAGATGGCATTAGAAGAATGGGATAATTCTCCTAACCAAAAAGTATTTGACCAAATTAATGTTGTCCTCAATAATGAGATGTTAAACAAAAGAAATTGGCTTTTCTTTGTTAATATTAGAGAACCTAAGTGTATTGGAGCTTTTATTAAACAAAATGAAACAGCAACAGGTTTATCTTGTAAAACCATGTTGGTTGAAAATGCAAATGTGACTCCTATTATTTCCAATCCTGCCGATGGAGAGGTCTATTATTATCATTATGACACAATAATTAGCAATAGCTCTGATTTAGAAAATCTTAAAAAATGGGCTCATGATTATTTAGAATACGTTCAAAAAATAATTTAAAAAGTATTGACAACATGGTTCTACTTATGATATACTTACTCATAGGTAGAATCATATTTTTAATATGGAGTATATTATGAAAAGAAAATTAAGTTTCATTGCTTTACAAAACATGGATGGTCATACAGTATGGGTTCATGATTTAACAAATGATTGTTATGACCAAGAATGTATTGTGAAAGTTAATGTTGTTAGGACTATTAATCCTTTTAAGAATCAAAAAAAGAAAATTGTTGAATTTGTAGAATCTATTGAATTAACTAATGAAGAGTTTAGATTCGTGTATGGGCTAAATGGAAAATGTTTAGACGGAGAATTTGAGGTGTATGTAAAATGATTTGTCAAGTTAATGCTTACCATTATGAAAAGGGTAATAAGGTTGTTGTTTCTCTTGGGCGTGTAGAAGAAAAGGGAACTGATATTATTCTTAACGCTCAATATCCAGAATGTTTTAAGCTTATTAAAAAATATATTGACAACAAAGGGTTTAAGAGTTATTATTATAATTGTCATGTTACTCCAGAAGGAGTTTATAATGTAGATTATGGTAGTTACTCAGATTTTTGTGAGTTTTATAAGGTGAATGATGATGACTAAAAAGAATTATAGCTGGCTTAATTTAAGCTATTTAAATAAATCTTATAAAGGATTACCTTTTTTACATCCAAAAAATTTAAAAGACCTTTATCCTGTACACAAGCAGAGAAAAGATAGAGCTTTTAAGGGTTGGTGTAATAGGGACATTTGGAATTTTGATGGTTGGTTTCAACAAGTAATCCCCGAAATGTTAGAAGAATTAGCTAAAACTCACGTTGGCTATCCAATGATTGATTTTGACAAAACTCGTCAAACTGGCAAACGAGAATATCGTGATTGGAAAGAGCTTACAAGAGAAAAGTTTAATTCTGACGAAGAATATAAAGCCGCAGAAGAGGCTCAGTGTAAGGCGTGGGAAGATTATTTGAAAGAAATTGCAACTCATATTCGTAATTCTACTGAATATACTTGTCCGAAGAAAAACTCTGTCCTTGAAAAGTATGATGGGTGGGCAAATAAGATTCCCGAAGAAGAAAAAGAACAGTACTATCAAGAAAGCACTGAAATTGACAAGTATATGCAATCTGAGATTGAAAAAGCTTTAGATATGATGAAACCAATTTTCTTTGATTTATGGGATTAATATGAGTAAAAAAAGAGTTAAAATTTTAACCTATGATTCATTAATTTTTGAGTCTCGTTTAAATATGTGGCTTAGTAGTTCTAAAAAGAATATTACAGATATTCAATTTACTACAAGATATGATGAAGTGTTGGGCAGGGAAAGATATACTGCTTTTATTAAATATGAGGTAGATAAATGATTTATTTAGACCATGCGGCAACAACTTTTGTACTGCCTGAAATCATTGATATTATTAAAGATGATTTAGCTGAATATTGGGGTAATGCAAGCACGACCTATGGTTTAGGATGCAAGAGTAAAAATTTGATTGAAGAAAGTCGTGCAAAAATTGCTCATGTTATAGGCGCTTTTCCAGAAGAAATTTATTTTACTTCTGGTAGTAGTGAAGGTAATGCGTGGGCTTTAGCTCAAAAAAATAAATGCTTATGTAGCCCTTACGAGCACCATAATATTACAGAAAATCCAAAATCGGTAATTATTGATAAGAATTATCTTATTAATGCTGTTAAAGTTACAGAGAAAAGTGAAGAGTTGGGTTTTCTGTGGGGGGATTATAGTGGATTTCTTTTGTCTTGGATGTATGTAAATAATGAGACAGGAGAAATTTTTAATCCTCATGAATATATGGATTTAGCTCATAGACTTAATATGTATTATCATTGTGATATGACACAGGCTTTAGGTAATGTTCCTATTGATATTAGACACATGGCTGACATTGCTGTTTTTAGTGGGCATAAGGTGCATTCTCCTAAAGGTATTGGCTTTATTTATTTTTCAAAAGACACTTTTCCTGTTGAGAAGATTAAGCCTTTAATTTATGGTGGGGACCAAGAAAGTAATCGTAGAGCTGGTACTGAAAATATTCCTTATATTCATGCTTTAGCTTTAGCTGTTGATAAAGCTGTTGCACATCAAAAGGAAAAAGATTTAGCTTGTAAGAAAATGAAGAGAACTTTTCTTGAAGAGCTTAGTAAATTATTTGAACCAAATGATTATATGATTGTTTCTCCTGCGAATAGTATTAATTCTACAGTGTGTGTTTGCTTTCATAATGTAGAGGGAGAAATTCTTCAATCTCTGTTAGATGAAAAGGAAATTTATGTAGGGACAGGAAGTGCGTGTAATACAGGAGATATGAAAGCATCTGCTGTGTTAGAAGCTATGAAGATTCCAGAAAATTATATTCGTGGAGAAATTAGAATTTCTATGAATGAAACTCAGAATACAGTTGAAGATGTAATTGAGACTGCAAGAGTATTGCATGAATGTTATAAAATGGTTAGGAGTTGATTATAATGAACTTTAAGCCAAGTACATATCAACAAGATATTTTAGATTTTTTTCTTAACAATCCTCAAAGTAACATGCTTGTAAATGCTTTGGCTGGAAGTGGTAAGTCAACAACTGCTTGTATGCTTTCTGAGCATTCAAAAACTTCTGATTTATATATTGCATTTAATGCAAGCGTAGTTGAGGAGTTTAAGAAAAAGATTAAGAATCCTAAGACTAAGGTTATGACGATGCATTCTTTAGCATATTCTATTATGCTTTATAATGTAGAACAAGAATCTCAGGATTTAGGAGAAAAGCCAAAAGGTTTTGGTTCTCAGCGCTCTAAAAGAACTGTGAGTTTAGATAATTTTAAGCCACATAAAATTCTTGATGAAGAAATCACAAAACGTTATGGTAAATATATTGAATTTGCCAAGCGAGTTTTCTTGAAAGATAATTATGTAAACCTTTACAATTTGTGTAGATTAACTCTTACAGATATGTCTTCAAATAAAGATGTGTCTCGTTTAATTGATGACCATGTATTATTTTTGTATTATGGTGATGAAGGTTATTCTGCGCCTGATATCAGTGAAATTACTTCTACCTTGAAAATTCTTGATACTAAAAGTAGGCAACAATTTGAAACTCAAGGTGTAATTGATTTTACTGATATGCTTTGGATTACTTTTAATAAACTTAAATATGATAATTGGGAAGTTCCTTATTGGGCTTTGTATACAAATATTTATTGTGATGAGGTTCAAGATTTTTCTAATATCCAATTAAATTTTCTAAAGTTTATTAAAAGAACTAAGGGTAGATATGTTTTTATTGGAGATTTTCATCAGGCCATTTATAATTTTGCTGGTGCTAATGCTCAAGCTTTTAATCAAATTCCTAAGATGTTTGCTCCTGTAGAAACTTTTGATTTACCTATTTGTTATCGTTGTGCTAAGTCTCATCTTAGTAGAGTAAATAGAGAATATGGGATTCCTATTCTTCCTTGTGATGATGCTCCAATGGGGTTTGTTAAAACTATTGACAAAAACAAAATTTCAGAGTATGCTAAAGCAGGAGATATGGTAATTTCCAGAAAAAACAAATGGATAGCTGAGGTAGTGCTTGATTTAGCTCGAAATGGGACACCTATTTTTATTGAGGATAAAGATATGGTAGCGGCAATTAAAAGACAGATTTTATCATCCAAATGCACCTCGGTTGGCACACTCGAAAAATTCCTTCAAAAAGTAATAAGTAATTATAATAAAAAACTCTTTGAAATCGTTTCAAAAAATGTCCGTGAGGGGGGGCGCGAGGAAGAGCGTTTGGAAGCTGTGGCGGAGACAAATTCTAAAATAGATAATACGAGCTTTTTGTTGGAGATTTTGAAAGGGTATCTTGAAAATCATGCCTTTTCTGATAGTATTTCTAAATTTTCTAATTTTATTGATAAACTATTAAATACTACCCCTTCTCCTAATTGTGTTAGACTTTGTAGTATTCATAAAGCTAAAGGCCTTGAAGCTACGAATGTTTTTGTTTTGAATGAAGCTAAAATTAATTACGATTTTAGGAACAGTAAAGAACAAAATATTCAGGAAAAGAATTTAAGTTATATTGCAACTACTCGTGCAAAAGAGGGTTTGTATCTTGTTAAAGAACCTTCTAAGACAACAACTACTAGAAAGACTGATTATCTTCTTTCAGATAACTATCTTCTTCCAGATAACGATGTTTTAAAGAAAAGGGAACAGGATTTTAAGAAAGCTATTGTACGAGAAACTATGAGTTGTTTTTAAGAAAGGATAATTTGATGGCTAAGATTGAATGTAAAGGTTGTACTCCTAATTGTCCTTATTTTCCATATATGGATGGAACAGTTGATTGGGAATATAATGAGGAAGGATTGAAAGTCAGAAAGAAGAAAAAGATTTTTGTTTGTTCTTATGACGGTCATCAAATTACAAATTGGACTGATGCGTGTCCAAAAGAATTAGATAGAATACTTAGTGAAAAAATTAATTAATTATAAAAGGAGTATTTAAAATGGCTAATATTTTTAGTCGCAATTACAAGTTCGATGAGCCAAAAGTAACTTCTACTCAGGACAAGGGTTATTTTACTACCGAAGTTGCTTCTACTGATGAAGATGGTAAGATTGTTTCTTCTTCTGGTTATGTTTCTGTTTGGAAGCCCAAGGTAATGCATTGTCCTGACTGTGGTTGTCCTCTTATCCTTAATAACGGTGAGCTTGAATTTGCCGATGAAGATGATGACCTCTATGAAACTTGTGTTGAGTATGAGGAAGTAAATAAAGATATGTTTGACCTTCCTCCTTATTACAACATTTGTTATGGCATTCCTGCGGACCTTTCTTTGGGTAGTGATACTGCTCGTAGACTTGATAATTATTATCATATTGTTGATAAGATTTCTGATAAGTTTGATGAGCGTTGTGCTGGTGAAACCATTTGGCTTCGGAATTTGTTTTTGCTTATGATTGCTAACAAGAAGTATGAACCAATTACTATGACTAATCTTGAACATTGTATTGAAGACCTCGCTCAGTATTGCATTAATGAAGAGATTTCTTATCTTGCTATGCCTTTTATTGGGTGTGGTAAGGGGAAACTTGATTGGACAGATGTTCGTGCTATGATTATTAAAGTTTTTACTGAAGCTATCAACGAGGCTAAAAAATTTGATTCTGAATATAATGGTTACAAGATTCATCTTACATTTTGCTACCAGTAAATTTGACCGATTGGATTAGTAAAAAATAACTGAATAAACCCTTGACAAATGTAAATCTCTATGGTAATCTAATCATAGAGATTTACTTATAGGAGATGAAATTATGGATTATACTCCCAAATATTTAATCTTTGTAGACCCTAATTTTGGAGACCTTGGACATAACAAATATTACAAGATTAGTCCAAATGGAGATGATACTTTTACGGCTGAATATGGTCGTGTTGGCGCTGCTCCTCAGACGAAAACTTATCCTATGTCCAAATGGAATTCTACACTTTCTTCTAAGTTGAAGAAGGGATATGTTGACCGTTCTGATTTGATGCAGGAAGTTATTGCTGATTCCAAAATTGAAGATAAGTCTAACGGGGTAGATGAATTTGGTTTGGTTCAAAACCTATCTGTTAGAGAGATTGTTAAGCGTCTTTGGGATTATGCTAATAAGACTATTCAATCTGCTTATTCTGTTCGTGCTGAAGCTGTTACTCAGGCTATGATTGATGCTGCTCAGGAAAAGATTGACTATATTGCAGCGAACTACAAAAACTGGTCTGTTGAGGAATTTAACAAGAATTTGAATGAGTTGTTCATTATTGTCCCTCGTAAGATGAAGCGTGTTTCTGACTGTCTTGTTTCTGATTCTTCCGAATACAACAAAAAGCTTTCTGAGGAACAAAGCTTGCTTGATACTATGGCTGGTCAGGTTTATAAGCCAAAGGCGAGAATTGTTGATGCTGGTTCTGAAATTAAGGCTTCTGAAAGTATTTTACAGAAGATGGGTATTACCATGGAAGAAGCTACTCAGGAAGATATTGCTAAAATTAAAAAGGCAATGGGGGATTCTGCTGGAAAGTTTTACAAGGCTTGGCGTGTTACTAATCTTGAAACTGAAGAAAGATATCAGAAATTTACTTCAGAAAATAATATTGGTAATGTAAAATTATTCTGCCATGGTAGCCGAAATCAGAATTGGTTTAACATTCTTAAGATGGGTTTAAAGATTCGCCCCGCAGGAGTTATTACAACAGGTTTGATGTTTGGAAAGGGCGCCTATTTCTCGAATAGTGAGAAGTATCATGGAGGGGTAGCCAAATCTATTGGTTATACTTCTTTAGGTGGATATTGGACTCGTGATTATCAGAATTGCGGCTTTGTTGCTTTCTTTGATGTGGCTATTGGAGATAGTGTTGATGCCTATTCTTTTGATTCCAAGTATTATTCTTACAATCTTGAGAGATTAAAAAAGGACAATCCTAAAGCTTGGAGTTTGTGGGCTCATGGTAATACTTCTATGCTTCGCAACGATGAAATTATTGTTTACGATGATAGACAGATGACTATTCGATATTTAGTGGAGATTAGATAAAATGATTGGTGAAATGCAGACTGTTTCTAGTGTAACTTTTGGTATTCCTTCTGATTTTCCTTCTCTTGTAGACTCTGTTGTGGGTTCTCTTAAAAAGGGATATAGAGATTATTGTTTTACAAATAAGCAACTAAAAGAAATTATTGAAAAATGCCACGAGGCAAATGTAAGTTTTGCTTATCGTAAGCAGTTAGATGAAGATTACAAGATTGAATATATTGAACTTATTCCTTGTACTTTTTATTTCGCAGAAACAGTCGAGGAAAACAAAGTCGAAAACATTCAGGTGGCAATGGAAAATCTTCCTGTGGCATTAATTTTCTGTCCTAAAAATAATAAGACTGATATTACTATTGATGCTGATTATCAGGAAAAGAATGAAAAAAGGGCAAAGAGTTATAAGAAGCTTGCATATTTCGATGATGATGGTTATCCGGTATATATTGAAGACCTTACGAGAATGAGAAAGGAAAAAGAAAATGGAGTATAAAACTTTAGGCGATAGAATGAAAGGTGCTTACGAGAATAGATATCGTAATTATCTTCCTGAGAATCTTCCTGTAATTGTCCGTTTAGATGGAGCGCATTTTCACAGCTTTTGTCGTGGTATGAAGAAACCTTTTGACCCGATTTTTGTTAAAACTATGCAACAAACTATGCTTAAGCTCTGTGAAATTATTCCTAATGTTAAGTTTGGTTATGTTGAATCTGATGAAATTTCTCTTGTCATGATTCAAAGTGAAAGAAATTCTCAGCCTTGGTTTAATAATAATATTCAAAAGATTGTTAGTACATCTGCTGCGCTTTGCACTCTTTGGTTTAATGATTATTTTGCTGAGAATACTATTATTGATACAACTTTGGATATCTTTAATATGGACCAAGATTCTTATGATTGGCGAATGGTTCGTAAGGGAAAAGAAATGCCTACTTTTGATAGTAGAGTATTTGTTGTCCCTGCCTTTGAAGTGCATAATTATTTTGTTTGGAGACAGCAGGATTGTACTCGAAATTCTATTCAGGCAGTTGCTCAATCTTTGTATCCTCAAAAAGAACTTCATGGTATTAATACTACCAAATTGCAAGATAAGTTGTTTACTGAAAAGGGTGTAAACTGGAACGATTATACGACAGTAGAGAAACGTGGCACTTGTGCTTATCGTATTCCTACTACTGTTATTGGCAAGGAAGGTCAGGAGACTATTCGTTATAAATGGGTTCTTGATTATGAAATGCCGATTTTAACAAGTGAAGAGGGTAAGGACTTTATTAGTCAAAAGGTATTTACCAATGAGTTTATTCAAAAATCCTGAACGTGCTAAATAGCTTGTAGATTTTAGCGGACTAAATGTTGAGGGAACTAGTATATATCCTTCTGATTTAGACTTTATTTTAGAACTTTGGGATGTCGGATATATGTTCGGAGAGTTTAAATATAAAGGAAAAGAAGTCGAAAGAGGGCAAGATTTATATTTAACTCGTATTGTAAGAGCTACAGAAAAAGCAGATAAATTTACTATTAGCTTTGTTGCAGACCATTATATATCTGACACTCACGAAATGATTCCTGCCAATAAATGTATTGTAAGAAAATATATGTTTAGTGGTATATATACATGGCTGTATCCAAAAGAGAAAACTACAGTCAAAGAGTTGCAGGATTGGTTTGTCCAAAAATGTAGATTTAAAAAACAATATAAAAACTAATATTAATCTATTGACAAAAAATTAAAATTGTGCTATATTATTTTTATAAAAAGAAAGGAGATAAATCCAATGCAGTTTCAAGTTATGAGTCGTAGAGATTGTGTTAAGTATAGTTATGGTTCTCATGAAGAATCTTCTATTGTAATTAGCATTAACGATTCTGCCGATATTGGAGTGCGTCAACTTCCTAACAAGTTTAATAATATTAAAGCGCAATTATCTCTCTTTTTTGATGATATTCAGCCATATAGAGGTATGAAATACTGGAAGAAAGATGAAGGCGTAATTATAGAAAATTATACAAACGCAGATGGGTTTGTATATGAGTCTCGCATGTATCAGCTTATGACTGAAAAAGATGCTAAGAAAATTATTGGTTTTGTCAATAAATGGTATAATAAAGTAGACAAAATTATTGTACATTGCAATGCTGGAATTAGTCGTTCTTCTGGAGTTTGTGCTGGTATTATGAAATGTTTTACTGGGGATGATAGCCAGATTTATGATAATCCGTATTATCATCCAAATACCTTGTGTTACAATTTAATTTTAAATGAATATTATAAGGAAGGAGGAAAAAGCAATGAAGACGCTTAATGCGGGTCGAGGAGTATACGGTATTTGTTCAGGATGTGAAAACGAATTGATTTGCAAATATACAGAGGATGTGGTCAAAGCAGAAAAATCTTTTAATGAACTCAAGAAAAGTATTAAAGATTATCCTGAGTGTCTTTCTGTAAAGCTTTCTTGTAAATATAAGAAGTATGTTGCTACCAAGGCTGACATGTGGGGGTCAGATTGGGCTGGTTCTACTTATACTCGTACAAGTGCGAATTCTAATTTAGATATTACTCCTACATTGAAAAAGTCAGAATTTTTTTATTAAACCATTGACAAATTAATGTTTGTGTGGTAATATAAATATACAGTTGGTTAATCGGCAGTTACGAGAAGACAAGATAACTCGTAAAGAAATGTGGTGCAACAGCTTTCTTGTCAAAGTGCCTAATATGTTGCCAAAAGACACCTTGCATCCAACTATAAAATCAAAAGGTAGCGAGTGTATCATTTTAACGGTTTTGGGTACACATCTAAATAAGAATTTCAAAGAAAAATAAAAAGAAAGTTTTATTAAAGCCTTGACAATTTGATGATTGTATGTTATGATTATCATGTTGAAAGGGAAAAGACAAACAATAAAAAATATGCGGGTATGGTGGAATTGGTAGACACACTTGATTTAAGTTCAAATGTCTTGCAGACGTGAGGGTTCGAGTCCCTCTACCCGTACCATTCGCTTTTGCGGAACAAACTTGAGGCGAGGGAAGTTAGAAAACAGTAGTACCTGTACTATGAATTGATTTATAACTCGCCCACATATTACGGGGATTAGCGCAGTTGATAGCGCGCGTGGTTTGGGACCATGAGGCCGTGGGTTTGAGTCCCACATCTCCGACCATATTTTTTAAATTTGTTACAAAAAGTGAGGAATTAATTATACAGAAGAGTTGGAATAAGTTTGTTGCTGGTCTTCTTGTTGTTGTGATTTTTGTTGCAGTTTTGGCATTGTCTGGTTGTAACAATAGCAAGAATAGTATCGGGGCTGATGTAGATAGCGTTCCTGTTGGTTTTACTGATACTGGTTATATGGTAAAGAATGAACAAAATCGTGTTTATCATATTGTTTCTGATATGAATGGCTGGCTTTATTATTGTTCTGATGTTGAAGGTAATCTTACTCCTATTCTAAATGCCTTTGGTACTCCTACTAAGGATACTACTCCTTTTGAGGAAATTAATAATGGTTGAAAATTATTCTCCCGATGAAAAGTTCCTTACTCAAGAATTTACTCTAAAGAGAGATGAGTTGGGAAGCTGGCTTACAGATGCAATGTGGGAAGGTCTTAAAGATTGTTTTAGGACTCCCATTTGCGAAGAAATGACTTGTGAGAAAGATATTGGCTATGAAAGAGTCGTTGGGTTTGTAAGAACTCTTTATGTTGACCCTGAAAATAATTTTGTAACATTTGAGGGGCTTTTTTGGCCTACGTATTCTTCTAAAACTAAAGAAGAGTGGAATAATATTAATCTTTCTGGTGTTTCTTTTTATGTTGTAGGAGAAAAGAATCCTACAAAGATTCCTGTGTCTTGTTTTACAGTGTGAGGTAAATTATGTCTAAGAAGAGTTTTAAATATCGTAATTAGGTTGTTTGTCCGAAATGTCATCAAAAGTATTCAGCTAATTCTAATTATGAATGTCCTTATTGTCATACAAAATTCTACGACTTGAGTTTTGTTGATACAAAAACAGAAAATGGTTCGCCTGTTTATGTAAGATATAAATGTAATGGGTATACTGGCTTTGCAGAAAATCCTAAAGAAGAGTATGATGTATTTATTACAGTAGCAACATTAGGGATTAATGTCGAAAACAATTTTAGTCATAATTATGATTATGTTTATAATTTTCGAAATGAATTTTATGCAAGACATTTACAAACCTCTTCTTTTAATGTAAAGGCAGAAATGGAAGCATTAGCTACTTTAGGAGAAAATAATGAACCTATCCTCTTTGTAGTTGAAGCTGTTCCTAAGAAGAAAAAATAAGGTATGCGTCTATAGTCTAACTGGATAAAACAAATCTCTCCTAAAGATTAGTTCTGAGTTCGAGTCTCGGTAGGCGTGCCAGAAAGGAAAAGATATGCCTAAGTGGTTGATTATTGTAATTGTTTTAATTCTTAATCATATTCTGTGGATTTTCTTTGCTCGTGTAATGAAGTGCATCGCAGAAGAAGATGAAGATTATTGGGATTTTGCTTATCCAACAGAATCTTTGGGCGCATTTTTCTTTCCCTTATTTGTATTTATTTTTTCTGCTGCTAAGTTTGTCAGTAGAAAAGCTATTTATTCTGGTAAATTTGACGATAATGAAAAGTAAAGGAAATAAAAAAATTCTTTTATTAAATACTTGACAGATTTAAATATCTGTGTTACCCTATAAGAGAAGTGAGGAACACAAGTTGGAACTTTCTAAGAATCCTTCAATTAGATTCCTAACAGTTGTAAATGGTAAGGCTTGGTGTGATAATGATTCCGAAACTAAAAAGTTTAAGTTGACTAATACACCTCCTGAGCCTTTAAGAAAAGCTGTAGATGTTATTGCAGAAGATTTGGGAATTGATTTTCCTATGAGTTCTGCTAATTATGTTGCTAAAGTATACAAAGATTTTCTTGTAAAACATTTTGATTCATACCATCAGTATTATAAGAAGTTACAGGAAAATTTGCAAGAAACAGATAAAGAATAAAGGAGAAGGTTATGTCAGTGTCTATTATTCAGGGCGATGTCCTTAAGACTTCGGCAAAGTATATTTGTCATCAGGTTAATACCTTTGGCGTAATGGGCGCTGGTGTTGCTCTTCAAATTAAGAAGAATTATCCTCATGTTTATTTGGAGTATAATAAGTTTTGTAGTTATCATACTCCTGAAGAGCTCTATGGTAAAGTTCTTCGAATTGAAGAAAACAAAGATAGAGTTTTTCTTAATATGTTTTCTCAGGTTGGTATTGGTGGACCAAATGTAAACACCAACTATGAATATTTTCATGAATGTCTTCTTAAGATTCGTGAAATGATTCCCATTGGAGAAGAGATTGCCATGCCTTATATGATTGGGTGTGGTCTTGCTGGTGGAGATTGGTCTATTATCAGCGCAGATATTTCTGATACTTTAGGACTAAGCCATATTGTACGTTTGTATGATTTTAATGGCGTGACTTCTGTGAAAAATAATTATGAAAGTTTGGCTTAAATATATAGATTGTTGGTATGAAGATTGTTCTCTTGATTCTGTAATGACAGAAGAGGCTATGCTCAAGGATAAGCAGAGTTATTATCTTGAAGCGACTGTTAAACTTTCTGAGGATATTAAATATCTTACAGATAAAGTGGAAATTGCTAAAAAAGAAAGACAACCTTATATTGAACAGCATAAAGAATATTGTCAGAGAAAGAATGACTTAATTAAATCTTTAGATTCATTAGCAACTCTTTCTGATGACCAACAAAAGCGTATTTATATTTTACTTAAAGATGTAAAAGCAAAGTTGCGCAAATATACAAAAGAGATTGAAAGAAAAAGTTTTTATATCAAAGACTTAGAGCGAAAAATTGAAAGACTCAGAAATCAATCTGAGGAAGAAATTCTTGATTCTTATTTAAGAGAAAATCATATTGCTTATGAGAGTTGGGAAGTTCTTGAACATTAAATATTAATTAAGCTATATACTCCATTGGTTAAGTCTACGTTTGTCTGGTTAAGTTCATTACTTTACTGGTATCTTAGTAGGAAACCTATCAGGCTAGCATGAGGTCTCTACGGAGCATGGAGTTTGATACCATTCATGCGTGAGTGGTATCATATATGCAGGATTAGTGTTAGCGGTTAGCACGACGGTCTTCCAAACCGTAAGGGCGAGTCCGAATCTCGTATCTTGCTCCATCAAATTTTATTTAATAAACACTTGACAAAGAGTTTGTTAGATGTTATAATTCAAAATGTAAAAAGGAAGTACGAAAAATGACTGATATTACCCCTATCGTAGTTGCTGTAATTGGTTTGTGCTCTTTGATTTTTACAGTTGTCCTTATCCCTTATCTCAAGAAGAAGGGTAAGTTGGACGATGTTAATCATGCTCTTACTCAAGCAGAACTTATTCACAAGTATGCTTTGATTGCAGTCAAAGCTGTTGAACAGATGTTCCCTCGGGAAGTCGAAAAGCGTTTGCAGGAAGCAACAAAGTATTTCAATCAGCAGATGGAAGCTCTTGGTATTACTCTTAATGCAGATGAAGTTCGAAAGGCTCTTGAAGCCGCTGTATATGAAGTGAATCGTGAGCTTCACGATGAAAAGTTGAAGGAAAGCCAGATTCAGACTGACAATCCTGTTCCTTCGAATGACAAGATTGATAACACTGGTAATGTTATCCCTGATGAAGATACTGTAACTGAAGAAGCAGTAGGCTAAGATAATTTTCCTTTCTTATCTTAATAAATGTGTTGTTGAGACGCAATTACTCAGCGTCTATAAATAAGTTAAGTAACGTGAGGTTTGTTGGTGAAATACGAAAGTCCTCTTCGGAATGGAAAAACCAATATTATATGGGAGTATAGTTCAACTGGTTAGAATGCCGCCTTTACACGGCGGAGGCTTACAGGTTCGAGTCCTGTTACTCCCACCATCAGATTTAAATTTAAACAAAAGTTGACACTCACAGCAAATTTATTTTATGTTTTTGGAATAACGTCGTGTAAGGTTCGACTCCTTATTAACAAATCCCTTGAGCAAGGAATAGTTAACCGTGGATGGCTAGAAAAAAGTGTCAAGATTGCTCACTTATGCAGATATGGAGTAATGGTATCTCACGGCTCTGCTACAGCCGCTTACCGAAAGGTAATACAGGTTCGAGTCCTGTTATCTGCGCCAAAACTCGTGGATTCCGTATCCCTGTAAAAAAGCGGAAGAAGGAGTATTTGAGGAAGGTTTACTCAAATTAAAAATAAACCGAACGGCTGTATGATTCCCCAGTTGACCTCAAGGATGAGATGTTTAACATAATGCAAGCAATGTTAAATATATAGGCATGGGAGTAGGTTTAAGAACGCCTATGGTCAAAAAAAGTTCTTTTATATCCCCATTAGTGTAATGGAGCATTCTCGTTAAATGACGTTGAGTAAACACTAAGGTAGCTCCTTAGTGATAACAGACACATCGGGAGAGGAAGTTGGTTCGAATCCAATTATGGGGTTCAGACCCTACAATAATAGTGGTGACATTGTTGTAGGTATCGAAGTGGAAACGGTTGTTGTCATTGTAGATGATGCCACCGATGACGTGCTTGGTGTTGTTGGCTCAGATGGTGGACTGAGAGTCAATGACGAACTCGAATAACGGATGAGAGTATAAATAATTCCGTTTATATGCGGCAACTGGTGTAATAATAAAAGTAGCCATGGACAATACTTTTATTATGTTTGGAGTTCGATTCTTCGATGCCGCTCCAAAAGACAGAATGGTTAGATATTTCTTGATGTCTTTTCAAAAAACAAGAAATCCGTAAGGTCTGTACGAAACATTCCTTGGAATACAGTTTAGCTGGTTACAATGTATTCGACACTGAACCGCCCTCCAAGTCTGATGGACTGGTAACAATAGAAAGACCGTTGCTTTGCTTAACTGGGTACGTTAAACCCTTATGCAATGAGCAAAACTGATAATGAAAATGACCAAGATAGTTGAGTGTAAGCCCCTTATAAGGAATAGCCTCTCCTCAGCCAAACCGAGGACAGATAAGTGAAAAGCTGGTCTGTCAGTAGTTATCAGTTTTTGTTCCTTATATATTTAGTAAAATAAAAGGGTGTTTTTATGGATTACATTGATAAGCAGTTTGCTAAACGTGGATATAAATTAGTACGTCAAAATGAATATGGCGCTTATTATGAAAGAAAAGATAATAAGTTTAATTATACAAGCGAGCTTGATATTATAGCCAAAGCAAATGGTAAGCATCTTGTTCAGTGTTATGATGCCCAAGTAGTTTATGGTCATCCTGAAAAGGATTCTAACAACTATCGTGTTATGAATGAAGTTGATGGAATTGATGCTTCTCTTTCTTTTTGGATTTGGTTAAAGTTTCATCAGCTTAAAAGAAAGTATAAATGGGATAAGGTGAAGAAACATGATTGAGACATATATTAAGAAGCCTGTTGCTGTTCAAGCAATTATTTGGACTGGCGATAATGAGGATGAAATTACAAGCTTTGTTGGTGCTCATTGTTGTGTTACGACAGAGCATACTATGAATGGCGTTAAGAAGAATCTTATTATGTATACTCTTGAAGGTTATCACTGTGCCTCTGTTGGCGATTATATTGTCAAAGGTATTAAGGGAGAATTTTATCCTGTTAAGCCTGATATTATGGAATTAACTTATGTTAAGGTGACTGAGTAATGGATACTTCTTTGTTTGAAATTGTTGGTCATTATTCTATTTGGACTGGTGAAATTACTAAATTCCGAGTTGATGATATTCTAAGAGATAAAGAATTTAATTATTGGTATAAGATAGATTCTGAAACTATTGAATATCCTTGGGAAGTTCGTATTTTAGATGCTACTCAAGTTTGGACTAATGCTGACTGTTATCAAGATAGTACATCAGGTAAATGGATTTATAGCTGCATTCCTTATGACGGTTTAATCTTTACCCTTGAAGCTAATTCTATGACAGAATTGGTAGACCTTATTAGAGATTTTGTTACTCCTCCTGAAGACATGGAAATTAAACTTGTTGCAAGTCCTAATCATGATTGCTTTACTAATCAAGTTTCGATGTATTTAAGAAAAAATTCTGACAAAAGTTCTAATAAAGACTTGACAAAGATTTAAAAGTGTGGTAAGATAAATACATCTTAAGAGAAGAGAAAAATAAAAACTTCTTAAAAAAACAAAAAACAAAAATCAAAAAGAAAATTTTAATAAGTGGTTGACATCTTAAAGATGATATGCTATAATAAGTGCATAAATAAAACCTCCTGAATAATAAAGTAGACTCTTACAGCAATTTCCTAAAAAGGTTAACACAATTGTCTGCAAAACAATCATTAGCAAGTTCGATTCTTGTCAGAGGGCGCTCTGTGGTGAATAATACGCAAAAGAGTCTAGGTTAATTAATAGAGACATCTATAAAGAGGTAGTAATATGGATAATATGGATTGGAAAGAAGTTGTTAATTGTGCACCAAGGGACACTGTAAAGAAAGCAATAAAGTTTTGTGAAAGTCATGAGTGTGCAGAATGTTTAATTCATATTAATAATATTGAGCATAGAACAGAGTATGACAAATGTTGTGAATTTGTTCCTTGTGTGGATAATTTGATTTATGAATTGGTTGTACATCCACATTATAAACTTTAATTTGGTCGGTTAGTCAAGTGGGCTAAGACACTGGCCTTTCACGTCAGTAGCACGGGTTCGAACCCCGTACCGACTACCATTATTCAAATCAGAAATCCGTTCTTATGATAGTGTAAGTAAGTTTTATCGGATTTAAATGAGGGGAACTTAAATCTATCGAAGGGTTAAGAAATAATTGTTTGACGAAAAGTTGTTTCTCCTTTCTCTCTATCTGAGATGAATAATTTCCTTTCTGTAAGATGATATTGTAAAGTAGAGACTAACAGCAAATTATGTTGATAGCCAAACTCCCATTCTTCGGTTCGAATCCGAACGTCTTCAGTTGAAGTATGTAGCCAAGTGGTTTAAGGCAGGAGTCCATAACAACAATGTCTCTAGTAAAATAAAAGGAGTAAAAAATGCCAGCTAAAATTGATTTAACAAATTAGACTTTTGGAAAATTAAAAGTGGTTGAACCAGCTCCATCTAAAAATGGAAAGACTTATTGGAAATGTTAGTGTGAATGTGGTAATTTTACTATTGTTCAAACTGGACATTTAAGGTCTCACAAAGTTCGTTCTTGTGGTTGTCTTAAAGTAATAAGACCTTATGAAGATTTGAGTTTAGGATTTAAAAAGTGTGCTTTGTGTGGGAAAATTTTTAATTCTAATAATTATAAAAGAAATTATTGTTATGAATGTTCTCCTAAAGGTTTAGATTCAGCTAAAAGGTTACGTTTTTTAAAAAGAAAAATTAAACATCTCTTAATTGAGTATAAACGGGGAAAATGTGAAAAATGTGGTTATAATGAACATGAAGCTGCATTGCAATTTCATCATAAAGACCCTTTTAAAAAGGAATTTAGTTTAAGTTAGGTTAATCTTAATTCAGAATTTACAATAGAAAAAATGAAAACAGAAGTTGATAAATGCATGTTGTTATGTGCTAATTGTCATATGATTGAACATTTTAAATTAGATGAGTTTGATTTATAAAGATGCGTTTGTGGCCAAGTGGTAAGGCACCGCACTTTGTTGGATAGCATTAGGGCCTCGATAAGTTCAAGACTTATATCCAACCCCATAATGCGGGTATCGAGAGTTCGAATCTCTCCAGACGCACCAATAGCAGAAATGCTTATTTTGTAATGACTTCAATAGTAGACGCTTACAGCAATTTTAATTGTACTTATCTGTTAAATAAGAATACACAAAAAGCGTCTAGCCCCTTTCTAAAAAAGGGAATAATTAAATGGGTGAGTAGTGAATCGGCAAACACGGGAGTCTGTAAAACTCTTTCCTAACGGAGTAGAAGGGTCGGCACCTTCCTCACCCACCAATTTAAAATTTAAAGGAGAAAATATTATGGGTTTTATGGGAGAAATTTCAGAAGATATTGGTTGGAATGATTGTATTAATTATCTTCTAAAAAATGTTGATAAATTTCAATCAACTTTAGACGGTGGAGCTTATGATTATTTTCCCAATGATGAAATTAAAGAAATTTTAAAGAATTTAATTAGACCGGAAATCTAATAAAATTTTTGTTTTAAAACTCTTGACAAAATGAAAATTTTATGCTATAGTAAAAATATGATAAAGATACAAATTTATTTGTAAGCTAATTGTTCATTTTTTATTGTTCATAAAAGCATTCCTTTCAAGTAGACTCTAACAGCAACTTTACAATCACAAATGCTAAGGGCCTGTTTGTTGGAGGTTCGAATCCTTCACTCCCGACCATCGGGAGTTAGCTCAACGGATAGAGCAACAGATTTTGTAAAAATGAGTCTAGTTAATAAATTGACGCTCCTATTTTCTTCAAATAGGCAAATATAAATTCCTTTCAAGTAGACACGTACAGCAAAATTACTTGATGCTTTAATATGGAAAATTAACGATAAGGTTCGACTCCTTAATCTTCTTTAGAAGATGCGTGGTTGCTGGAAATCAAAAAAACGTGTCTAGGTTAAGTATGGCTGAGTGGCGAAATTGGCATACGCAGTTGCTTCAAGTACAACCCTCGAAAGAGATGTGGGTTCAAGTCCCACCTCAGCTACCATAGTTGCATCTCAATTGGCAGATAGCGAATGTAACTTATATTAAACTGCCCGATTCAGCAAGGATGGCTAAAGCCTTGTCGGTGTTCCATATATTTGAACTCATCTTTAATCTGTTAAGTTAAAGTCCTTCGGTGTTCTACATGTTTGAACTCATCTTTAGTCCGTTAAGCTAAAGCCCCAACGCCCGTCCGAAGTCTTGGAGTAGAGAGCAAGTGAATGGTTCTCGAACGCAAAGTAAGCTGTCACAAGCTGAAAAAGGCTATAAGCCGTACATGGGTAGAACACAGATATATGGTGAGAGATGTTAGGGTGCGAATGTAACATCAAAAGCCTACAGCGAAAAGCTATACGGAGAAGTCTGTGCCGTGTTTACGGGAATAAGTAGTTGCGTACTTATTCAAACAAAAACTCTGATTACTGCAACTAAATCGGGGTAGGTATTGAGGTTATGGGTCATGTAACCTTAAAACACAATAAGCCGAGCACACTGCTTATTGCTCCTAACAGGTGGTGCTGAGGATGAACAACAAAAGCCAAGTTATAGAGTTCTTGTAAAAAACTCTGTTGTTATTTAAAAGAATAGCTCAATTATGGGCCTGTAACTCAGTTGGGAGAGTGTCTGCTTTGCACACAGGAAGTCGCAAGTTCAAGTCTTGTTAGGTCCACCAAAAGTTTTAAGGGCAGTTTCTTTAAAAAACATGCAATTTGCTGATGGGTTTTCCAAACGGATGTGGAAATTAAATGAATGGAAGGGTATAATTCAGCCCAGAATCAGCTTTAAAATTATATTTGGGTGTGTAGTTCAGTCTGGTCAGAACACTTGACTGTTAATCAAGGAGTCGAAGGTTCAAATCCTTCCATACCCGCCAAAAGTGGAGAGTGTAGGTTCGAGTCCTGCCCTGCTCGTGGGAAACTCTTGCAGGAAGCTGCTAGGTACAGCGCCACTTAGAATTTCTTTCACCTTATTACGCGAAATATGGGATTGAGATGTTGCTTTAGTCGGGTTCTTTTACAGCAGAAAATAAGAACGCACCTGTTTAATTGGGTCTTTTAGTTCAGTAAAAACAAGGAAAGACCTCGCTTGTTTAGGAATTTTCTTCAGATATTGAACGAAAACATTTAGAGAATTCTCTCATTGCAATGCCGAAAGGTAGCAAGATATGAAAACAGCTAATTGGTGGACGTACTTGCTACTGAGTAGGGATAAGAGAGAATTAAATATGCTTTGGTAGCTCAATTGGTAGAGCAGTGGACTGAAAATCCACGTGTAGCCAGTTCGATTCTGGCCTAAAGCACCATTGCTGGCGAGTGAAACGGATATATAAATCACGCTTGGCTCATACCCAAGTAATAGTGGGTTCGACTCCCATGCTTCAGCAACCAAAAAATAAAAGGAAGTAAATTCTAATGACTATTAATTTTAAGACTTACATTTATTAGACAGCAAATAATAAAAAGTTTGTTTATAGATGTCCTCATTGTAATAAAGGGATAATGCAAGTAGCAGAAACTAAAACTGCTAAAGATGAAACTAATTTTTTATCTTGGAATTATACTTGCCCAGTTTGTAAGAAGCAGATTGTCTCTATTGAAAAAGACGGTTGTTCTTCTTTTAAAAGTGTGTTCCCTCCAATGACTCAAATTAGTGATAAAGAATTTACTGATATTAAAAAGGATGTAGGAGAGAAGGGTATTTATCTATTCTCTGAAACATAAAATGCTAGCGTACAGAAATTGGTTATAACTGCCTAGACTTGAAATCTTGTGTGCTGACGTTGAATCAGCCTGTGGGTTCGAATCCTACCGCTAGCGCCATTAAACGGAGTCTTTAATATAAAAATTTGGAATGGAAATGATTTTGAATATCTTGGTTATTTTGTAAAAAATAATAAGAAAGCCAAATATTTTGAGGTTTTTGATAAGAATGGCAATCTTCTTTTCAGACAAACTAATTGGGGTCATGCTTGTGTGACTTCAGTTAAACATAAGATTGAAGACTTTCATAAAAAATATGGACAGGAGATTAAAAATGAGCAATAATAATTCAATCGAAATCGAACGTAAGTTTTTAATCTCTGGTTTTCCTAAAGTCGATTTTGATGAAGTCGGAATTGTTAAAACTATCTATATTAATATCAAATATAATTCTGATGGAAAAATTTTACAGGAAATTCGTATAAGACGTTGGTTTGAAAGTGGCAAAGGTTATCGTCCAGATGCTCTTACTTTTAAATCTGGTGGTACTTTAACTCGTACTGAAATTGAAACAAATCTTACAGATAATTCTTTGTTTGACTGTTTTAATGAACTTGGTTATAATCCTATTGTAAAAGATTATAGAGGTCTTTACAATAATGGTTATTTAATTGAATTCAATCTTGTAGATGGCGGTACTGATACTGCTTTCTATTATGCCGAAGTTGAATTTGATTCTGAGGAAGAAGCTAACAGTTATGTTTGGCCTTTTCCTGAAGTATTTATTGAGGAAGTTACTAATAAGCCTGAATATAAGATGGCAAATTATTGGAAACGTACTCGTGGATAAGGACTTTTATTAGTCCTTCATTTGCTGGATTAGTTCAGTTGATAGAACGTATGATTTGTAATCATAATGTCAGGGGTTTGAGTCCCTTATCCAGCTCCATTGAAGTGTAGCTCAGGGGTAGAGCGGCGTAGGGGTATCTTCGCTGGTCGTTGGTTCGATTCCAACCACTTCATTTTAGAATTTCTTTTCCGAATAAAAGAGGGTTTTTATTATGGATGAATTTTTAATCTCAGAAGAGAATATGAAAATCTTTGAGCAGATTAAAGCTTTAAAGAAAGATAAATATACCATGAAAGATGTTAATACCATTTGCGAATTGCTTGGGGTTAAATTGTTTTGGTATCAAAAGTTTGTTCTTCTTCATCTTCTTAATGATAAAAATTAAATGAGGTATATATGCCGATAAGAAACGGAAACAATGATATTTATAGTGACATTTTCTTCCAATATTTGAATGAGAATGAAGAGAAGATGATTGATGAAGTGGCTTCTAAGCTTGAAAAACACAATCCAGTTCTTTATCCTAAAGATGTTTCAGTAGCAATTTCGAAATCCATTTGTAGGGATTATAAGAAATATCTTTATGAACACGGATATACTTTTAAGAAAGAATACTTAGAAGAATACTTAGAAGAATACTTTAAAAATTTAACAGAAGAAATTCTTAAAAACTCTTGACAAAAGAAATTGAATGTGATATACTAAATTATAGTTTCAAATCTATTATCCAGTTTCATTAAATTTTAAGTGTGATTAAAATGAGTAAACAGATTAAATTGACTCCTTTACAAAAATTAGAGTTTATCAAAATGTGGTTGGGAAAGGATTTCTTTTTTCCTAAGCAACGTGAAGAAAAACTTTTAGATTTGTTAAAGGATGAAAAAGAAATCAAATGCTCAAAAGACTATAATTCTTACTTAGCTACTTTAAAATTTCTTGAACAAGTTCTTACAGATGCTCAAACATGGGATGAATTTGTTGAGGATGAATAAAAAGAAATTTTAAAAAGTACTTGACAAGATGAAGAGTATATGTTATACTTAAGATGTGGTTGAGAGGTGAAGATAATGACTTAGTTAGAAAAATCTCCTTTATTTCAAATAACTAAAGAAGAGTGGCAAAAAATAATTGATTCTTCCACAAGTTATTCAGATATATTAAGTAAAGTAAATAGAAGGGATGATAGGAATAGTTATTCTACATTAAGAAAAATTCTTTCTTCTTTCTCTGATTTAGATTATACTAAGATGAAAGAAAATGCTTAGAATAAACTTTATAAAGGTGAATTATCTTTTGATGAAGTGTTTAAAAAAGGAACACATTTTAATACTTCAACTTTAAAAAGAAAATTAATAAAAAGTGGTATTAAAAAGTTTGAAAAATGTGAGTGTTGTGGAATTTCAAGTTGGATGGGAAAACCGATTGTAATTCAATTACATCATAAAGATGGAGATAATACTAACAATGAAGTAGATAATATCGCTGAATTATGTCCCAATTGTCACAGTCAAACAGATAGTTATGCTAAACAAAAAGGTAATAATTTAAATAATATTCTTCCAGATGTAAGTCCTGAGAAAAAGAAAAATTATTGCTTAAGTTGTGGGACAGAAATTTCCAAAGGTAGTAAATATTGCGAAAAATGTGAAAAAGAAAGACGCTGGAAAAATTCTAATCGTCCTCCTAAAGAAGTTTTAATTAAAGAGCTAGAAAATTTTACAAGCTATGCTTCTTTAGCAAGGAAATATAATACAACTGATACTAATATAAAAAATTGGATTATTAGTTATGAATTGTCTTTTCCTAAGAAAACTTTTGTCAAATATAAATCTAAAATCCATCATCCAGAATATCAGGTATATTCAACAAGGAAGACTGCTACTGGTTGGGAAAGATATTTACAATTAGGTCAACATAAAATTGCTCGATATGTTCCTCGGCATACAATTTCACAAATAGAAGAATATATAAAAAACTTTTATGATGAAGCAGTAGAAAAAGGGATTATTGAAAATAATTGATGCGGGAGTTAAGGAGGGGCCACCTTACCACATTCCGAGTGTGGGTTAAATCCGTCAAGAACGGTGTTCGCGGGTTCGAATCCCGTCTCCCGCTCCAATTCCTTAGTAGTTTAAAAGACGATAAACAAATTAAAATACCCTTCAGTCGGAAAGCCTCTAATGAGTATAGAATGGCACTCAAGTAGGGAGTTCTGGATGGGCGAATCGGAACCACCAGCTAAGGAAAAATATATAGGGGTATAGCCAAATGGTGAAGGCAGCGGCCTTTGACGCCGCCATTAAAGGTTCGAATCCTTTTACCCCTGCCATAAGCAACAATTCAAATTTATCGTTTAACGTAGACGCTTACAGCAAACAATAATAAAATCAAATTCTAGTAAAAAAGATATAAATTAATATTTAAAAAAGATTTTGGGTATTGTTCCTTGCTAATTAGTTTATGATGCTTTCATGATTCTCCTTTGTTAGTATTATGCGTCTAGTTTATAAGTGCCGTACCAAGGTTGGGGTCGCTCGACGGAGGGCTTAAGAAGGGGTTCGAATCCCCCACGGTGCAAGATTGAATTGTTTGGAGTACTACAAACAAGATGGTAAGTTATTGATGATTTAAAAGTAAACCCTTACAGCAATTTAACTACTTAATTTTTGCTTGAAAAAAGATTATGGATAGGGTTTAGATTTGTAATGTTAAAAGTAGACACTAACAGCAATTTTAAAAAGTATTCTATATATATATTAAAATGCCAAAATTTAATTGTACATATTAACTTTTAAAGTGTCTAGGATTTTATATGCTGATATAGCTCAATAGGTTAGAGCTTCCGACCACGAAATAGCTTAAGAAAAGCAAAGGATGTAAGTTCAAATCTTACTTTCGTGACCATTATAATCGGAGGGTTGAGTGTTCGAGCCACTCTATCAGCACCATTTATAATTAAAAATAAAGTAGACTCTTACAGCAATTACTTAGAGACTTGTGATGTGGGATTACAAATGTTTTGAAAAATGAGTCTAGCTTTATTAAGCGCCTGTAGTCTAATTGGATAAAACCGCACTCTTCTAAAGTGTATCTTATGAGTTCGAATCTCGTCAGGCGTACCACTTAAAGTCATTTGACTTTATTTAATATTGCGGCGTAGTATAATGGTAAATGCGCACGGCTCTAACCCGTGAAATGCTCGTTCGATTCGAAGTCGCCGCTGAAATATCTAAGGAAAAGTATTTTTCCTTTTGACATATAAGCAGAATAAACAAAAAACTAAACAAAAAACTAAAGTAAAACAAAGAAATTAAAGGAGACAAAAAATTATGTGTGACAACTGCAAGAACGACATTTCCCGACCGTCTAACTCTTCTATTGCTTATGGTGTTTATGAGAGTGGTGGCGTAGTCAAGGCTGAGGTAACTGATACTGCATTTGATGCAATGCATGTTATTACTCGTCTTTGTGAAAAGGCTGATATGAAGACTATTTCTCTTGAAGGTATTTGGGAGAACACTCTTCTTGAAAACAGCTATCGTGGTAAGGCTAAGGTAAACCATGCTGATGGTGACAAGTTCGTTGAGGACATTGGTAAGGAGTTTGCTCGTGGCAAGGCTCTTGAAAAGTATCATCGAGCATTTGACCGTAAGATTCTTGCAATGCTTCTTGATGCACGAGTTCTGGTTGCAACCATTGAACATTATTGTGCTAAGAAGAGTATCAACACTGAAAAGATTCCTTCGATTGAAGCGATTTCTAAGAAGCGCTTTGGTTGTAAGTAATCAAAAATAAAAAGTAGTTCATCTAAAATTTTCATAAATTCACTCCAAAAAGAGGAAGAGGTCGAATGTCTTCTTCCTTTTTTTACACATTTTTTTTGTAGATTCTCTAATAAATACTTGACAAGAAAAGATATATATGGTAATATTTAAATAAATAGAAAGGAGAGTTGATATGGCAATTAACAACATTACATATGGAGAGGTCGAGGAATTTTTCTCGGAGCTTATTTCTCCCACAACTCCTAAAGCTCGTAAGTATTATGTTTATGGTACTTATCAAAGAGCTATTGAGGACGCAAAGATTGAGAAGGAATTTGAAGATGTTTTCAAGAGTTCTGGTGGATATCAGTGGAGTTACAGCGCTACCATGATTGGTGAAGACATGTGTGTTATTACTTGGTATGACAAGGGAGAGGTAAAGGGCTATATTCCTTGTTACAAGGATAAAGAAGGACACATTCACAATTCTTCAACTGCTTTTCTTGATTTTGATGAAGCAGTACTTGGTTGTGTAGCTTTAAAGAAAACCAATGAAGTAAATGCTGTTGAATGGATGTATAAGCTTGTTACAAACAATGATTCAAAGCATTAAAATAAAAAATTAAAATAATAAAAAGAGGTAAAATAAAATGCGTAAGCTTAATACGATTCAGAAGAGGAACAACCTTAATACTGTGTACGCCGTTGATGAAAAGGGCGTTGGCAATGCCAATCATGTTTACAATGTTATTGTAACTGATGGTCAGGGTAATGAGACTCCATATTCTATTGCTTTCCAAAATGGTCCTCGCAAGGAAATGAATTCAATTCATGGACTTCTTGACACAGACCTTCTTGAGATTGTTCGTGACCGTCTTCAGGGTTTCCAGTCTGGTGAATTTGCTTGTCGTGAAAATGCGATTGCACTTACTCATCTCGAAGAGTGTTTGCTCTGGATGAATAAGAGAGTTGAAGACCGTGCAGAACGTGGAGTACTTGGTACTTCTAATAAATAATTAAGATGGATAGAAATAATCTTACTGTCATTAAAGGGGGGAAGGATGAAAATTCTTCTCCTTCTTTAGAAAATAGACCAATTCCAAAGTGCAAATTTTGTTCTCAGCCAATGATTGCTGGAGAGAAAGATACCTATTATTGCACTTGTAAGAATTATTTGTCTTATTTACGTTTATTAGAGCAAATGCAAAAGTTAGAAGAAACTTATAAAACCAATATGGCTGCTTATCAATCTATTGCTCAAAAGCTTTTACAGGATTCTGATTACTATAAAAAGGTAATTGCTCTTACAAGAAAGAGACAAGAAGAAGAAAAAGAAGAAAAAAATAATCCTAAGAAGTCAGTAAAGGTAATTAACTTTACAGAAATAAACAATAATAAAAACAAGATAAAAGCTGAGGACGATGATATTTTAGGATATTATTGGTTTCCTCCAATTAACTAAATTATTAATAAAACAAAGTAAAAAGAAAGGAGACAAAGAAATATGCCCCAGTGGGAAAGATGGCAAGGAGAATTGCTTCACAGTCTCCAAGATATTATAACATATAGTCATTTAGGACTTGTATTTACTTTAATTCCAAACGAGGAAATTTCTATAGACCAAGAAGAAAAAGATTTGCACTTGTCAATTAAAGCAATGGTTTATAAGAAATATTATAATTCTATTTCGCCCCCAAGATGGACTTGGAATGATTCTTTAGCATCCGCAAAAAACAATTTGATGGTATTTATCAATGAATGGTTAAAGAGAAAGGGGTTGTTGTAATACATAAGATGGAAGATAACAACAAAAAGTTACATGGTATTTTAGGATTAATTCTTAATGCTTTTTACTTTTTTATTGGAGCACATTATTTAACTACTTGTTATACGACAAGTATATTATCGTATATTGTTTTAGTAACAGCTTTTTCTGTTTATATTGGGTATTGTTATACTTTTGGTGTCAAATGGGAGATTAAGCGTATTCAATCCAACGAAGAGAAAATTGAAAACATAGAAAAGAAAATCGAAACAATGGAGAAGAGTATCAATTATCTTATGGAACACTCTTCTTTAGATGAGAAAAAATATAATAGATATTTAGATATTTCTGAACAAGAGGGTTTTGACCCAATTACACATCAGCGACTTTAAAAAAAATTTTTGAAAAGTATGTAATAAGTACTTGACAAAATAAAAGTTAAGTGCTATTATATAACCAAGCTAAAGGTAACACTTTAGCGAACTAGAAAAGGCTTAAGACAAGATGTAGCAAGCATTATTTAATTGATTTGGTTGTAAAGCGTTTCACCAACGCAGATTGCTACGACGAACTAAACTTGCTTAAAGGTAGTGGGAGCAATCCTCTAAAAGATTTCCGATGGTGGTTTGGAACTTCTCTATTTAGTGTAAGAAGGTAAATGGATAAGGCAACATCCGTGTTAGCGTTTATCGTGTAGGAAATTTTAGAGTAGATAAAAAGAAAGGGAAATATAATGTCTACTAAAATTTATGAAATTATTCCTTATGAAGTAGAAGCTTTGAAGTGGGAAAAAGACAATTGGAAAGAAGTTGTAGAATTCTTTAAAGCTCACAACACTGAAATTAAGAATGTTATTAAATATTCTGAAAAGGCGCTTGAAAGTTTTAAAAAGCTTAGTAAGACTTGGTTTGAAAAAAATATTGATAATGAAGGTAGATATGCTTTTGTTGCTTATAGGCCAGAAGATGATTCTTATGATGAATATGAAGAATTTGTTGAACTTGGAGATTATTTTGTAATTGAAAAAAAATGGTTTAGTTTATGTAAAACATGGACTTAATTTTGAGAATATGTTTAGGGAGAAAGAAAATGTTTGAAGTTAAGTTTCTTCGTCACAACAAAAAAAAGTATAACAGTAATATTTCCCAAGAGTATTCTTTCAAGAAAACTTTTAATACTGTAACAGAATTTATGCAATATTTGGATAAAACTCCTCGACTTTCTGTTTCAGTAGTTAATTATAGTGGTCTTAGTCATTCTGAATGGTATGCTTTTTGTCAAAAAAGGCATCAGAAACTTTGGAATGATAGACTTAAATATAAAAAAGAACATCCTGAAATTTCTTGGATTGACCAGTATCTTACGCCTGAGCACAAAAAAAGAGAATTCCTTAATTTGTTAAAAGGTGGAAAGTTTGAGCCTGCTCATAATCTTCCCAAAAATTATTATAAGAAGCATGATTTGTAACTTAAATTGATTTAATATAAAGTTGTCAAGAAAAAGTTTTTAGAACTTCTTGACAACTTTATTTTTTTGTGGTATACTTTATTTACAAAAATATTCAAGGAGTTTTTGAAATGGAAAAAACTTTTAATATCAAGTGTACGATGGAAGAAAGATGGATTGATTCTTTTCTTTCTATGTTACGTTATATGGAAGCCTGTGGAAAAATTGGACATTCTACTTTAATTGGTTTCTATAGTGATGGTGATGGAGATTTCCGACCTCTGTTTGAACCTGATGTACAATTTAATAGAGATGATGGCTATGTTCCTGAAAAGGATAGTGGCAAAATCCCTTCGAGGATTTATGATGCTGGCTAAAAGTTAGCCAAGATTGGAGACTTTAATGATTGGAAGTATTGGAAAGTAAAACAGTTGTTCCTTTTACGCCAGAAGAATTTGCCGAAAGAGCGCAAGAGATTGTAGATTTATGTCAAGGTGATGCAACTCTTTTAAATGGTTGGGGACATAGAGCAATGGATAGTTTAATGGAAGATGTGTTATGGTCTTTAGGTTTTGATAAACGGATTGAAATTTTTGACCAGCTACGTCGGGTGAGGTATTGAAAGGCATAATATGAAACAAATTAGGAAAAAAGTTTTTGAGACTAATTCTTCAAGTGTTCATTCATTGAGTATTGAGGGTAAAGACAATTATGATTATACACAACTTAATGATTATATTGAAGAAGATTATGGTCACAATGGTTACGGCAAGTATCTAAAATTAAATTTTGAAGCCTTTGGATGGGGTTGGGACTCTGATTTAGATGAAAATAGCGCAATAGCTAAACTTGAATATATCTTAACTGCGATAACTTGTTTCCAAGGTTATAATATTAATTGGAGCAGTAGAGAAGATAAAGAAGAAGCTATTAAAGAAGTTATGGAATCTGATGATTTCCAAAAGTTTGAAGATGATGTAAAGTATGCTCTTTCTAAACATGATATTCACATTACAGGAATTAAAATTAGTCCTGATGAAGATGGTTATGTAGACCATCAAAGTCTTGATTATTATGTTTCTGATGGGATGTATTATATTTTTGCAAGAGATGGAATTACATTAGAAGATTATATTTTTAATAAATGCTATAGTTTGATTATCGACAATGACAATCACTAACACAAAATAAAATAAAAGTGAAATTTTAAGGAGTATTATAAATGTCTAATAACAATAGTTGTATGTTTAAGTGCAAGAAGAAGAACTCAATTGATGGAAAGATTTATCGTGTATATCAGATTTTACCACTCCCTAGTCAGCTTGGTACTCTTGGTCTGATAGGCATTATGTATTGTGAACAGGACAAGAAGTTTGACGCTAATGATTTGAGCCAGTTTGAAATTATTGAAGAGATTTCCCTTCAGTAATTAAATCAAAAAACTAACAAAATAATTTAATAAATACTTGACATTTACCTCTCCTTATGATATTCTCTTAATAGAAAAAAATAAGGAGAGTTGTTTTTTATGAACATTTATAATCAGTATAATCGCTTTGTTCATTTTGTCGGTGATATTCTTATTACTGACCCTTGTTATATTATCCGCGAAGACGGTAAGATGAATTACAAGACTTATCCTAATATGGAAGATTATTATTCTAAATACAAGATTATTGGGAATGGGCATAAGGGTTATCCTACTCCTGATATGTATGAAGATGTTACTTGGATTGACATGAAGAACCCCTGTATTTCTGCCACCGCTTCTAAAAGCGCTCTTTCTCCCGAGGAGGAACATGTTATTGCTGTAGCTTATCGTGATTGGCAGAATGGAGAGCATACTAGTGACCCTAACATCCATAGGGTTTCTTTTTCTCCCACTTACGAAGCTGAAAACAAAGCTTACAACGAAGCTGTAACAAAGTGGGAAAAAGAACAGGAAGATGACTGGGGAAAGTGTTGCTGTGGAGGAGCCATGATGAACCTTGGCATTGAAACCTCTATTGTTTGCGATACTATTTATGGTGATTGGTCTTGCACTACTTATAATAGTTTAACCAAGGAAAAACTGGGAGAGTTCTGTGCTGATTCTGGTCAGGTTGGTATTTTCCTTATGAGTGAAGTTCTTGCATATAATCCTGACCTTAACCTTCCGAAGCATTGTGCTACGATTATTAAAAACTTTGACGGGCATGTTCGTGTCAACAAGAAGAGCAACGGCAAGTACACTTATGATGGTAAAGAGTATGATGATATTGTTGCAGAGGTTGAAGGTGTCAGTAACACCTTGAATTTCAAAAGTGCTCAGACTGGATTTTAAGGAGATAATATGAAACAGATTAGACGTAATGTTTTTGAAACTAATAGTAGCTCAAGTCATTCTCTCGTAATTACGACTGATGATGAACACTATACCAGAGAAGAAATTAATAAAAATTTTTATAGAACTGATGGTATCGTAAGACTATGGGAATCTTCTCTTGAATTTTATCGTTCTCCCTTTAACATGCTTGTAACTTTTAAGGATAAGCTGAGATATGCTATTGCATCTTCTAATGGCAATCTTGTAGACCAGTGTAGAGAACTTTGTTGTAAGTATGTGGATGGATTTGTAGACTTTGAATTTGATACCAAAGATTACGTTTGGGATTCAGAAGTTAAAGATTATGTAGAAGCAAAAAGCCCTGTCCCTAATTATGGTGGCACTGATGACTATCAAATTGAGGGATGGCTTAAGTATTATAATGTATCTCTTGAGGAATTTTTAACTAATAAGAGATATATTGTAGTTGTGGATGGAGACGAATATTGTGTCTGGTCTAATATTAAAGATTCTGGTTTGGTTGATGTAAAAAAAATTATTCACGATAGCTATGAAGAATCCGAAGCAGAATGGCGTGAGCAATATTTAGCTCAACTGGAAAAGGAGAAAAAAGATGCAGACTCCAAACATGAGGACTAAGCACAAAATGAAGCGCTATGAATTATCTGATTATTTTCTTTCTTTGACTACAGGGGAACAAATTAGTCTCCTTACTAATACAGGGTTCAAAAAGGGATTTTGGAGAGAACCTGAAAAGTTGAGTCATTATTGGATGACTTATCATTTTTGTCTTTTTAACTCCGAAAAAGAAAGAATTTCGTATGAATTTAGTTTTGATGTAGCGATTGACATTTATGACCTTAAATCTTGGAATGATTTTGATAATCTTGAAGTTATTGATGATGATTTTGGTCAACCGTACTATGCTTTTTTCAGAGCTCAAGATAGCGGACATAGTTTTCCTTTTCTTGATATGATTATTAAGAAATATGAAAATCAAATGAGTAAATTGATAGAAGCTAAAATTTTAAAAGAGGTAAATTAAATGAAGCAAATTCGTAAAAATGTATTTGAAACGAATTCTTCTTCTACTCACACTCTTGCTATTTGTACCGAGGATGAGTATAAAAAATGGCAAGAAGGTAAAATGCTTTTTAACAAATGGAATGAAACTTTTATTAAAAACTCCATTAATATTACTAAGCAAAATAAAGTAGAAGCCGAAGAAAGATATAACACATATAAAGGGAAGTACTATAAAGACTGGTCTGAACTTACAGAGGCAGAAAGAGACGAGTATACTTATAATTATATTGCCCAGCAACGCAGACAGGAAAAGAGCTTTTCTTTTGAAGAGGATGGTTTGACCTATCAAGAATTTATGCAAGATTGTAGTAACGGGGGGCTTGAAACCGAAACTTCTCACTATACTTCCCCTAGTGGAGACAAGCTTGTTATTACTTGTGCTTATGGTTATAACTAAATAACTAAGAAACTTTAATAAGTCAAGGAGAATATTTTTTATTAACTCCTTGACTTATTTGTTTTTGTGCGGTATAATTTAATTACTCGAAAGGAGATGTAATTATGCTCGAAGGAATTAATATTATTAGTACAGAAGTAACTAAAGATGTAGATGTTCCTCTTTTTATTTTTATTTGTGGAGTTGCTTGTGTTTTAATGTTTTGTTCAATCCAACTTCTAAAAGCTGGTTTTGAAATTACAAAATCTACTTCGCACAAACTCTTTAAAATTGTTTTTAACAGTTTAAATATTGTTATTTTAGGAGTTTGCTTATTCTTTTCTTCTGTTATTGTAAGCAAAGCTCTTAATGATTGTTTTTTTAATCCAGTTTATAACACAAAGTATACCGCAACAATTTCCGATGAAGTTAGCTACAATGAATTTACTAAAAAATATAAAGTTCTTGAATACAATGAAAAAGATAACACTTATGTAATTAGGGAGAAAGAAAATGTCGATTGAAAATAATCCAGCTATTGAAATTCTTAATACAGTTGTAACTACAAAGGATGGAGACCTTTTTGTTCTTATTTGTTCTATTATTGTTGTGCTTTGTGGAATTGCTTGTATATGCGTTTTTATTGCAGATTGGATTAAAAGATGCGGGTCAATGGATGGATTTGGTGCTATTATTGCAGCAACAATTATTTTTTGCGGGATTGCAGGATTCAATGTTTATGCAATGAAGCATCCAGTTGAAATTATTTCTTATGAAGTTAGATTTACTGACCCCGACCATTTTTCTTTAACCGATTATGAAAAACTTGAAGAAAATTATGTCATTTCTAGAGAAGGAAAAATTTACACATTAAAAGAAAGGGCTGACAAAGATGATTGATGGTGTTAATCTAATTACTACTGAAACTATTTGTATTTCTGGTGGTTTTTTAAGTAATTTAATTTCTGCTATTGTTGGAGCAATTGGTTGTATTGGTACAATTGTTGTATTAATTTCTTGGGTTAAGGAAGAAGAAGCATGGGGAGCATTTTTCTTTTGTTTATCTATGGGTCTTTGTTTAGGTATTGTTTCCTTTATGTGTTTCAATGACGCTTTTAATCCAAGGTATGAAAAACGATATCTTGTTCAGTTAGACGATAAAATTTCTTCTGAGTTTATTGACAAATATGATATTGTAGAACGAAAAGATAATAATGTCTATATAATTAAAGAGAGGAATACAAATGATTAACGGTATTGAAGTTTTAACTTCCGAAATGGTCAGAACATCTCCTGAATTTGACGAACTAATTTTTGTTGGGATTCTTTTTATAGGTTTCGCCTTAGTTGTATTTTATTGCTTTGGCTACTGTGTTAAAAACAAATTGGGTTGGGTAGCTCTTGTTAGTGCTATAGGTGTTATTTTACTTAGTTTGGTTGCTGGTAAGATGTTTAAGATGGCTTTCTTTCCAACCTATGAAGAAAGATATATGGTACAATTAAAAGAAGAAATTCCTTTAGATTTTATAAAGAATTATGAGATTCTTGAAGATAAAGGGAATGACATTTATATTGTTAGAGAGAAAGGAAATGAATAAAAATGAAGATTTATTGTGCATATGACCATCTAAATTGTGAGTCTGCTCCAAAGTCTCAGGAAGAGGTTCATGCTTGTGAATATTATGGTTCTTACCTTTGTAATGCTTGTCCCTCTCGTTATGATGGTGACAAAGTAAAGAAGTATATGGAGGATAACCCTCGTGTTGAACACTAAAAAGGGGAGTTAATTATGGGGTATACTACTGAATTTAATGGAGCAATTTCTTTTGATAGACCTGTTTCTTCTGAACTTAAAGAGTACATTAATAAATTTAGTTATACTCGCCGTATGAAGCGAGATAATGAAAAGATTAAAGAAGTGTTTCCAGACTGGAAAAATCTTTGCTATAACGGAAATTTGGGTGAAGAGGGAGAATATTTCATTGGAGGTTTGGGATTTGCTGGGCAGGAATTTGATGATTCTGTTATTGACAACAACTATCCTCCTTACACTCAAGCTAGTCTTTGGTGTAAATGGATTATTAATGATGAAAACAAACTTGTTTGGAATGAAGCAGAAAAGTTTTACAACTATATTGATTGGTTGAAATATCTCATTGATAATTTTCTTGCACCTAATGGATATGTTGCTAATGGAATTATTGAATATCAAGGAGAAGTACCTTGGGATTTTGGATATATTGAAGTAGTTAATAACAAGGTTTATAAAAAGCCGTCAAAAAGGAATAAAAAATGACTAATAATAATGGAGTTAAGTTATATAATGAACGTGTAACGAAAGAATTTCTTAAGTATCGTAAGGTTCATCGTATTTATTGCAGTGATTGTGATGTTGAGATGAAGATAGGTGAAATGACTTATGCTACTTATCCGCCCATTTATGAATATGTATGTCCCAAGTGTAATCACAAAATGACTTCTTCTGTTGTTTATCCTGCAATTGAAGAGGTTTGGGAAAAGGAAGAAGATATGAGAAGAGAGGTAATGGACTAATGAGCAATATTAAGACTTATCAGAATGGCAACTATATGGTTTCCATCGACTTGGCAAATGGAACTAAAATCAGAGAAAATGATGATAGCTTTTTCAAGGCTGATTTTCCAGAGTGCTGTGATTATAAAATTACTAACAATTGCGCACAGGGTTGTAGTTTTTGCCATGAAAATAGCACCCCAAATGGTAAACATGGTGATATTCTTGGTGAACAGGGTATCAAGGTTCTTGAAAGTTTCCATGAATACACAGAGCTTGCAATTGGAGGTGGAGACCCCCTTTCTCATCCTGACTTGATTCCTTTCCTTCGCAAGTGTAAGGAATTGAATCTTATTCCTAATATGACTGTTCATCAGTTCGCTTTCATGAAGAATCAGGAGCTTATTGAACAGCTTGTTAATGAAAAGCTCATCTATGGTATTGGTGTCTCTCTTGTTGACCCTCTTCAGCCGCAGTTTCTTAAGACTATTTCTAAGTATCCCAATCTTGTTCTCCATGTCATTAATGGTATTGTGACGATGGATACTCTTCGTGCTCTTAAGAATCGTGGGCTTAAGATTCTTATTCTTGGCTACAAGACAGTTCGTCGTGGCGAAGAGTATATTAAGGAAGATTGGGCTAAAGAACTTGTAGCAAATAAGCAGAAGGCAATCTATGACAATCTTGGTCGCATGATTGATGAAAAGTGGTTCTCTGTTATTAGTTTTGACAATCTTGCTATTAAACAGCTTGAGCCTAAGCGTCTTATGTCTGAGGAAGATTGGAATACTATGTACATGGGAGAAGATTATGGCAATATGTCCAGTGCTTCTATGTATATTGATGGAGTTGAAATGCAGTATGCTCAAAATTCTTGTGATGTAAATCATCGTTATGATGTTGGCAATAAGACTGTTACTGAAATGTATCAGTTCTTGAGAGATTTGAATGGAGGAAATAACAATGAAACAAATTCGTAAGAATGTATTTGAAACTAATTCAAGTTCTTGTCATTCTCTTGTTATTTCAAAGGATAATTATGGTCCAGAACATATTCCAACTTATTTAAATTTTAATGCGGATGAAGATTATGGTTGGGACACACGCTGCTACTCTTCCACGGAAGATAAGGCTTCTTATCTTTATACTGCAATGCTTAATTGTGATATGTTTGCTCAAGCAAAAGATTTTAAGCGTAAACTTGAAGAAGATTTTAAGATTAAAATTTTTGTTCCTTCCTATAAAAGAGAGAAAAGTAAATATAGTGATTGGGAATTTTGGAATTGTAGCGGTTCTGTAGACCATGCAGGAGAACTTGTTCCCTTCATTAATGAAATTCTTGAAGATGATGACAAGTTAAAGCGTTTTCTTTTTGACCCCAAAAGTTGTATTTATACTGGCAATGATAATGGTTGTGAACCCGATGATGATTGTTATGTTGCTGATGTAGATGAAAATGGTGAATATTATGATTGGCATACTGAAAAAAATGTTAAACATCCTCTTTGGGATAGAGAGCATTTCGAATATTACTTTAAGGGGAATTAATAATGAATAACACAGGAGATTATTGTCCCGTTAAAGGATATTGTAATGAAAAAGGCATTTCCTGTGAATATGCCAATATTAGAGGATATTGTGGCTTAACTGCATGTTTGAAGCACAACTCCTATCAGTTGAATAACGCATCTGATTTTAGTTTAAATTTTTCTCGCTCTGAAAAATCTAAGATGTTTGTTAAATTTGAGCCAAAAGAATTTAACATGGAGAAAAATTTTGATGATACAGTTAACTTAAATTTTACTCTACTTATTGTAAATCAGGATTCTAATGAAGAAGCTGGTACTTTAAAAGTAAAAAATTCCTCGTGCTAAGTATGAATTCGAGGAAGGTGGAATTAAAATTTCTGTTTTAAAATCTGAATAAGGGTATAATTGGGTATAAGAGGGTATAATATGGTTGATATTAATTGGCTTTAGACTCAAGAGGGATAGAAAGCTTATTAGACTTGGATAAGAAAATTAGCAAATCGAGCAGAAGATAGAACAGATATTCCAATTTTAGTAGACACTAATGGAGAAATTTAGGTTTGGGTAACAATAAATAAAAAATACCTATCTAAAGAGCAATTTGAAAAACTTGCTGACAAATCTGATGGTGAAATTACTACAAAATTAGAATTTAAAACAAAAGATATTATTATAAGAGAGCTTACTTCTATTGCAAAAAGTAGAGATGCTTTAGCAGATAATGAAGATGAAAGAGAACTTTTATGTCCCCTTGTTTCATTGTTTCAAGGAATAGAAGATGCTATTACTAATGATATTTGCTATAAAGCTCAAAATGCTAAACAGCTTTTTATAAACAATTTCGAAAAAAAATTAGGAAAAGACGAAAATAATTCTAATAACCTCTTGACAAACTAAGATACATCTGTTATAGTATCTATTGTCATAAGTAGTTAGACTCTCACAGCAAACTACAAAAAACTTTTATTTTGAAAAAGGACAAAAAGAGTCTAGTCCTTTATAAAAGGAGAAAATTATGTATAACTACAACAATCCTAACAAGAAGAATAACACTAAGGCTTGGGCTCCTAAGCCTGAAAAGCCTGTTACTAAGTCCAATCGAGTTAGCCGTAAGGCTTCTTTCATGGACAAGGTTGAGAATACTGCCAAGGGCTACTACACTCAGGTTGCAATTCCTTCTCTTCCTGCTGATAAGCAGTACACTTCTAATGGTGCTATTGCCTACAAGTCCTCTGGTTCTGCTCTTCTTGACATCAACACTTCCATCTCTGCTCTTCGTAGCCTGCCCGATGGTGATATTGTGAAGAAGTTCCGTGCAGCTTATTGTGAGAATCCTCGTCTCGCTATTCGTTGGCTGTTCTATGCTGGCGATATCCGTGAGGGTCAGGGTGAGCGCCGTCTTTTCCAGATTTGCCTTAAGGATATGATGAACAATGGTGGTGCTCAGATTGTGGCGAACCTGATTCCTATGATTCCTGAGTATTCTCGTTGGGATTATATCTATGTTGTCATGGATAATCCTACTACTAAGCCTGTTGTTCGTGAACTGATTCGTAAGCAGTGGAAGGAAGATATGGCTAATATGAAGAAGGGCAAGTCCATTAGCCTTATGGCGAAGTGGCTTGATAGTGCTTCTTCTCACAGCCATGATACTCGTAAGCGTGGTCTTAAGACTATGGATATGCTGGGTCTGACTGAACGTGAGTATCGTAAGGGGCTGTCTGCTCTCCGTAAGCACCTTGATGTTGTTGAGCGTAAGATGTCTTCTCAGAATTGGCAGAGCATTGATTACGAGACTGTTCCTTCTAAGGCAAACCTTAATTACAATAAGGCTTTCCTTCGTAATGATGAGGAGCGCCGTCGTGCCTATTTGAACGCTCTTACTAAGGGCGAGGCAAAGATTAATTCTTCCGTATCTAATCCTTGTGACATTGTTCACAAGTATTGCGAGAATGATTGGGGTACTTCTCCTCATTCTTATGATGCCGCCCTTGAAGGCATGTGGAAGGCTCTTTCCAATCTTGTAACCGATGATAGTTCCACTATTGTTGTTGCCGATGGTTCTGGTTCTATGGGTGCTACCGTGGGTCGTACTCGTATGACTGCTCTTGAGGTTGCTAACTCTCTTGCAATTTACTTTGCAGAGCGTGCTAAGGGTGCATACAAGGGTCGTTACATTACTTTCTCTGCACGTCCTCAGATGGTTAATGTTAATCATGACTCTTTGTGTGCAAATCTTAGAGAAGCTGCTCGTCATAGTGAGGTTGCTAATACCAACCTTGAAGCAGTATTTGACCTGATTCTTGATACTGCAATTAAGAATCATTCTCCTCAGAGTGATTTGCCTAAGAATATTCTGATTATCAGTGATGGTGGTTGGGATTCTATGGTAAATATCCGTAATGTTAGCACTGGCAGTAATGGTTACGGTGGTTATGGTTATTGGGGTTATAACAGCACTCGTGCTACTGCTAAGGAAGCTCCTGCTTTCCTTAAGTCCATTGAGCAGAAGTACAAGAACGCTTCCTATGAGTGTCCAAAAATTTGTTTTTGGAATGTGTGCGGAAATGGTAACACTAATAATGGTCTTCCTATGACCAAGAATGACTATGGTATCATGGTCAGCGGGTTTAGTGTTCAAACTTTGAAAATGATTCTCAGTGGCAAGACTAATCCTTGGGATGCACTTATGGAAGTGGTCTTGGATAAGCGTTATGACAAGATTGAGGAGCTTGCTTTTAAGTAAGTTTTAAATATAAAAGGGGGAAGGGAATTATTCTCTTCTCCTTTTTTGCCTATAAAGGAGTGAAAATGGAAACTGTAAAGCAAAATAAACAATTAATGGAAATTTGGGATACAGAAGAAAATAAAAAACAAAACATTTTCCCCGAAAATATTTCTTTGGGAAGTTCTAAAATAAAAATAAACTGGAAAGATAAATATGGTCATAAATGGCAAAGAGCTGTTTCTGTATAGTTAAGAGCAAAAAATATATGCCCCATTTGTGCTAATAAAAAAATAATAAGAGAAAATAGCTTTGCTACTCTTTATCCAGAGATTTTAAAAGACTGGGATTATGATAAAAATACAATATCGCCATTTAATATTTCTCCAAAATCAGGTCGAAAAGTTTGGTGGAAGTGTTTTATTTGTGGATTTAATTGGTAGACCAGAGTAAGCCATAGAACACAAAATGGAACTGGTTGTCCTGAATGCTCTAAAAGCATAATTTCACAGAAAAAATAGGCAACTGATTATTAGCATAGTTTGGCTAATCTTTATCCTTAGTTATTATCAGAGTGGGATTATAATAAAAATGATAAAAAACCATCAGAAATTTATGCCCATTCTTCTTATAACGCATGGTGGAAATGCGAATTTGGGCATTCTTGGTAGGCGAAAGTATATTCTCGAACAAGAGAAAAACCTGCTGGATGTCCAATTTGTCTAAAAAGATATTGTAGCAGTTTTCCAGAGTAGGCTATTTATTATTACTTTTAGTAGGTAACTAAAACTATTAATAGAGATTAGAGCTTTGGAAGAGAAAAAGAAATAGATATTTATTGCCCAAAATTAAAAATTGGAATAGAATATAATCGGTCATTTTTCCATCAAAATGAAAAAACAGAAGATAAAATTAAGTTCTTTAAAGAAAAAGGCATTAGACTAATTGTTGTTACAGATGCAAAAGAGAACAAAGTAGATAATGATTGTATTTATCATAAAGAGACAGATGAGGATTTATCTTGGGCTATTAAAGAAATTTTTAAAATAATTCAAATAGAACCTCCATTAATTGATATTGGCAAAGACAGAAATTCTATTTTGGATAACTATATGTTTTCCATGAAAGAAAAAAGTTTATTAGCTAAAGTACCTGATGTTATATATCAATGGGATTATGAAAAAAATTACCCTTTAAAACCAGAATAGTTTTTACCACAGAGTCGTTTTGAAGCTAATTGGAAATGCTCAAATCGGCATTTATGGAAGCAAAGAATTTGTAATAAAGTAACTCATCAAAATGGAAAATATCATATCTCTCAATGTAGCATCTGTAAACCAATTAAAGGTGGATTTAAATTGTCCCCGTTTGCCACTGAACTAACTTATGAAAGAGAGGGGTAATTCCCTCTCTTTTTTTTATTGTTTTCTATTGACAAACAAGGAAAATTGTGTTATTCTTTATATACAATCACAATTATATTAAGTGAAAGGTGTATTATTATGGGCTATTTTCGTAATTTAACTAATGCGGAACTTTGGTCGGCTTGTTCAGAGCTTAAAGAAATTGAAAAAAAGAATCCTCCAAAAAACAAAGAGAATTGGCCTATTAAGTACGGAAGCTATTTTTCTAAGGCAGTAGATTATTATGACCATTTCGTATCTATGCCAGTTACAGTAGCGGTAAGCGAACTTAAATTTGAGGTAGAAAGACGAGGTATTATTAATGACTGTAAAAGAGTATAATGAATGGCGTAAAGAATTTGGTCGTGTTCAAGTTTTACTTTATGCTTTTCCAAATGTTTTAAAGAAAATTGGCAATGAAGATTTAATCAAAGAGCTTAAGATTTTAGGTTATGATGAGCATACTCTTGACTTTCTTAATTCAGCCATGGATGCTTTTGAGAAAGCTGAAAAGGAAGAACTTATGAAAGATATGAATGTTCAACCTGACCCAAATACTACTACTCCTAAAAAAGCACCTGTTATACCAGAAGAGCCTAAAAATCCTTCTATTTCTAATTATCATCTTCAACCTGCTTGGTGTAGTAATTGTATTCATAGTTGGGGAGTAGACTGTTTTAGAGACCCTCTAAATGATATACCTTGTCCTAATTATAGAAGAGACCCGCCCGATGGAGGCTTTTACGGATAATGAGAGTTTTATCTTTGTTTGATGGTATTTGTTGCGGTCATCTGGCACTTGAGAGAGCTAGAATTAAGATTGATTCTTATGATGCTTATGAAATTGAAAAGAACGCAATTAAAGCCACAGAAACAAATTTCCCTGATGTAGTTCAGCATGGAGATGTAACTATAGAAGATTTTACCAAATACAAAGGTAAAATTGAGTTACTTATTGGGGGTTCTCCTTGTACAAATTTGAGCATGGCTGGTAATGGTCAAGGATTAAAAGGTTCTCAAAGTAAATTGTTTTATGAATATGCTCGTGCAATAAAAGAAGCCCATCCAAAATATTTTTTACTTGAAAATGTAATTATGAAAAAAGAATGGGAAGATATTATTACAAATATTCTTGGAGTAGAACCCATTGAAATTAATTCTTCTCTTGTTTCAGCACAGAACAGACGTAGACTTTATTGGACTAATATCCCTAATGTAACACTTCCCGAAGATAAAAACATTACTCTGGAAGATATTCTTGAAGATATTGAATTTCCTAATCCTGCGGCAATTAGAGGGCGCAGATTAAACAAAGCCACTATTGTTGGTCGCAGATTAGATAAAAATGGTCATAGAAAAGATACTGATAAAACAATTCCTATTACTCAGTGTCTTGAAGTCCGCGCTACAAATACAGACAAATCAAATTGTCTCACTACTGTAGACAAGGATAATGTTCTTGCACCACTTTCTATTGGTAGACATCCAGATGCTTTTAAAAATAATTTGCCTTTTAGATATTATACTACTAAAGAAATGTGTCGTTTACAGACTGTTCCTGATGATTTTCTTAATATGATTCCAGATAGTGCAGCAAGAAAAGCGTTAGGAAACGGATGGACAGTAGATGTAATTGCCCATATTCTCAGTTTTCTTCCAGATGAATATAAAGAGGATAAAACAAATGAAAACGATGATTAAGATTGGTGAAAAAGAATTTGTTAATGGCGATATCTATTACAATCCTTTTTTCGGTGATTTATGGATAATTCAAAACGATACAAAAATTAAGAAAATTAATGATAGTTATATTACTGATATTGATGATGTTGCTGAATTTGTATATGTTGGTCATATAGATTTAGAATAGCAAGGAGTGATAAAATGAGCTACGATATTAGTTACAGAGTCCAATGTAAGGATAATCCTAAACTTTGGGCTGATGTTGGAAACTGTGAAGCAAATATTACTTACAATTTGCGTGAAATGATTTAGAAATCTACAAGCTTGGAGTGGAAAAATGAAGAAGATAATGGTCTTGTAAAAGATGTTATTCCTTTTATTATTCACGGTTTAGAAGAGCTTGAAAGATTCCCAAATAAATATAAACAGTATGAATCTCCTAATGGATGGGGAACAATTAATGGATGCAAGAGTTTCTTTACCCGATGTATTTTAGATTGGACTAATTTTACAAAAGATAGTTGGACCTCTCCATATAAAGATATTGTACATTTCTGGATTGTTTAATGGATTTGTTTAATATTAATTTAGTTTACAGCCTATTTTGTTTTTATTTTAGCACTATAATAGGAATTGCCGGATTAGACCATTCTACTGGAACAATTCTAACCCCTTTCTGTTTATTTATTAGTGGCTGTTTGTTTATGATTGGAATACATTTTTTAAAACTATATCCAAAAGATAAAAAAGGAGATTAAAATGACAATTGAACGACTTAGAGATATTCTCAATGATGTAGCAAACGGTGCGAATTGGGAACTGTATAAAAACTCATTAGTAGTAATTAGTGTAGAAGATTCCAGAAACACCGTGGGAAGTAGGCCTTATACAAAAGTTCGCTCAGTAGGCATGGGCTTTGATTGGGAAGCGGGTCAATTTAGAATTGAACCTGAAAATAAATTAATGGAGGTTAATAAAAGAAAATGAACACTACTCAAGTTGCTTTATGCGTTATTCTTGCTATCGGAGTTTTAGCAATTTTCTTTTTAGCAGGAACTATTATTGGTGGTATCCACGCTTATTCGAAAGCTTTTACAGAAGCCGAAGAAACTCATAAAAATTTAGATGAGGCTAAAGAAGGTCTTATTAAATCTTTAGAGGAAAAAGCAGAAGCACAAAAAGAACTTATTGAATCCTATGAAGAGCTGGTAAAAACTCTTCAAGAAAAAAATAATAAACCCTTGACAGGAAACTAATCTTATGGTATATTAAGATTGTCCCAAGGGAAAGGATGAAAAAAGTGCGGAAGAGATTCCCACTGATTTGCACTACACAGGCCTGATAGACAAATCACGTTCTTGACTGTAAGACACACAATTGAATATTCAATAATAGCTGAGATGCAATGACTTTTTAGACATGTATAAGATGATTTATACTGTCGGAAGCACCCTTCGTAGGAATAGGAACTATGAAGATACTAAGAGCGCAAGCTCTCCACCTGAAAGTTAATGGTGGAAATTCTTGCAAGAATCACGAAATCCTACCTTCCGAATTCTTGCTCGGTAGTGTAGGTTAATGTTTAACTTCTAATTATAGATGTTAGACAAGAGCGCAGCAAGAACCACAAAATCCTACCCTCCGAATTCTTGCTCGGTGGTGTAGGTTGATTGCCAACTAAAGATGTTGGACAAAGAGCGTGGCATCGTCAAAATGCTAGGACCAGAGGCTCATAGTGAGGTGAACGTAGTCTATTCCTCACAAATGACTTGCTGGTGAAGAGTATCAGCCAAAGAGCGCGACTTATGGACCGGAGGCTCATAGTGAGGTGAACGTTGTCTATTCCTCACCTTTAATAAGAATCCGATGGGAGTCGGAGCGCTTATTATCGTATTTGAATAACCTACGGGTAGGTTGTTCGCAGTTTTATAGAAGACTTATAAACACTTGTCCGTCGAAATGGGTAGCCGCAAACGGGAAAGTTTCAATGAGTGCAGGAAGTAATGTAACGGGGAATAACTTCTAAGTCTTCGCAATTTATTGGATTAGCTAATTTAATAAAAGGTCTCATAATTAATTTAATATTGATTATGAGACTATTATTTTTATAATAGAGGTGTAACATGGAAAATTTCTGGAAGACATCACTGGAAAATAAGAAGAAAGAATGGAAGACGGTTCTCGAAAATAAGAAGAAAGAACTATCTGAGATTAACAAGGATTTAAATAATCTCACAAGAAAATCTTATGATGAATATATTATGAAAGAACTCGCTCCAAAGCTGATTGGGAATTGTTATATTCATCGGGGACATTATATTATGATTGTTCAACCTCCCAAGTTGTTAGAAGGAAGATGTGAGGTTAACTATTCTTCTTCATGGGGTTGTATTGAGATTAACAATTTTGAAGATGAAACACCATATGGTTGTTATACAGATTCAGAAATTGATGTAGCTCCTTATTACAACGAGGATATTGATTTGTTTTTCCTTTTAAATTACCCGAAAAATTTTGACCATTTCCAGCCTATTTGTCGTGATGAATTTAATGCAAGAATGGATGAAGCAACTAGAAAATCTAAGGAACTGATTGAAAAGATGACGGAGAATATTACTCCTCGTAAATTTTATAGATTTTAAGGAAGGGGAATAAAATATGTTTTTTAAGAAGCCAGAAAAAAAGGTCGTTATCGGATATGACTCTTACCCTGCATCTGGCGCAGATTTTGAAGAATCTTCCAGCGAATCTTACACGAATAATCTTCCTAATCATACAGTTATCAGCAGGAATACTTTGGAATATGAAAAAATGGAAGATGTACCTTTTCCTGTTGGAGAAGATTGGGAATGGATTGATTGTTACAAAGCTCTTTATAAGACCTATTGCGTTTCTAATGACAAAGTAGAATATACAGGTCCTAGTCGAAACTTTGCATACGAACTTAACAAGGTCTATTCTTTACCTGAAGACGGAGAATTCAGCAAAATTGATTACTGTGGCAATGGTTTTCATGCTTGTTTAACTGTAAAAAATGCTTTAACTTGGTATAATTACATTTCTTATGATGCATTTGTTGCTAATTATAATTATAGTTATAGTGTTGCTGTTAAACTAATTGTTGTTGCTAAAGCAAAACTTTTGGTTAACAAAAAAGATTTGGCAAATTGCTATGGTAAAACTAAACTTGACAACGGTAAAGTTGTAGGAAAAGCTATTATCTTAACTAGTTTTGTTAATCCAAAAGAAATTTATGATAACCGAAAAGAAGACAAATGTTGGAGCATTGGCGTTCTTAATGATTATTCTTGTAATTATTTAAAAGCCATCTGCAAAAAAGAAAACATTAATCTTAATGTTTTAAAGAAGTTAATGGAAAAGCTTGAAATTACTTTTCCCTACTATGAGAAAATGCTTAACTTCATTGATGATAAAAATATCTCTGCAATAGCTTATATCAATGCTATGTTAGATGCGTACCGTATTAATAGCAAAGAAATTTATCAATGCTTAAGTTCGCATTATGGTAAAGTATTGACGGAAGAAATCGTAAACAACCTTGACTATCAATTTGCAATGCGTTTGGCTGACAATGATGATGCTTATAACAGAAGCTTATCTGTAGCTGAAAAGATGCAAATTCTTTATTCTCATCAGATGCTTTCTAAAAAGTAAATTAATAAGTAGTTGACAAACTCGAAAGAGTATGTTAATATAATAATAAGAATTGTGGTACAATTTACCTCCTTATAATAGACTGGATTTGCTAATAAGGCCACCTCCTTTTTCGTATTTTGTTCATGTTTGTTTCCTCCAAAAACAAATTTTGTACCACAGTTCTTTTTTATTCCTTTGTAAAGGAGCTTGTTAATGAGATTGAATGATGTATCTCTAATAGGTTTTGCTCTTTATCTTTTATGCGGGTTTGCCGTAACATATAATGTTTATAATTGTCCTGCTAATAAAAATGATAAAGAAGTAACCTTGTTGCATTATTTAACTTTGATTTTTTGCTGGCCTATTGCTCTTGTTATGGCAGTAATTTATTGGTTTAAGATTCAAAGTGAAATAAGAAAACAAAAGAAAATTAAATAAAGCTCTTGACAACAGACTCCTTTTGGTTTATACTATCAATAGTAAATTAGACTGAAAGGAGTCTTTTCTATATGTGCAAGTGGTGTGAGAATTATAGATTCACTATTAACGCTACAAGTAAAAAGAATCTTATTGACCATGGTGATTTTTATGTCCATGCTAATTATTGCCCTGTATGTGGCACTTTGTTGAATGAAAATCTCAAAGAAAAGAATAAGTCAAGTAAACTTTACATTATTCGTGTCAAATCTAATGTAAGACATAACCTTCCTAAAGATGGACAAAATTATTATTGTAGTGCTTTTGGTTTGCATTATGATGAATGTACTTTTGGTAAGAAGGAAGATGCTCGTCCTTTTAAGACACGCTTTGAAGCAAAGTGTACTGCTGACTGGTTCTTCAATGAAAATGATTATGAAATTGAAGAGATTGAAGATTTAACTCCTCCTACTAAAAAGGATAAAAAAGAGCTTAAGGAAAACAAAGAATCCAAAGAAGAGAGCATTAATGTTTCTCCTTTTAAAGAAGAAGAGTTTTGGTGGGCTTCTGATTCTGGATTAAAAATGAATTCAGTCCTTAGCAATGGTAAACTTTATAAATTTCCTGCTAAGACAGTGGAGCATTTGAACCAGTTAGTTGAAGCAATTAACACTATTGTACACCATTAAAAATAAAACAGAGGAATGATAATATGATTAGTCCGACATATGGACGAGTAAATATGCGTCAAATAGCCGAAATTATTTTTGACTATATTAGAAACCGTACAGATGTAGCAGAACATAATCATATTGTCATTGGTACTGATAGCCAAAATCACAAAGATGAAACAAAAGCCGTCATTGTCATTGCTGTCTATACCGATGGCAAAGGTGGTAAGTTCTTCTATGAAATTCAAAAATTACCCATTATTTTAAACTTGAAAGTTAAAATCCACAAAGAAACTGAATTAAACATTGCTTATGCTGACCAGCTAATTGATGAATTAACA